AGAGGATCAGTGACTTTGCCCTTTTGAGGATCAACTGGGTTGCCCTGGGACATAGAGAAAACCTTGTTGGGGATATTATAACCTCAGATTTTCTCCATGTCAACTATCCCACTACTCTAACTTCTGCATAATACATACCTGAATTAAGAGCTTCAGAATGGTTGTCGACATAAATATCAACGCATCCACTCGGTACTCCACGATCTTCTACCGTGTAGATCTGACCGTTAATTTCTACTTCAGTTCCAAACGGTAAATCAGCCATGGCAACTGTTCTGCCAGCTACAGGATATGCACCAGATGCCGTTGGACTGCCAGCCCAAGAACCATTGCAGCTTACGCATCCACAATAGTGAGTAATTCGATATGTACCGAGACTATATCCAGAATACGATGTCGTTACTGGTGATGACTCAATTGATTGGGATTGTAGAATGGGTTCAGGAACTAGAGGTACATCAGAAAGATATTCGTTGGACATATAGAACATCTGATCATCAATCTTTACTTTTGCCCAGTTGTTATCTGTAATTTCTAAAACCTCTACAGAAGATCCATACGGTAAAGCTCCGATTTTCTTTGTGTTAGTGGAATTTCCAACACGATAATTAAGACCGATGGTAGGTTCAACATATTTAGTCTCTGCATTAGCCAATGTTGGGGTGAGTAAAACGGTTAGTAGAGTTACAGTAGTTGCTAGTTTTTTCTTAAAATTATTCAATGGTTTAGACCTCCTGACTTTCATATACTTGTACTTCTTTAGCAAGCTCTGCTGTTAGTTCACCTTCATAGGTAAATTCCACTGGTTTATTTAGAGCTAGTGAAAAGATACCCATAATTGATTTGGCGTCAACAACATATCTTCCAGATACAAGTGTTGCATCTCCAGGATATTTGCTGACTGTCATAACAAACGCTTTTACTTTATCAACGTTATCAAGAATGATTTGTTTTTGTAGTTTCATTGTTTTGTTCTCCTTTGCATAATTTATATTTTGCAACAATACCCACATGAGGCATTGGTACATTCATACCATTCTTCCCATCCAGCTCCCATATATTCATATTTTTGGAACTGAGGAAGCATAATTGATCCGCAGCGTGGACAAGTTAATATTCTCTCATCCACTGCTGCACATTGAGCATCCCATGCCCAGTTTTCTTCTCTGTATTGTAGATCGTCGTCCATATTAGTTTTTACCTGTACTTCCAAAGCCGCCACGACTTTTGCCGCTTAGTTCTTTAACAGTTTCGAAATGAATTTCTGGCTGTTTCTTCATGATACGGAACTGACAGATACGATCGTTTTTATGGATAACTGTATCTTCCATAGCAATAGCTGGATATCTCCAACAGTCCTGTGGCCCACAGAACATGTTGTCAATGACCGCTTGGTGGTTACTTTGGATAATTTTAAAATTCTTATATGTACTGCTACGTGGTACAATATGAGCTTCATATCCATCAGGAAGTTTCATTCCAACACCAAGAGAAATAAGTCTAAATTCACCTTTTTTGATGTGAACATCTTCTGCAGCTCTTAAATCAATCCAATCACCATTCTGAATTGGTGCAATCGGTTCAATGTCTGCAAAGTATTTAATTTTAATTGTTTCTGTATCCATAGTATTATTCTCCTCTTCTTTTGTTTTCTTTAGGATTTTTTGGTTCACCATAGTTTTCATAATACGATTAATTTTTCTATCAATCTCTTTTACAATCTTGTTATTACCATATTCTCTGTTGTAATAAGGAATATAGAGCTGATTATGATCTGAGTCGAACACTTGATAGAATACGTCCTGTTCTTCAATATCAATATATAGACGAAACTCAATCGTATCTTTATATACACTCCTTCGATAACAACCAAAGGCGAATCCATTCTTTCTGAGCTTATTATTTGAGAGATCTGTTACTAATTCATAATTGTTTAAGTCAAGCATACAGATACCTCCTTGCTTAGATATTTGAGAAAATCATCCCATTGTTTCTCAGAATGGATAAATTCCTTACCCTTAAGCATTTTTTTACGCATCAGTTTTTTAATTGGCTCAGGCTTATATTGTTTCATTTTCTGCATATGCTCAAAGATATAATTGGATGTAGCACGAGATATGATAAGAAATTTATCTTTTGGGACATCTTTTACAACCTGTTTATACTGTTCAAGATCAGATTCTGGTATTTCATATTTTTGTTTTGGGAGATTTCTAGTTGAGAATGGTGAAATATCTGCTCCATATGTGAATGCCTTAAGAAGTGTTGCAATATAAGAAAGGTCTTTTGGATGAAAATGAAATTCAATTTCTTCATCATTTTCCATGATATGTTTTACTGTTCCTTCTGACAATAGTTGAGGATAAAGTTCTTCGTATGGGATTTTATCTTCAATTTGAAGTTTATCTAACGCAATTGTTCTGAGAATGTTGTGACCCCTTCCAATTGATGGAATGTAAGCTACAAGATCATTTCTGCCATAATAATAGATTTGATTACCATATTGACACTTGATATAGATATCATCTGTATCAAGATTTCCTTTATCGTCTCGTGGAAAATCATTTGTATCATGATCTAGATTAGCCATTAGACGATATGTTCCTTTGTATTTCATTAGTGGACTTGGCGTAATATCACCTCCTAGTATTCTTCGTACAGTGTTTCGTTGCTAACTGGGATTTTATTCTTTTCAGCTTGTTTAACTGCTTTAAGAGCTTCTTTTCGATCAAAGAAGATCGTCTTGCCAATATTATCATAGCTGAAAAGATATGCTATTTTAGTACGTTTTTCCATGCCACAGAACCATCTGTTTTCTTCATTAATAGTACGAATTTTAAGCTCGTATACATCGTATAAGCCCAATGTTGGCATAATTCTGGCGTAGTATAAAATGTCATTTTTATGTAGTTGTTGTGTCATTTGTTATCCTCGTATAAAATAATTTTATTTTGAGCAAGAGTTTTTTGCACATCAATTACTCGTTGATTGGATGACCCACACCAATGTAAAGAGACATCACGTAGTTCTTTTTTATACCGACCGTCAACAATGACATCACATAAAGAGATTAGTTTTCTTGTTTGTTTCAGACGTTTATCTCTTTCTGGATTAAAATCACCAGTTATAACAGGCCAGATTAATTGTTCAAATTTGTAGCCTGTGTATAACCATATCGTTTTATTCGGATATTGTTTTTTGATTTTTTGTGTAATATCTAATACAGTTTCAATATTAGATTCAAACATTGGATCTCCACCACTCCAAGTAATGCCACTAATATAGTCTTTTGATATTTGATCCATAACTTCTTGTTCTGCATCATTATTAAATTCAATGCCACCGTGTGGATTCCAGGTTTGAGGATTTTGGCATTCTGAACAATGATGGCTACATCCAGACACCCACACAACAACTCTTAGTCCGTCTCCATTATTTTGGTCTGGATATGTAATATTGTGATAATTCATATTTCTCCTAACAGGGCTGGAAATAATACATCCAGCCCATATAATATTTAATGATTACATGCTTACCCTGTCCTTGATTTCTGCATTCTTTGCTTCGTTATAGCGAGTTTGACCGTGAACTCTTGTAAACCCTAAGTACCCGTTCATTCTGTCGATCTTTGTAATCATTTTACTTCCACATTTTGGACAAGTATCCATTTCTACTTGCTGGTATCCACAATCTTCACAATAACACATTGCAAGATTTACACCTTCATAGAACCCTTTATTCATTGCTCTAAGTACAAGTGTTTTAATTGCCTGTTTGTTATAGCCAAGATTATATCTACAGTATTGAATTTTCCCACCGTTAAACAGATTCCAGAATCTTCCTTCCTTATCTTGTTTTTCAATCGGATTCATATCTTCTGATACATGGCAATGGAAACTATTGCTTACATATTCTTTGTCGGATACGTTTTCAATAATCCCATAAATTTTACGGAATTGCTCTACCTGCAAACCACAAAGTGACTCTGCGGGCGTACCGTAAATTGCATATAAAATATGGTCTTCTTCCTTGATTCTGTTTGTGTAATCATTGATATACTGCATGACCTCTAAGACAAATTGCCCATCTTCTCTAATAGATTTTCCATTATAAAGTCTCTGAAGTTCATTCAGTGCAGTGATACCATAACTCATTGTCATTGGAGGAAGAATAGATTTAATTTTATCATCTGGATTTAGATGTCCACCTAAAAAACCACCTTCACAGAAAGCAACCGGATTAACACTGGCATGAAGCTCTCCAATGTAATCATAGGTTCTTTTATGTAATCCACGAACAAGTTCAAGATAGTAATCTAATACTTCATAAAAATCTTTTGACTCTCTACGAGCTTTTGCAAGAATCATTGGAAGATGCAAGGAAACAACCCCAAGATTAAATCTTCCTTTAAAAATTGGTGTATCATTTTCATCTGCTGGATGCATACCACCACGTTCATACCATGGACTAAGAAAAGCCCTACACCCCATAGGACTAACCACTTTTTTATATTTTTTATACATTTCTGCTACATATCCATCGCCAGTTAAAGATAACCAATCCGGATACATAGTTTTTGCGCTGCAATCAATTCCTGCATTAAACACATCTGCACTCGGATATTTATCCGATCCATCACCATGCAATTCTTTGTCATATAGAAATACGATTTTAGGGAACAATACAGGACGTTTAAATCCTTTTTTACCCTGTCCGTCCTTATGTACATTAAGAAGCGTAATTGCAGCCATTTTGCCGAATTTAGACGTAGCAAGACCAATAGTTATCGTAACGAATGGATAATCCCCTCGACTCGAAGAAACCGAGTTCAATTTATATTCAATTCCTTGCCAACCTTGTTCAAAGTCACGATGTACTTTATTGGTTGCATATTTATCTGCTATATCATTGAGTAAATCATTATCGAATTCTGAATCTACACAAAAAGATATGTCTTTAAATTCATCAAAATATTTTCTATATGATTTTTCTGCATATGGTTCAAGAATCTTATCTGCTTCTGGAACGGTAAAACCACCATATTGTTGCGCTGCTGTTGATAAAATAATATCTCCCATAACATCAAAAGCCGTATCCAAATAGTTTGGCTCATTATACCAAATGTTACCCATTTCAAAACCGTTTTTCATAACATCCCCTACGTTAAAAAGGCAACAATTAATCGTATCGAGTCGAGCAGACCTATCATGGATATAAATATATCCATCTTTTGCTGCTTGTTTTTCTGCATATGTTAAAAAGAATTTTTTATATAATTCACTATTCAGCTCGTTGAAAATCAGGCTTCGCTTCGTTGCAACAAGGGCGCTGTCTGTGTTGGCATTGCTCTTGTCTCCGATGTAGCGGATGGACTGGCTACGCTCATATACTTTATCCATCATATGTACAAAATCTTTTTTGTAATTCCGATATTCTTTATACATTTTGGCTACTTTTGGGTAGTCTTCTTCCAATACAGCTTCGACGATATTATGCATATCATAAATTTCGATGCTTGTATCATCATCGTAGTTTTCTTCGATTTCTTCCCAAACATCATTCAGGATTTTTTCATAGTCTTGATTACTTAGTTCAACCATTGCTCTTCTTGCAGCTTTATTGCAAGCATCAATGATTTTTTGCTCTTGATATTCTTCAATTGTTCCATCTTTCTTTACTACTCTCATTTCTCCACCTCCTCATGAATTTCTTCTTTCTTCCAAGTGTAATTGCAGCAGTTATTCATTTGCTCCAATTCTTCATCAGCACTCTTGGAAATTTTACACAACGACATTACAGTTGTGCAAAACCCAATCCCAAGAACTGCTCCAAGTACCACATAAAGTACACTCATTATTAGTTACCTCCTACCTTTTGATATATCCTTGACCACCATCTCTGCATTTAATACAGATATGGCTACAAGGCGATTCACTGTAATTTGATTGTCTTGTTACAGCTTCAATGATATATTCTCTGTCTTGTCCTTCGATTTCTACAGTAATAAAATCATCTCCCATTTGTTTTAGTGTACGGCATAGCTCGCCGCTTGTTCCAATATACAATGTCTAATTTTCTTCCTTTCATAATAGTAAATGTGCAATATCCGTCCAATTCATTAACCTCTTTCCAGCCCAATCTTTATTCCAACTATAAATATCCCCAAAACAATATTTTTCTTGAGCATTACTTGTTTCTAACATATGTACCGAATCATCAATAAGAATGCCATCGCTCATATCTATATGTGATTTATCTTTGTATTTTTTCATATTTACACCAATAAATTCTGGATAGAAAAGATACTGATTAATCCACTGTTCTTTTTGTTTTAAGTTTGGAGAATAACCCATGCTAACAATTTTTACCTGATATACTTTTCCAAGTTCATCAATAATTTCATGTGCATCTGGCATAAATTCCAGTTCATAAAAGAATCGTGGTGTGTTAAAGTATGTATTAATGTATTCCTTAGATGTACAGGTCAATTCTTTAAAATCATATGAGTTAATCTCCCACCAATTAACATGATGGAATTTCTTATAATATTCAAAGTCTTCGTTGTATAGGGACACAATCGTTTTGATCGTGTCCACTAGCGTATTATCGAAGTCAATATAGATCGTTTTAATATCTGGTCTATACATTGTTTTTATTCAAATCCTTTCGAATAATGTTTATCATTTTTTCTACAGAAGTTTCCAATGACCTGTCATTGAGAATACGATAATCAATTAGATTAGATTTTTCAAAATTGCTGAACGAATCATTTTCTGCAGCATAGTTCTGTTTCCATGAATCATAGTCACCACGTTTCTTTGCACGTTCTTCTGCAGTTGTATATGGGGTTGTAATATAGATAGATACTAGACGGACATCTATATCTCTTGTTTTGAGTTTAAGTGTATATAATCCGACTGGATCAATGATATAGAAATTAGAATTTAAGATTTGCTCTTTTGTTGCAAAACTGCAATATCCAACTCGATCTGTATATGCCACCATGTTTGGTTTATATTTTTCAACGTCATCAGGTGAAATAAAAATATGATCTGAATTATCAACTGTTTCGCCTGGTCGTATAGATCTGGTTGTATAAGATTTAAGAACCGTCATATTTAATTTCTTAGCAGCTTCTTTGGCAATAGAGGATTTGCCAGAAGAAGTTCTGCCAAGGATACAATATAGTGTGTGCAAAAGGAATCACTCCTCTCCATGTAAACTGTAGAAGTATTCGTTATATAAATCATATCTTTTCTGAATATTTAGCCAATCCATTTCTTTGTTGTTCTCTCTGAGCCATTTCTGAAAACGGGAAAAGAATCCACACTGTGTAAATTCAGGGCATCCTGCTCTATAAATACAATTTGGAACAAGAATATTTGATTCGAGTGGATGATTTTTATGTAATTCAATCTTAAAATCTTCCGCCAATTCTTTTGCTTCATCAGTTGCTGCTCCACATAATCTTTTTCTCCAAGAATCAATAACATTTTGCATATTTGCATATCCATCAAAATTAACAGGCGCATCTTGTGGTTTTCCTGATCTTGGAATATCATCTTTTAATCTATCATCTCGTTGAGTACTAATAAATTTTTCAAACTTATGTCTGCTCCATTCTGTACTAACCCAGTATGGAATTTTTTTCCACGACCAATCAAATTCAAGTAATCTAATTGGCGAATGTTCAGACACAAGTAGTTTACTCATCCATTTTTCTGTGGCATCTTTGTCAGTAAACTCTTTGTTATCTGTAGTTCTGCAATGATTTTTCACTCGTTTCCAGTCATCATTAATCCAATTAAAAATTGTTATTCCCATTTTTATACCTCCCATAATGTCATATCATTTTTAAAATTATCAAGAACTTTTTCATCATCTGTTAAAATCTCCACATACGCAGGTGCGTCAATCGCAACGCTTAGTACACCCATCAGAGATTTAGCATCAAGAACAAGTCTTCCGTGAATATAATTGATATCCCAATCTTTATATTCTCCACATTTAGCTACGAATAAACTTGCATTGTTTACTGTTTTAAGACAGATTTTAATTTTGCGATCATTCATATTTTTCACCTTCTTTCTTAGCTGATGTATTCTAGGAATTCATCTTCACTCATAATTTTTACACCAAGGCTCTTTGCTTTCGTATTTTTACTTGACGTAGAATTAACATCATTATTGATCAATGCAGTAACCTTCTTCGAAATCGATCCAGATACTTTTCCACCTAGAGATTCAATCTTCTCTTTGAGTGCATCTCGATTCTCGAAATGTTTCAAACTACCGGTAACAACAAATGTTTGTCCCGTCAAATCTTTTCCGCTACTTGTTTTGAGAGATACTTTCTTTGGCGTTTCGAATGTAAATTCTTTACCAAGTTCCCACACGTTACTACATTCTCTATTGAAATATTCATCAAGTGAATTAATAATAGAATCTCCAATGCCAGGAATATGAGAAAAGAATTTTGCACCTGGATGCGTCATATCTCGTACAAAACTTTCGAATTGATAATCTTCCGCCTCGGCAATAACTTTACTTGCTGTTTTGCCAACAAGAGGAATTGATAATGCATATAAAAATCTATCCAGTGTGGTATTTCTGCTCTTTTCAATTGAATCAAATAGTTTGGAAACTGATTTCGAACCGAAACCATCAAGATTTTTCATTTGTTTTTCGTACTTGGTGAGATAATAGATGTCTTGGATAGAATTTAACCATCCTAGAGAAATGAATTTTTGAATTGTCGCTTCAGATAAACCATCAATATTCAGTGTGTTTCTACTAACTGCATGAGTTAGTTTGCCAAGTAATTTGCCCTTACATTCAGGGTTTGTACACCATAGAACTTCTGAATCGTTTTCTTTAATGATTTTAGTTGGTTCGCCGCATACTGGACATTTATCAGGAATATGAATAAAAGATTTTTCCATATCCTTTTCAAATCCATCTGAAATGAACTCTTCTGCCCAACGCAATTGGGGAATTATAAGATTGGCTTTAAATACGCCAATTCTTTGTCCTCTGAATGGACGAGGCATTAGTTCTCGCATGACAGAAACATTATGTAAAGAAGCTCTCTCTACAGTACTCCCTTCAGTTTCCACAGGTTCAAATACTGCAGTCGGTGTTAGAATACCCGTCTTACCCATTGTGAATTCGATATCTTTCAATGTAGTTTCTACGGAATCGTTTTTTACTTTAAATGCGATACCATTCCTGTTGTGGTGTTCTGTACTACCAAGAGACTTACCGTATTCTACATCTTCAAATTTAAATACAACCCCATCTTGTGGAAGGTGCTTTTCTGCAGCAAGACTAATAAAATTATCAATTTTACATTGTAGCTCTTCATTTTGATAATACTTTAAACCTAATACTTCACACGGAACAATACTAAACCCTAGCTTCCCTGCTTCAAGTAATCTGAAATAAAAACTATCATGTGCTTCATAATCGTTATTGCTAATTGCTAGAATAGGATCAACTTCTTCTACCACTTCCCAGGCATACCAACTTAGTTTTCTGTCTTTGACGACCGATGTATCCAAACTTGAAAGTGTTCCTGCAGTAAGATTACGGCTATTTTTATATTCTCCATTTTTATTGATCTCTTCAAAGTCATCAAGCTTGATTAAAGCTTCACCATCGATAACATATTTGCCCTTTTTATTAATACGTAGTGGAACATTCATAAACTGTTTTACATGCTGTAAAATATCATTTCCTTCTGTACCATTGCCACGAGATTCCGCCCCGATTAATTCACCATCTTGGTAAATCAATCTACAACTAATACCATCAAGTTTAATAGAAGCTACAATATCGTGTCCTGCTGCAAATTTTTTGATTTCTTCTACAGAGTGGCATTTGTCAAGACTTAACATAGGAGTCTCATGTTTTACTTTGATAAGTGATTTTAGTACTGCTCCACCAACTCTATTGACTGGGCTGTTCGGAAATACTGTATTTGCTTCTTCTTCCAATTGCTTTAATTCAAGTAACTTTGAATCAAATTCGGCGTCACTCATAAGTGTTGTTCCTGATCCATAATAAGAATCTGATGCCCTATTCAGATCATGAATCAGTTCTTTCATTCGTTTGATCTTATCCATTTACCGATTTCTCCCCACACATTTCTTTTAAATATTCAAGCAATTCATTGTCTTCCAGATAATAAATATCAATATGTTTACATCCATCCAGCCATTTTTTAAAACCATCCCAAAATTGACCAATTCTCCAATCTGGTCTATATGTCATGTGTAATCTTGTTACTTCATTATAAAAATTATATAATCTATTTGGATCTCTCATATTTTCTTTCCTCTCGACTATTCTGTGATTTCTACAAATGTATTTGTTTCTGGTTCATACTTATATGGAAGACCATTTGGCGCAAAATATGGTGATGGTGTTGTTGAAGCTCGACCATATCCAATTGATCCGTTCCAAAAATACACGATTTTTGTTGTACTATCATAATATAAATATCCACCAATGTTAATTAAATTATCGGTTCCAAGAGATTTTACTGTTACAGTATCGTTCGTTTTTACATTTGCTTGTGCTGATTCTACTCTACATCCTGAAAATGATAGTAAAATACTGACACACAAAAATATTAGTAATTTGTTTTTCATGGTTTTACCTCTTATAAAAACTGCTTTTTAACATACCTTCTTTAATTAATTCATAAACAATATCAAGATAATCTCTTTTATCGCTATATCTGCAATTGGCATTTTTATGAATTCTTTGATCGTCCTTTATCCAATCATTTACTCCAAAATATATATTACTAACAAATAACATCTTAGACCCTCGTGCTACACAAAGATAATAACACTCTGTATCTTTTGGCATTCCTTTACATTTTTTAAATCCGAATTTTTCAAATTCTTTTGCTGGTACTGTCGGAATTAGCATCATCTATTACCTTTCTTGTAAATTTATATTCTTCACCAAATTGATCAGTTGATTTACAATTCCATCGTCCTAAATTAAACAACTGCTCTTTGTACCCATAACGTTTAAGCCATTTTTTATTAATTCTCTTCTTATGATGTTTTCTTGCTTGGATTTTCTTGACATACAAAATATTAACTTGATCTGGCGTCTTAGAAAGATCAGCGCTAAGAATTGCTGGATTGATCTTTGATATATTTGCTGAAAACGAAAGAGTTCTTTCATCTTTTGTAATGATTGGTTTATACCTTATATAATCATGACATTGTTCGACTGTATTTCGTGTCATATTAATCTCTTGTATGTCATTAAAGAAACATATTTTTTCTTTGATTTTGGGTCTACCATGGTAATCCCACCACATACACGCTCATTCATTCAATAATTAATATTCATTATTCTCTCCGTCATCTTCTGGTGGAGCAAGCTCTAAACCTAAGATTTGTCCTACTTCATATGCAGCATACGATGTACCACAAGATTCTCCATCAAAGAAACAATCATAATAATTTCCTTCTGAACGCTGTGGTGTAAATCCACATGCATATGGATCATAGTTTTTATTAACCCATTCTTTTAATTTTTCAATCATTTCTTCCATAGTCGATTCCTCAGTGTATTACCTTATTTTGGTTATAATAGCAAAGATAAATGAAACCCAAAATTCATATATTTATTTATCATCTGCATAGAAATCGCAAAAATCATTCTCATCTGTAAGAGTTTTTAATTCCTTACACAAATCAAATGTCATAACGTTCTGACAACTAGAATTTGGACATCTAACTGTGCATTGACTAGGTTTTGGGTTAATACATCTTGGAATACAAGCTTCAGACCTTGCAAAAATAAATACTGTACCACATTTGTTACAAACACAACCATACTTTCTTTCTGGATCTGGTTTCTTTATATGGTCATTATGTACTGCTAATATTCTCATTGTTTGATTCTCTCCTTCTCATCCATCATTTTTCTAAACTCCATGTACTTTCTTGTATATTCATAAGAATCTTTGAAAATATTCGTTACTGCTTTATATAGTTTAGGTTCATACTTCTCAATTACATCTAATTCATTCTCAAAATCTCTTCCATAAGGACAACCACAACATCCTGTACGTTTTAATCCATATTCCGTATAACATTTGCTATGTATAATCCCATACGCTTTCTCATAATCTTCTTTATCTGAATTTTTATACCAAAACAACGGTCTGTAATTGTCATACTTATCACTCTCATCGAAGCAGTTACCATATCTAACTCTTGCACCACCCTCAGTTTTTCGTACACCAAATATATTCAGATCATAATCTTCCTCTTTTAGCAGGTTATGAATTAAATCTTTTTTCGCATATTTGCAGCATCTATTTGAAATTTTAAATGTTGGATTGTTTTGAATCATAAATTCTTTTAGATATTTATTTCTACGAATATTGAAGTTATCTGTTAGATTTGTATTGCACCACCATTGTAATGCAGATTGACATTTCGGATACTTCTTATATAATGTATCAAAGTCTTCATCTTCCCACTGAAAGTTATGTCTTTGTAACCGTTGTAAAAATTCACTTGTAATCTTAGACATAAACGGTTCTCCATAATTCTTGCAACTTGCAGGAATTGGAATTTTAGGACGTTTCTTTACAAACGTAATATCATATCTTTCTTCAAGATATTTTAAATGATTTTTCGTGGCTTGATATTCAAGACCTGTATCAAACCATACATAATCTACCTTGTTATCTTTATCACATCTCCAAACAATATCTAACATTACATCACTGTCTGAACCGCCAGAGATTGCACAAACAATTTTCTTATACTTTGTATTGTTAATAATTGCCCATGCACGAATCAAGTTGTCACAAATCATTTGATTTACAGGACAACCATTTAATAATTCCTCAATTGTATTAGCTTTCTGTACCAATATGTACTTTCCTCACTGAAAATTATTTCATTTCAATGAGGCAAAGCCATACTTCGTGAGTGTCTTTTTACGTCACTATCACATTGCTTTTTCGATTTATATTAACCAATGATCCGTCTTCTATAAATCATCGTGACAACCTTTGCTGCACAAAGGTATTAAATACATATGGTAAAAAGCTAACCAATCGGTAGTACAGCTTCGCAAAGTCTTTCTATGTTGTTTATTTCACAATTTACCATCTTGTGATTTGGATTATCATTATTATAATCTCTCATAAACATATCTAGCCAGAAATCAAAATACTCATCATCTGCACTTGAATCCATTACTGCATATCTATCAACTGTTTTATAATTACCTTTTTCTGTAAGATAAGATAAATTGACTTTATATACCGGCAATGTAATTTTTGTTTTCAAGAAATTCTTTGGATGTATATTTCTTAGTTTTTCTTTTAAATCTGAATCATAAATTTCAAATACGTCAATTCCTGTCCTTAGAGAACAGTTTTTAAAAAACTCACTCGGATGCACTACTTTTCACCACCTTTCTACCAATAAAACCTAGAACAACGCACAACCTTGAGCCTTAAACGACTCCACCTGCTTGTCCCACTCTTCTTTTGTCCAATCAAATTCTTTCATCAAACATTTCTTACAATAGAATTTATTAACTTGTCTTCCATGTATTTTTAAGTTCATTGAAAGAACTTCCTTATGTTTTATTCTCTTATTGCACTCACAACATTTCTTATTAAAATATTGCAGCGCAATCTGTTTATCAATTCCTGTATACTTTACAAATTCATCAATAACTTCTTGTGTTGGCTCACTTCTAAACACACCACCATTCCATGCTTGAGTAAGATATTCTTCAATTGTGCAGTTCATAATCAGCCATTTCTGATTACTTATAAAATCTTCTCTTAGAATATCTCTCCATCTTTTATATGCTTTTGAATACCAATATTTATCAAGAATCCATGTTGACTTCGCATAATATGGACAAGCACAATGGCATCCAACTCTTGAATATCCTTTTTTATATTTTGGATTAACTTCAATATTTTTCCAAAATGTATAAAGCCAAACATCTAATTCCGTCCACTTTCTAATAGGAAGTATTCCTTGCCAGCATGTGTCTCCCCATTCGGAAGTATTAACCCATTCGTCTTGATAATTGCTTCTTGTATTGGATTCTTCATTTCTCATTCCCATAAAAATTAAATACGGATGCTTATTATCAAGCTGAGAGACCATAACTCCAACTTTAAAAATCCTACAACAGAATCTTGAAAATCTTGATGGAATCATAGAATCAGATTTCACATATTGATAAAACCCTTTGTCTGGATTCATGATTTTACAGTTCGGAAACCGTTTAACCATCTTATATGTGTCAGCACAATCAAGTGATGTGTTGTTGAATATTGCTTTTGTGTTTGGATATAGTTGTCGAACTAAATGACATGTAACCATAGAATCTTTACCCATAGAAACAGGTATTATTGGAGTATATACATCATAATCTTTGATCTTTTCACGTATTAGGCATAAAGCTTCATGTTCAATTTCTCTCAAATGATTTTCTTTGAGATTGACCATTGTTCTCCAATCTATTAGGTCTACTTCAGATGAATCTTCATAAGATTTTAATTTTAGAATTTCTACTTTTTCTAGGTTATCTGATACTTTAACTCTGCAAAATTTATGTTCTACAAGTTGACTATCAAAGCCTTTTATAATCTGTTTATCAAGCCAAAAGAATCCTTCTTTTAAATAAGGTAATTCTTCGCCAGAAGTGTCTCTTAAAAATTTGATATATTCATTGTATATCGGATTCAATTGTAATCTTCCTTTAACTTTTGGATTTTACCAATTAGTTAAAGGAGTCTATCTTATGCTTAGAAACCAATTATTTTAGGTCATAGTGTAAGATTTTACGTTTTAACCTTATGTCGCTATGTTGCTTTGGTAATACAAGCCATCTCGCTATACAACCCTGATTACAGGGATTTGATTACAATTGAAAAATATTTATTATTCAAGTTCTAAATAAAGTTTTCCGAAATAAACCGCATCAAGAATTTCTACGTTTGATATCGTTCTTTCCGGATGTTTTTCATTAAGTTCTTTAATATGATTCATGAATTCCTGATCGACAGAATCCCATGCATTCTTATCTAAGAACATATACTTTACTGCTTCTTTTGGATTTCCACGAGCAGTTGTATACTTATATTTAATCTTCCAAGTTGGAATAGGAATTACTTCACTTGCAATCTGTTTTGGATGGCAGTTTTTAACTTCTTCCATTTCACTGTCATCGTACTTACAAACTGCTTGTAATTCAGATATTTTCATTTTGACTCTCACCTCCTGATTATTTATTCTCTACTTCGACAAAAATCAAATGAAAAATTAATTTCATAATTAGAAGCACGTTCATTTCCGTACTTCATGAGAGCATCCTTGTCCCTGACTACGTGAGGGTTGCGGTTTGTTCCAGAGTATTATATTCTGAATTCACAGGTTCAACTCATACACCCATCGGTTGACTGAAATATTGCTAACAGTCTTCACCTTTACCTTTTCACCATCTCAGACTTTCAGTTCCTTTCACCGCATTTATCTTTTTATTATTTTATTTCCAATTAAAATACGGAGTATATCTTCCACAGAAAAGATTGCAGCATCTTTCCTTATATACAAACTTATTATTCTCTAACACACATTCTCTAACCATAGATTTTCCGCACATCGGACATTTCTTTGTGATTTTACTATTTTTATTGCCAATCTTTACTTCATATCCAAGTAATTCATGCATAAATTAATTACCCCCATGACATTTATTCTCTTATCTCAAATAATTTTTCCACTGCTTTTACACGCTTGTTATTATCAATTGTTCTTTTTACTTCTTGTTCCCAAATACAATCCCATCCTGAAGGTGCTTTATGTTCACTAACCAGAACAATATTCTTTTCGCTCATTTTTTCCGCCCAATTCCAAAATCTATCATAATCAAAGTTTTTGCTTGTACCATATTGTTTTACTCCGCAATATGGAATATCACAGTAGAATAAACAGTCAATTCTATCAGAATATAACTCTTCATAATCTCCGCATTGGAACAGAATATCTTTTAATCGTGGAATCTGTTCTAATAGGTTTCTTCTTGCTTCATCATAATAATTTCTTTCAGTTCCAGCTTTTGTACATACAACGCCTGAATATCCACCATCAAAGAATCGTCCGTTATAGCTCGCAAGAAATCCAACTGCTCCAATATACCAGCCAGGATATGTATTTAAGTCTTTGTTGAAGCATTCTCTTACTTTTGAGTAATGTTCTTTTGTAATAAAATCTGGAAGACTTTGAATCCGATTTAGATTCTTGAATATTTCTATAAGATATTTATGATTATCGGATGCAATTTTTGTATCACATTGAATCTTGTCAATGATATTGCATCCACCACAGAACGGCTCTATATATGTTTTTATATCATAATCTTTTATTCTCTGCTGAATAATCGGAATTATATATTTCGATATTCGAGACTTTGATCCCATGTATTTCATTAACAACTATTAAGAGCAAAGAATTCTTTAATGTACGTACAAATCTCATACTCCTTTCGTTAAGTTTTCTTAATAAAAATTCAATTTCATAACTAGATGTTTGCAACCATCTAATATATTATTCTCTTGTCCAATTGGAAATTTCGAGCAGAAACGCTCTAAGAAGTTATTTTAAAATTACTATTTGATATCTCCATTCATCTTTGCATTGAAGATAGCTTTCAGATATTCTTGTGGATTATCTTTTGCAGCCTGGAATCCTCTTTTCTGTCTCTGAATATCATCTAGTACGGGCTTATACTTTGGACTATTGCCTACTTCATTCCTATATTTTTGCACCTCTTCACGAGTTACAATTTCTTTGTCCACTAGAATTCGCAACACTACTTGTACATCAACCAATGCTTTCATAATAGTTTCCTGCATCTGTAATTCATGCAAGGCTTCGTCTGGTTTATAATAAGAATCATTGCTTACCGCCAATATTTTTACCTCCTAGATTATCTAACTCTTCTTCGACTAATGCGTTAATCTTCCTCCAACAAGGAATGCATATATGATATAGTTGCCCATGTAGACGACACGATCTAAGATATACAATCATATCATCATTTAGTTCTCTGTCACATACCTTACACATACAACCCTTTTTTGCGTGTCGTATTTCTACTTCATTAAGATTACCAATAAAACTTCTGTCCATTTTTATTTTCCTTCTTACTCCACATAATCCGTGAATTCTTTGCCACAGCATAAGCATTTGACGGTCTGGCATTCTACAATACCACTTGGCAAGAATTTATATACAAACTGTTCACCGGCTGTTGCATGTGACACACATCCATTTTCTTGATGTCTTTTACACCAATTGTCTATTCTCTTACTTGTCTCAAATGTCATTATCTTACCTCCTGTTTGTTAATAGAATACAATCTCCAATGTAAAATAAGGCAATCATCATAAAATTCATATCTGTAACCTTTGCTCCACTGCCATAACAAAACATCATAAACATAAACCAAAGTATACTCATATTAACCCTCTTCTAAATCTTTCAAATTAATCCAACCTAAATCATCAGGTACTTTCCAAACTTTGATTAATCTTTCATTTATATACCAACACTTATCACACTTCCATTTCCATGTAATATCATGATCTGGATGACCAAAGCTTATGTAAAAATTTTTGTATTCTTTTTTGCAACAGTCACATTTTTCATGTGTAATAATTCGACTCATGCTCCACCTCTCATTGAAAAACATATTTCATGCTATTTGCTTATATACAAACTACCATCAGCCTTTAATCTTGGATTTATTGCAGTACCAATCCCTTTCTGATAAAGTTCACCAGACACGACAATATAATTTACTCCTGTCTCTTCGTCTACAAGCTGATAAGTTTCCATCTTTCCATTTTGATTCTCAAACCATATTTTTAATGGTTTATCTTGTTTTGCTTCGACAGAAGTTCCACATGCTCCAATAACAAATCCACACAATACAAAACCTGTTGCAAATATTAAACCTTTAATTTTCTTCATCTTTTACCTCGCATTTCTTTTACAGTACTTAATAATATTATCTTTACATTTGTCACAAATTCTTACTTTATAATTTCTTTCTGTTCTTATAGGCACTCCTACAGGATAGTCCCATCCATTCCAATCGGAACAATCTAGTGTAATTCCATTACTTTTAGATATTTCTTTTCTGCAAATATCACACACTTCAATTACTGCCATTTACTACAATTCCTCCACCTCTTCATCAGAAATCTCTTTATATTCTACTTCATATCCTAGATATTTCAGGAGATCAATCTAATCATCATAATCAATTCTATATCCCTTTCTGAAAAATCCTCATAGTGAAGAACTATATAGTCATCGGATTCATTTGTTGCAATCTGAATTTTATTACTTTCCATAATTCTCACCTCTCAATCGTATGGCATCCATTCTGGATCTCTATATACTTCTTCATTTTCACAATACACTTCATCCATATCAAAATAACCATCACATCCAGATAAAGCCCATGATAAACAATTTATCATTTTCATTACTTCTGATTTATTGAATACTGCAAATAATTGATTCTTGTCATAGTCTGCAATAATATTCAAATCATCAGTAGACCAATTTGTTTGTCTATTTATATCTTTTTCTGTACTATAATTATGTGTTGGAATTATATTTAAATTGCAATTATTTCCAACTTTAATATGCAAATTTTCATTTATAAATTCAGATACATACTCTGCATATACGGTTCCACTAGGCTCTTTTAACAATTGTTCTTTTGTCAAAATTCTCATGTTCTCACCTCATTTCTACTTCACCAAATTGCATTGTATTATCACAAAAAGTCTTCATCGCACAATACGTCCCGCACAAACCATTTGACTGAGCACCTGTTAATCCGTCACAAGAAAGTCCAATTATGTTTACTAATTCGTCAATTGTATCTTCATTCATAAACAAATATGGTTTATATCCGTTCTCAAGTTTATAAGTGTGAATCTTTTCATTTAGTTTCATAAAATCAAATTTTTTAGTTGTAATTGTAAATCTATCAGGTTTCATAGCTTTACTCACCTCGTTCCTGTTTTTACAAAAAATAAACGAATGATACCAAATAATGCAAAACTTGATCAGTTACATATGATATTTTTTGATATCTCGCCTTTAGCGGATCAATAATACAGTGTGTCAAAAAAACAACTCCAAGCTGCCAGGTTAATCCAAATGCAAGGTAAAATGGTAAACAATACAACGCACAATGTACGAATAAATGATACCAATTACTTCCTTTAGTCTTTGCAATAAAGTCACTTTGTAAAACATAATCACCAACCAAATGACAAAACACTAATAAAATTACCTTATTCATATATCCCATCCTTTACTTTAACAGGACAGTTATGTGCATCATAATAATTAACAATCTTATTCTCTTTCATGTCAATTTTTACATAAGCACTTGCATGTGGAAATCCACCATCAAATCCTTTTACATACATATAATCATCTACAGTTTTAGTTCCAACAATCTGAAGATAGTTTTCTTTAAACCATTTTCCCGAAATATTTTCTGCATATTCTTTGAAAATATCGTGATAATTATAATCTTCGTGCATACCAATCATATTATTATCTCCTTAAATTCTCCAATGAAAGAGTGATTTCGTTATTCTTTCTCTAACACCATAATTGCTTTGTAATATTTGCTATTACACGAACTGGCTTCGATTTTATATCCCTCAGATAAATATTCATTCATTTTGTTTTCAAAGTCTGTCTTATTTTCTATCTCTAAAATAATACATTTTTTCATAACAGTTACCTCTTTTATCTCGATCCGTTTGCATCTACTTGTCAGCATTGAAGCTATTACCATCCCATGAATTATAGCTTGTTTGCATTCTTGATTATCTTTGAACACTGTTGCATCAATTATCTATCATATTCTTCCGTCATCCCTATGTATAAGCAAGCCAATGAGTAAGGTAAATTATCCATCACTTAATTTCCTTCCACATATAGGACAATAATTAATTTTAATATTACATGTATAATAATCATCGTCACATTTATGCCAGATACAATAGATATTATTTATGTTGTCATATGTAATACAATTGATAAACCCTTCTCTGTTAATTGGATGAGTTGCATTCAATTCTAATTCAAGCCCATCGCAAAATTCACACATTTATTTTTAATCCTTTCTGTTAATGGCTGTTCTACCCTTGAGATGCTGCTATTAGGCTCACATGGTAGATAACTATTTAAACTACACTGTTATACCATCACTCAATTGAAATCGACATTTCATGCTCGTATTACTCTACAAATACGCTCATATTTGGCGTAAATTTTTCCGTTTTGTTCGTTAGAATACTTTTTTACCAACTCTTTCATTTTCTCGTTAATGTCTTCCTTATTTACGTCAATTTCATAAGCATATATACATGTTTCGTCATCATATACTTCTTTCATAACTCGAATAAGGTCTACGATTTCAGTCTCTATTTCTTTTTTCTCATGGTCTTTCTTCCACTGTTTAAGGATTTCAATAACTTGTTCAGGTTTATCTTTTCGGAAATCTTGACACGTTATCTTCCCTTTTACTTTACCAATAGGACATCCATTAAGGCATTTATGTTCGCAACAAATTTCGCCTAAAATCTTAGTTGCTTCCGCTGCTGTCAATTCGTCTAATAGTTCGAATTCTGATTCAAAACCAATTCTCCAAACATGTTCATCGCCACAATCTACGTTAAAACCGTCTTGGTAACAAGTAAGACCATCTGTAGAAGGTCTATTAGTAATAATACCAATTTTTCCTTCTGCGCCATAACAACCAGTAGTTGCTCTGACAATTTTAATTTTATCTCCAACTTTATATTTCATCATTCTTTTTCCTTCCTTTATTATCTTTGCGTTTTTTCATTTTCATCTTCCAACAGTTCAGGATTGTCAAATATGTTGCCTACAGTATGGAAACCATCTAAATCCGCCCAATATCCCAAGTCTTTTCCGAGAAACTTAATATTGTTCCACTTAATTGCGAAGCATCCGTTTTCATACACAACTGTTCCCTTATACCATCCAACCTGAACAATATCTCCCTCAAAGATTTTCTTTCCGATCTTGTCGGTCAGCCCTGTGTACTGGCAAACTGTATTCGGGTCAACATCATAAAAACCAATGCCTTCAATGTCCCATTCGTCACAAGCCATTCCATTATACTCGGCAATCACCAAATCACCGACAAAAACGTGCCTAGGTTTTTGATAACCATCGTCAAACAAATATCCATCTACCCATTCACCATTATCGACACGTTTCCCTCTAAAAAGTATTTCTCTATTCATAATCTTCTACTGTCTCCATTTTTTTTCAGATCCTCAATAAATCAAGATTCATTAATTATCTTTCATGAATTTCTCTAGATTTAAACACATACACTTAATTAAGATACTTTATGCTTCCATATAATTAAATTTGACAATATCCATAGAATCATCCATCCCTTTTTGACTAAGCAGATCGAGAAGATTAGTTCCAAAATGATCATCTTGAATGAAAATCTGTTTTACACCATATCTGGAACACATTTCTATAATAATATCTGCTGCAGCGTCTGTTTTAGAACACCATTTTGAATATACGATTTCAGCTTGCGGTGCAGACACTGCAATTTGAATATTATTTTTATTTATATTAACATAAAGTGTATTATCCATATTTGTGCCAAGCTTTTTACGATTTTCAATGCGTTTCAATCTTTCGCGCTCTTTTGGCGAAATTTCATCATCAATAATTATATCTTCTAAATCTAATAAACATTGTTTAAACCATCTAGAATCATCTCCCGCTGCTGGATTATATGTTTGCAATTTCTGAATAATCTCTAATGCTTTATTTTCTAATTCTTTATTCATCTTTTAGTTTCTTCCTTTCAATTTTTCTATAATATGTGGGTATGGATTTTCACCATACATAGCTACTCACACCCTTCTGCCTAATCAGACCCAGTATCATCAGCTATTTCACTGTTTCAGATACCGACGGAATTGAACCGTTAGAGCAACCTATCTGTCATTAGCGTCTACATATTCCGCCACCACACATTATTTATTTTAATTCATAACATGAACAAAATATTCTTGGTAAATACTCGACAAACCAATCTTCTATAATTTTATCTTTCACTTTGCATACATAGTAGTCTGGTGTATACATGTCCTTTGGCATTACAAGCACATTATATTTACAGTATTTACATCGTCTATGTCTTTTTCTATAGTCAACAATTTTCTTTTCCATAACGATATCTCATTCTTTCGTCAATTTTCTTCCGCACCATGGACAATAATTGATATATTCTTTATCATGAAAAAACCATCATCATAACTATCACATACCATCGTTTCGATATCCAAATAATATTCATTAGTCAGTGGATCGATAAAAATTCGATTATCATCAGATTCATAGTTACAATATCTGCACATTACATAATCACTTCCTTATAATAGTCTAATAATTTGTTCATATAAGCAAATATCTTTGTCATTAATAGCTTTATTAATATGCATATGCCCAAACAAATGTCTTTTATATTTTGTCGTAACTTTTATATCTTCTAGATAATTTGTAAGGACATCTGGTTCATATAAGTTATTACCACTCATAAGATATAATTCTGACGTCGAAGGACTGTGGGTGATAATAAAATCGACCATATTGTTATTCTCTTTTAATACATTGATTCCATGCTGCATTTCCTCATCAGTTGGCAATTCCTCTTCCCACCAAGATAAATTCTTAACACGATACATATATTTACCTTGTTTATCAAGTTTCTTTGCTTTTTCCTGCCAATTAGAATCATTGTAATCAAGAATGCCATCTTGAATATCATGGCTGCTTGCCCCACCAAAAGCGAAGAACTTTGTTTCATCAATTGTAAATACTTCTCCCCGTATAAGATGTAATACATGGGTTCTTATCTCATGTACTTTGCCGCCATGCCATTCTTTTATAGGATAAGTTGAAAGTCTTTTGTGATTTTCATGATTCCCATCTACAAATACTGTTGTAAACGGTTTTTTGTTAAGCCAATCTAACCAGTACTTTTCTTGTTTACTTTCCTTATCTCTATTCCAAACAAGACCGAAATCTCCAAGAATAATAACTACATTTTCATCTTTGTTATTAAAAAAATCCTTTTGTTCGTAGAAACTATTTTTACTTAACCTGGTAGGATCTCCATGTATATCACCAGTCACATATACTGCCATAGCTCATCAGCCTTCCATCTTTTATCATCCTGACAAATTATTCTTTATCTTCTCTTGCTCTCCATGCTTCCAGAACTGTCAATAATCTTTGTCCTTTTTTAGTTAACCAGCATCCACCAATACTACTCCCATGTGTTGTAAAATCTTTGTCATCAAGAATATACATCATGAATTGTAACAGACCATATTGAATGTCGTTATTATAATCAAGCAAAAGATCATTTTTGTATCTATCAATAACCTCCTGATAATCAATTTTTGATATTACAAATTCGTTTCGTATATTTAGATATCTTCTTATCGTCTCATATGTAAATTCTGGATTTCCACATCCGCATAGACCCAATTCTTCGTGCATGTAAAAATCTAGCAGTGGATCGATAAGACTTTCTTCGTACCATTCTTTTCTATATCCCTTTATGACATCGTTGTTATATGCGATATTAGATTCTGGATAATTGTCTACAATGTATTCCGCTATTTCACTTAACTTCATATTTTTATTCTCCTACCACGCAATTTTATATTCTGTTTCGTTATACTGTGTTGAAGATGTAATTTTGTATCCTAGTTCTTTCAGGTAAGCAATTGTGGCTGATGAAATGTTAGTTTCATAAATCCAACAACTGTACTCACCCTTACGCATTGCTGCCTCGATTTCAGGCACAATAGACGCTAATTCGGCATCTATTTGCTCTTTGTATGCTTTGTTCGAGATATTTCTTGCTTCTTGTGCTGTAAACATATATTCTCCTATTTAAATAAATTCTTTAAGTAATATTCAAAGTATCCTCTGATAAATAATCCAGAATATTTATTGTCTGGCATAAAGAAGATTGGAATATTGTACTTAAACCATATAGAATGCAGCGAAGCCCAAAATGATTTCTTATTATATTGAGTATCATAATTCCCAGATGCAATATCGGCATAAGAACCATTTTCAATCAACAGTACTTTATTCTCTGGTGCCAAACATAGTTCCTTCTCAAATCTATCTCTGCCATTTGTCAAATTACCACTAATTTCTTCCAGACTGCCTTTGCGCTCCACGACAATCTTTTTATCAAAGTATAATGGTCTTGGAATAGAAAGCTTTTCATTCTGTTCGAGCATAAAACTATAATCACCATATGCCAGTGCTTTCTTTTTATATTTGATGTCTTTTCTATCGAAATAATCAGTGATGTGAGAGAACGATTTTTCCCTCGTATCGATCAGAATAACGATGGAGGAGATTAGTTCCTTCATCTCTTTATCTGTATATTTGTAATTGCTAAATATCTTGAACCACCTCCTCTACATTATTTTTTACTGTGAATTTTCCAAGCCAAAATTCGAATTTATCCGGAACTTCCTTATATATTTTCTTTCCTGTTTTGGGATCGACCTCGCCCGTTGGTTCTTTTTTATTTTTCTTTTCCAGGGAAATTATGTATAGAATTGAACCAAGTTCGAATGGATTACGATTATATTGACTTGTCCACATTTTGACTGTTCGTGTTTTACCGCTATAGATTTCAAATAACTTAACATTCACAATAGATTTTTTGATGTCTAATTCAGAAACATAATATAAACGTCTATTCACTTCTGGATCTGAACCACTCACAATTCCAATAATTTCCCTCTGATTGTCAAGTCTTTCTTTTAAAGTTACTTTTTTGTATGGTATTTTAGAAATTAATTCACATAAGACTTTTTCAGAATCAAGTTTATTAAACTGTTTTGCTGTCTCATTTCCATATTGAGCAAGTATAACAAATGAGATATTATTTTTCTCTGCCTTATCCTTTGAAATTTGTTTTGCGCCTTTTAACAAATCATATAATTTTGCAGTCTCAAGCAATGTATTCACATCACCATACTTCTTAAAATAATTAATTCTAATAAGTTTATTGACTATAGTTTTATTGATTGAATTTAGAAACAGCACATCAAGTACATCAGTAAATGTTTTATATTCCGATGTTCCCAATTCATAAAGAGTGTTAACGACTCCTTCACCAAACCCTTTTACGCTTGATAAATTAGGATATATAATCATATTCTTTTCATTGATTGTGACTTTTCTATTGTCTGCTCCAAATTCATAATCTCCTAGTTTATATCCCCAAAATTTAATTGCTTCTTTCACAAGAGCATCAATTTTATCTTTTTTATTCTTCTCTTGATAATGATTAATTGCTACTTCATAAAAAATCTTAGTATGATGAGCTTTAAACCATGCCTGATAAGCAGAATCACCACCCATGCTATAAGCATGAGGAGAGTTGAAGGCGTACAGGCCAGAAGACTCAATTACATTCCAAACATTATTAAAATTATCTGTTTTACCAATCTCTTTTTTCCAACCTTTAATTAATCGCTCTTGTAATTCTTTTAACATTTCAGGATGCAGCCTATATTTTTTCTTTGAAATATTTTTAATAACACCATATGTTTCTGTCATCCTTAATTGTAAGAAGGATAGTACTTTCATAATTGATTCCTGATAAAGCATGAAATGAGCTGTATCAGATAACAAATCATCAATCTTTTTTTCTCCAGTTGTATATGGTTCACGATTTAAAAAAGTACTAAGTAGTGAAGCAAAGCCTGGTCGAATTGCTGCAATAAAACTACTTAATTCTGCCAGGTTCTGCGGTTTATATTTTTTTACTCGATTGGTAGTAGCTTCTTTTTCGCATTGATTTATGCAACATGTAATACCATTTGCATAAATGTCCCATGTCTTTTCATCTCCATCAATCATATGTCTCAGTTCTTCAAACGTAGGAACTTCCTTACCAATACTATGAAAAAATTTATACGTAAGATATACACTATCTACAATAAGAAAATCCTCTTTTACATACCCAAATTCATCAAGATAACCACCTTCAATAGCAGCGCATATAGTTCTTTTCCCAGTCGATTCTGAAACAGCACTAATTAATCCTACTTCTCTTCGAATGTCTCCATCAAAAATGAAATGTCCACAAGCATGTACTTTTAAGTTGATTGTGATTCCCTGATAATCATTGCTTTGCTTAAATAACTCTAAATACTCTTCTGGAATATAATCTTCAACATGAATCTCTTCCTTTTCATCATCGTCGGCATATTTCAATGCTTTATTATATTCGTCCAGATACTTCGAAATTTGGTTCGCATCTTCTGGGCGCACATCATTTGCTCCCGCATATAATTGCCATGCAGCTTTTTCTTTTAATTTTTCTATTGCCATTAATGGATAACATCCATGTTCACCTAGCAATTTTCTCGCCGCTCTTACAAAAGGCTCTTGTGTGGCAACGTTCATGTCAATATCAGGCATTTGTCCTGCAAGAACACGTTCTTTCGTTAAAAATCGTTCCGGATAAATTGGAATGTCGGCGTTAAAACGGTCTACAGTAGTAAGTCCCAACAATTTGTTTGTAATAAATGATGCAGCACTACCTCTTGAGGTAGTAGTTAAAATTCCTCCTTCATTATTAACTGCATCATCTATAATTGATTTGCTCGTCAAAAAGTAATCGACTACGCCAGCTTCCATAACCTGTTTTGCTTCATAACGAATGCCATCAGCTTTTTCTTTAGACTTATCCTTTTCTTTTGCATAAGCCCGATTTAAAATATCTTTATAAATTTTGCATTTTTCTTTATAGGTTTTATCTTTATAAACACTTGGTATTTTAAATTTTCTATCTAAAACAATTACTTCGCATTCCGATACAAAAACATTGGTGTTCATAATCGCTCTAAATATTTCCTCTTTATTTAGAACTCCCTGTTCTATAAACCTTTTTATAACCGTCTGAGTATCTGGATAATCAAGATACCATCCCTTTTCGTCTGGATAATTGATGTTCTTATATTTTAGAATCTGATCACGTTTAATAGAATTTTCTTCTTTAACATAATGACTATCAAGGCCACAGATGATCTGAATATTATGTTCTTTTGCAATTTTCAATATTCTTTTATTGAGTTCTTTTTGCTTATCGGTATTGTGATATTGAACTTCAAGAAAAAAATTATCTCCAAAATACTTATGGACTTTCAGCCAAACTTCTTCAGCATCTTCATAGTTCCACCCTGCTAAACATGCAGACGTAATGATCACATTGTCTTTTGGGATGTTAAATAATAGTTCTAAATCAATGCGTGGTTTATAGTAATATCCATCAATGTTTGCCATAGATAAAGCAAAATTAATATCTCGACGTCCCTCTGCATTTTTTGCTGCTATGATCATATGACAATTTGCTCTGTCTTTTTCTTTTCTATCTTTTACCCAGTAAACTTCCGAAGAATGAATATATTTAAGATGTTCTTTTTCAGCAACTTTATATACTTGAAATTGATTCCCCTGTGATCCATGCTCTCCTGAGTATAAACACTTTGCACCAAATTCATGTATTCTTTCCGCATATGTTTCTATAGATTCCGCACAGTCCGGTGTTGATGTGTTACTAAAATCTTTGTGACAATGATAGTTCTCTAAATATAAATTCTTTTCATATTCTTCTGGTGAATAAGGGAATTCAAATGTCAATGTAGGAATAATTTTTTTTATCAACTCAATATTAGAAATTTTAATCCACCTCCGAAAGTACATCGCATACTGCTTTTAGTACAAATTTTCTACCTAAAAATCCACTATCCAGACTACATACGGCTTCGAATTCATCATTCATAGTGCTATGATCCTCCATATCATCAAATGAACCGTCGAAGTTCCATTTGATAATCTGCAAGTAATCATTCGGTTTTAGAACTAAATGCTTATAATCACTCATCTGACCAATTTCGTAATCACAAATATTATCCATATAAGCTCTTACTGGTTTAAAATTTGTGCCAGAAATACGATCAATCTTTTTGATATTCTCTATTAATCGTCTGGTAATATCTTCGACATCAATTTGAATATCAATGTCAATTGTTGGTTCTTTAAACTCTGGAAGGTTTGTTTCGACATAAGACAAGAAATTGTTAAGATCTGATTTTTTGATTTGAATACCCGATGCAAGTTCATGCCCATCTGCTTTTGCATAACCACTATCATTGCAGATTTTTCGAAAATCATCAACACCTACGGCTCTCATAGAACCTGCGTATTTTGATCCGACATCTTTCAACACTAAGATCGGCTTTTGATACTTTTCTAGTAGCTTATTTCCTAATAAACCAGCAATACCATATTGTGTATCAATATATACAGTGATTACCTTTTGATCCTTTTGTTTCTCACATTGTTCATAAACATTCGGCAGTAAACGCTCCACTTCTTGATTTTGTTCTTCCTTACATTTCTTTAATGCTTTTACATAGGCAAGCACTTGTTTGTTATTATCTTCTAGAAATGCATTCATAGCAGTTTCATTTTCACCCATACGGTTCGCTGCATTTACAATTGGAGCAATACTAAATGCAATTGCCGTACTGTTGAATTCAAATCCGCCGACAATCTTCTTAACTGCTGGATTATAAATCTTCTCAAGTCCTTTCGACACGATATAACGGTTTTCCATAACTGTCATATCCATCATATCTCCAACTAGACCACATGCCGCAAGATCTACTAATTCATCTGCATAATCTGTAAGAAATTGTTCATCCAAATATTTACAGAATTTCCATACCACCCCTGCTCCAGATAATTGCGAATTATCATAATCTCTTTGAGAAGAAATAAGAATTGTATATGTATCATATGGAATTTCCCGTTTAATTGCATGATGGTCTAAAATAAGTACATCGATTCCTGCTTCTGACAATTCTTTATACTGAATTTCGTCTTCGTCTAAACTATCTACAACAATCAATAAATCTAAAGATGCAAACTGCTGCAAATTTTGTCCTTTTAGTCCATGCTGCTTACCGTCATCAATATATGTAAAAATATCGTCTGTAAAATATCTCAAATATCGTGTCATAATCGTTCCTGCCGCGATTCCATCAGTATCTGTATCAAATAAAATACCAATGTTTTCGTTTTCTTCAATTGCCCGATTAATACGTATGTATGCTTCATCAATCCTATATAAAGAATCCAGTGGAAGTAAATCTTCTTCTATTGGATTTAAAAAATGTTTCGCATCTTGAACTCCTCTTTGTTGAAGAATCGTATCAAATACTTCATCCTCATACATTCCTCTACAATCGTTTAAAATATTATAATTCTTCTTCGTCCTTATCATCTCCTAGTATTAAAATTTCATTATTTATGATATACTCAAATTTTTCTTTACCCATGTCGCTTGCAGAAACCTTTGGAGCATAATATGATTTTGTCCAATCCCAATATCCAATCTCAAATTCCGTAAACTTAGAATAATGACGTAAAACTTCTACGTTTCTCTTTATATTGTCCAATTCATATCCTTGATCATGTAGAAAAATTACCTTTGTTGGATGTAGCTCCACAAGCAACCGTGCTTGCTGTACACTTAAACTTCCACTCATAAGCGCAACAGCGTTTCTATATCCGTATGAATAACATTGCATGACAAATTTTTCTGCTTCTCCTACAAAAACAGTATTTTCAACAAGATATTGATAATTTTGAGCATAACCAAATAATGTAGTGCTGCAACGCCCAGGATAAGAATAAAAATATTTCAGCGCACCATCTGAAATCTCATAATTAAAACGTTCCTTAACCCCAATAAGCTGTCCATATTCATTTCTGATGGGAATAACAATTCCTTGTGATTCGACGTCATATCTTATTCCAAAATACTGCTGTGCATCTAATGATATATGATCTTTCAAAAATCGAATATTGGGATAGAATTGAAATTCATCTAATATTTTTTCGTCATATATTTTCGATTGAATAGTGTTTCTTTGTCTAATCTTTTCATAAAATCCTCCAAAGATTCCTTTTTTCTGAAAGTGTCCAATATAATCTTGTATATGTAACACATTTTTTATTTCATTTAAGACGTCTACAAATTCTACTTTTCTTTGATTGGTGATATATGAAAAGATATCAGTTTGAATATTTCGAGCATAATCATGTACGTACAGCCAATTATTATTTTCAAGCTTAATTACAATACTTTTTTTCGAAGATTCTTCATCTCGCCCAAATTGCATGTATGTAGGCCGAATGACTATATTACAGTATCCAAAATGTTCCAATACCTCTTTTAGTTTTTCTGGATTATTTAATAGCTCTTTTTTAATATCTTCTAACATATATCACCACCAAGTTATTTTTTATCTTATTTCTCCATGTTTCGGACGGCATTGTGCCACTTCTCTGAAGATAGAATGATCACCTGAAAACTTTAAAAGATACGCAATACCAGTATCACTGGAGTTATTACCATTCCGAGTTTTTTCTACAAATAACATTCTCCATACTGCATTTGGATCTGCTTTATATTCCTCTTCAATCCATTTATCGTTAATCTTTTTCAGTCTAAATGGATGGCAATAATATTTACTTTTTTCATCAAGTTCTTCAGCATAAACAGTTCGCATAAGGAACAAATTCTCAAGAATTTCTTTCGTCTGCTTGGCATTACTAAGGCAACTGGCATCCAGGAATAATTTTCCTTTCATATATTCTGCCAACTGGACTGATGCCAACATGATTAAATTATATTTTTTTGCCAACTTATCTAACTCTCTACTGTCTCTAACTAAAGACAAATCTTGTCTGGAGGATGAAAAATCGCTCTCCTGGATTTTAAACGTATCGTATAGAACTGTATCATATCCAAATTTAAGAACATTCTCGCGTACTTTCTTTTTAATAACAGCCATGTCTGCATCGTTCATAGCAATGAACTTTACGCGACCCTTATAATTCTTTCTCCAGAATGCTTGCACATCTTTTAATTGCTCACGACTTTCCTTGTTTATATCACCCACAGACATTTTCTTTTTCGTGAGTTTAAAATATCTGTTCCTCTTGCCAAGGAGCCAAACCATAAATTTAATTTTAAATTTTTTAATATTTTCTTCGTTGGAAATAATAAGAATTTTCCGATCATAATATAGAAGAGCCATGAGAACTGTAATCCACCAAGTGGATTTTCCTGCGCTACTGAATCCTCCCATCATTGTGAGAGTTCCTTCTAACAATCCCATTATTTGCCTAGATAAAAAAGGAAAACAATTAATTTCTTCTCCATTTTTATCATATCCTGCTATATCAAAAGGTACACCATTTTCTTCACCTTCTGCACATGATTCAATAAATTCGTCATCGAAATCTATTTCTTCTTCTTCCAGGATCTTGCTCGAATATCCGGTACCATAAGTGCTTATTCTTGCCTCATACCAATCCGTTACCTCTTCAGCAGTCATCTTTCGAAATAATTTAATAGGAATAACTTTCTTATCCTTGATATTAATCTCTTTTAAAAGATTAAATCCATCATCGCACATGCGAAGCATAACATTTTCTCGATACAAGATATCAATGTATGTATCAAAATTCTGTGTATTGATAATGTCCATCTGATGCTGAATTGAATCCCATCCACCACAATCCTCATATCGATCAATGACTTCTTGTTTTGAATTTGACAGAATAGTTATTTCATCAAGAGAGTAGAATCCTTTTTTTCGTAAATCTTTCAGTAATGAAAAATAAAACCGACCATCAACAGTGATAAAATCGTCCTTTTCGAATGTCGTATCATCCAAAAGAAGCATATCCTTAAAGAAACAGCTTACAACGTTTCCTTCATATTCGATTCGTCCTTTTAATAGCTGCGCAGGATACTTTTCTTTGACACCTGTAATAAATTCAGCTATATTACTCACCTACCTGTTCTTCAATATCAGATAAACTTCTTTTCTTCTGTCGTCGTTTATAATGACCATCCGGTATATCAACTTCCACCTGTTTAGGTGCTTCTTTTTCTTTTACTTTAAAATCTGCGATACCATTTTTGATCATTGCAGAAAAATATCTAATTTTAGCGTATTCACTCGAATAATCTCTTTGCTGAATGACAGATGTCATGTAATCTTTATTCTCTTTTAAATAGGCTAAAATCTGATCATAAGAATAAGATCCAAGTATAAAACTTAACTCTTTGAACAATGCAGTATTAATTATTTTATAACCAAAAATCTCATTAATACACTCGTATGTATCGTCTCTTATTTTTCTGTCATGCAATACAGTTAGATATTCTGCTTCATTGCAGTAGTAGATGTTTTTACCATCCACTACCACTTTGAAAGCATCTTTTCTATCTACCTTGTTATTGCAATATCTGCATTTAACAAGCATACATGATACTCCTTAGTTCATCATATCGTAAATTCGTTTCAGTCCATCTTCATCTACATCATTAAGTTTGCCATATTCTGCAATGACTTTTCTGACGCTTGCTTTCTTATCTTTATCAGTACACTCTTTGAACATTGTGCGAATTACAGCAGCGAGATCTTCTGGATAATCAGAAGTTTCTGTCGCGGTTTCTTCTTGTGCTACTGTCTCCTCTACTGGAATATCATCAATATCCTCATCTTCTTCAATCGGTTCCGGATCGAGTTCTACTTTTTTCTTCTCCACAACTGGTTTAGATCTTTTACCAAGAGTAGATTTAGATTTCTCCATACCTTCCTCGACAACTCGAATAAAATCTGCCGCCATATTAGGTTTATCAAATACCAGATATTCTGGCACAGCGCCATCTGCAAAACGACCACCTGCGTCAATGAGTGTTGTTCCTCTGAAATAAAGTTTGCGAATAGTATCTGTCGCATATTTTTTGGTCTTATCTCCAACTTTTTTCTCCTCAAGATCACGGTCAATAACACCAGTAAGGGTTACATCAAAAATGTCTCCGAATGCTGCTTCATAATCTGCTCCCATGTTTGAAGAAAGCTGCATATAACCATCTTCTTCCAGTCCACCCTTTTCTTTAATTGTTTTGAATTTTGTATGAGCAATAACCCACACGCCAAACCCAGCATCTTCAAGACGAGTCATATACGGTTTAATGATGTCATTTGCGGAGAATTTTTCACCTGCTGTATATCCTCCAAATGCAGCCTTAATTGATTTACATTTTTTGGTTGGATTCTCTACATTACTCTGACGAATTGTTTCCGCATCTGCAATTAGAGCAAGTTCATCACCGGTATCAAACGCCACCATTTCGATATCATGCTCTTTACCTTTTTCTTTAATAAGCCAGTCTGCTAACTCCTGAAGATCTTTATATGTCTTGACCTGTGTGGTATTTAAATTGTCAAGCATTTTATAACCTTTCTCGTTTCCACATCCGACAAGCAGACCTTTTGCAGGATCTCCATATTTTTCCAGAACTACATCACGGAAAAGTGTCGTCTTACCAAATTTCTTAGTACTTCTGAGGTAAATAGAAAGATTTTTGATGTCTGGTTTAATTACATTGATTGTTGGTTTCTGAAATGCCATAAATATATATCTCCTTTATATATGTAGTTTATTATTGAAGAATCAGGAAGGCATAGCCCTTTTAATTCTTATAGTTCATCATCCTCGTCGAAAAGATCTTCTGTTCCTTCCGGAAGTTCTTCCTCAAGTGGTTTGATTGTCATGTCGTCCTCTGTATACACCGTGTCAACTCTTCCATGAGTGAATCCGCGAGCTGGTTTTACAAACTGATACTCCTTGATTCTGTCACCATAAACTCCTTTGCTATATTCAGCACGGATATCATCCATAGCGATAAGTCCACAATCAAGGTCATTTTTCTGCTCATCGGTCAACATATCTTCTGTAATTTCAATTCTCTGTGCGCCATTCAGCATATTAACAATTACACCATATTCCTTAAAACCATCATCCTCGACGATAAATTTATGTTTAATTGCTTCGATTCTTTTCTTAGCTTTTTCATCTGCATCTTCTGCTGCTACTGGGATTGCGACCGTAACCGGCACTGGAATATTGGCTTTTCTATTGTTGTCATACTCCATCATGTAACCATTAACATAATATTTGCCCTTTTCTTCAACGCTCATATCATCAAAGCTTTCGGAATTGAATAGAATATTAAATGTTGCTGTCGAAGATTCTTCTGCATCTTCTGCTGCTAGATAAATTCTATTTGGCATATAAGATTCATAAACAGTTCCTTTATTGTCGGAATACTGATATTCTCCATTTCCTCGAATAAAGAATTTTTTATCAGCATATTTTCCACTGTCAATTACTTTCTTAATGAAATCGATATAATCCCATTCAGAAATAAACTCATGACGTTTTTTAATACTCTTCTCAAGCGCGTCGGATACCTCATCTGAAGATGTCAGTCCAACTTCTTTTAGTTCTTCATCCGTTAGCTCACTACCCTCATGAAGCTTATCTGCCATATTCTGCAGTTTGTATCTTCGTCCCGGTTTTTCAAGATCAAAGATGAATTTTTTAAATTCAGCAACTTCTGCTAGTTTTGGAGAAGTCAGACGTTCTTTAAACGGAATCTGAATACTTTCGCCTTTAGTTTTTTTACCATTTTCATCTGTACCACCTTTGCTGAAGGTATATACAAATCCGTGTTCATCACCGAAAGCTCCTGCATTTACAGTAAGCATATGACGATTGTCTCCGCATGTCGCATTGAAAAGAAGTTGTTTTCTCACCCAACCAGATTCATACTTATTTTCCGAATATGGATGAAATTTTTCTGTATCTTTTCCAATACTTAGTTTTCCTGTCATTTCAAAATTCATTAATTTTTGTCCTCCTAAAATTAAAATTTATATTATTGTTAAATAAAACAATCTATTTTAACGCCCAATACATGGACGGAACACAGAATTAAATCTATGTTTAACTATGTAAACAGTGATTCAGGGCGCACAAACCCAAGGTATGCTGTTAGCCACCCAATTTTATATTCTCTATTGAATTATTTATTTTTTTTGGATTTTTTGACTTGATTAAGTCGGATTTACTATTCGATATGCTAATCTTTTATCTGTAAATATTTCTTCTCCATTATCTTTTAGTTTTGTTATGTTACAAGACAAATGCATTTCATCATATTTTAGATTCGAAATTTTACAATTAGATTGTATACTGTTACCTTTCATAACTTTTGACTTGAAGAAAACTGCTTTACCATCATAATTCTTATGTGCCTCACAATATTCATTCCAACTGTCTGCTTCAACTATTCTTGATTGATGATCTCGAATCATATTATTTTCATCAATAATTAGATTTGTTTCAATTACTTCTATGTATATCATCTCCTTCTATATATTCTCTACAATCTAATAATTTATTTATTAACCATAACACTTCCATCAGAATTTAATCTTGGAGTCATACCACCCATTCCAGAATATCCTTCCTGATGTGAATAAACCCAATAATGAACCCCAGTATCAGGATCAACGAATTCATAAATATCATTATTATAGATTTTTGGAGTCGTTCCACTAAGATCCGTTGTAGTTCCTTTCACACATCCTGTCAGTGAAAATAATAGCATTGATGTTATTCCAAATAACACAAATTTCTTCTTCATCTTTTACATATTCTCCATCTTATTCTTTATTATGCTTCAAAATTGAATTCATCAGATGTGATTTTTGTATTGCTGATTTTCTGATAGATATCCACATATATTTCATCTTTGTCTCTATTATAAGTTACTTCTGCATACTTATTTCTGCTCTTAGAATCCCATTTAACAAAATCCTCTAAATCATACTCGCCAGATTCTTCTTCGTTGATCTCAGGAACAAATACATTATAATTACCTTCGTTACGATCATGTTCAATTATCTGCCGCAGCATCTCATATATATTTGTAATTCCTAACTGATATGCTCTCTTTTCACCATCAGTCATTCCATCGCAAACTTCATCATTCTTACTCTCTAAAAGATCCTTATACTTTTCTAAGCTTTCTACGATTAATAAAAATTGTTCGTTCATTTATTCATTCTCCTTTAACTCTTGAAATATTTTAGTTTTCTGCTATAATACCCATACAGGTTATAGCAGCCAAGTTCCACCGCATACTGACTCAACAGCACGGCTATTCCTGGAGTTTATAAAATAACTCATGCGGAAGTACTACTTATGTAGTGCGTATAAAACATGAGAAAATAAATCTCAGATTGGAGGTAAATATTGTACATATTAGCAACAATTATATGTGCAGTTGTTGGACTAATCGCCGTTGGTATGTATTATCATTCCAAAAACCATGCAGTCGATATGATTTGCAGGTACTCATCTGAATTATCAGATAAGAAAGTGGAATGTATTACCAACATGATTTCCAAACAACATCGGGACATCCCGTTTTTGAAAAAGCTACCAAAATAATCTGTTTATTATTTATTTTCTCCTTTTAATCTATAACTTTTTATTATTCATCAGGTCGAATTTTGTGTCTAATCACAGATTCGACCTTTTGTACTTCCACATAAGATTATTTTCTTAATCTAAAATTACATCCACTGCAGAGATGAATCCATGTACTTTTTTAATTGATTCTTCATCTAACATATATCTTTCGCCCGCTATGTTCATTTCTTTATTAAGGCTATCAATAGAAAATATTAATTTTTCTTTTGCTATTTCTTTATTCTCTGCACAAACAACAATTCTTTTAAGTGCCAAACTTTTCTTCCATATATTATCAAAGTCATACCATTCTCTGTTCGCAATTCCAGTGTAAAAGTCTATTGCCGCTGCATCTTCTTCCTCTTCATCATTTTCTTCTTCCGATTCTCCATACTCACATGTATCGCAAGTAGAAAAATATTTGTCATGGACTTTACAGCATTCTGGTCTATTATCTTCGTTATAGCGTGTAATAAAATCATAAACTGACGCTTCAAGTTTAATTATTTTGTCAAATTTTATTCTATCTTTTTCGGATAACTTATTCCACTTTTCTAAAAGTGAATCTACTAATCTCATAACTACTTCCTTTCTTAAAAATTTATGAAATTTACTTTTCGTTAAGATTATAAACCCAATTCTTCGATTATAGGAAGAACCTTGTCTTTTAACTTAGGATATAATTTATCCAATGTTTCTCTAGCGTTCATTTGTTTATTCTGTGTTGTAAGTCTGGCACATTCCCAGTCTATAACCATTTGTACATAATCCGCATGTGTCCTTGCTCTCAAAGCATGATGCCTGGAATGCCCTCTATGTATCTTGTATACACGTTCGTAATCCATAATCATGTATAGGAATATTTTATCCAAATCATGCAAGTAACCACGAATTGTATTGTGCCCAAGTAATTGCCTTTCGATTATTCTGAATGCTTTTCTATGTTTTAATGTATATTTGATTTTATCTGTTTGCATTGTTTACCCCTTTCTTAAGTTTTAAATGGAGCTTGCATGACTTGAACATGCGACCGTCCAGTTATGAGCTGGATGCTCTCCCAACTGAGCTAAAGCTCCTGGTTGCACCATAAAGCGAAGCCATGCACGACCTCCAATGGATTAGTCTTTCATAATACCTTTTCGCTACATTTAGTTGCACAAAACATACGATTTTTGTGTTGCGATATTCTTTTACTTCCAACTAAACAAAGTTGCATACTTCATGATGCTAAATACTGACGGTGGGACTCGAACCCACATATCTGTGATCCTGGTGTTTGAAGCCAGTGCGTATGCCAATTCCGCCACGCCAGCATGTGTGCGATAGTTACTTCATCCGTTTAAGACATCTTCTAACGAGGATGCTGATCCAAACCCATCGCTTAAGTGATCAGTTTATTACAAGTGGAGGCTTGTATTGCGATACATGATAAGTTTTATGTCTTTCATGCTTGGACAATTATTTATTCTCTAACAAAAAATCACAGCTAACGTGATAAACAAGAAAATTAAAATGATTCCGCATGATACTCCAAAACTTACATCCTCTCCCCATCGTTTTTCAACATAAGTAATAATTTTATCATAAGATTTTGCGATAAATGTCATTCCAAATACAGACACAACTGCAATTGCGACAATTTCTAATACTAACGTTAAAAATAACATTAACCAATATTCATTCATATGTACATTCTCCTTCTAATACTGTCTAAAAGTAAAACCCTCACCACACTCAGTACAGACAACCGATCCAATTTCAACTTCTGCAAATTCTTGAAATTCATACTTGAATTGAACGTTTTTGCAATTAAATCTTTTATGTTTATTTACAACGTGCGAATCCATCCATAAATTAATTGTTGATTTTTCATCTTCTGAAATCGGAAATCCTCTCCGTAAATCTTCCTGCATAGCTTCGCATTTACTTTTCATCATTTGCAGTTCTGAGTCTTTATAAGATTCTTCCATTAATCTTTTATTCTCTTCTCGCAGTCGAGCAATTTCTTCGTCACGTTTTTTCAATCCATCTTCAACGTTTTTGACAATGTATGAAGTCTGATTTTCTTTATTTACAAGCTGATCTAGAATTTCGTTAATATTCTTACCCATGATCTTATTCTCCAATCTCTTCATTTAGCCATTTAACACAGTCGTTGATCGCATCAGACCTGTAAATAAATTTCTGTCCAGATGGTGACTCCCATACAAAAGATGATTCAAAAACAAAATAATTAGTTGGAATACCTGCTTTATCTTGTGTCTTTGTAACTAAATATTCCGCTAATCCATCGACCGGCATAATTCTCAACCTATCCAAATTTCGCATCCTTACACCTCCATATTCTCTCTTGTTGTATAATGTTATTTCACTTAATACTCTGCATGGCTATTACACCATACAGAGTAAAATATATTATTTTTTCTTAGCTGCTTTTAATGAATCTAATTTCTTTTGAAGCTCTTCATCTTTCATCTTTTTATCCAGACGCTTCATCTGAACGTCAATGGAATTCTTGTAAGCGATTCTTGTACCGTCAGCCTGTTCTTTTGTTTTCTGAACGCCTTCACGAACCTTTTCAAGCATTCTATCTTCTTCTTGACTTGAAGCGCTTGTGGCAGATTGTAAAGATTTTACGGTTTCTGCAGCCTCGAGTGTGAATACTGCTTTATCCTTTTCTGCTTTTAAAGATTTAATTTCTTCCTGCAGAGCTGTTAAATTTTCTTTCTGTACATCTCTATTCTCTTTTAATTCTTTCAGAGTTGTCTTAATCGTTTCAATTTTGTCCGTGATTTCCTGCTGTCTTGCAAGATATACTTTTGCACCTTCGTCATCATTTCTATCAATACAGGATGCAACACTAAGATCCATCTGCATATTCTCTTTCTGCAACTGTCTTAATTGTGTTTCATAATTCTGGATTTTACCCTCGACCTGGGTATATAAAGAGTTTGTTTTGGTGTAAGTATCTTCCTTCTTCCAAATAATAGAATTATAGTAGGCTTTTGCTCCATCTGGCGTAGATGCATCATTGCCAATGATTTCATCTGCTGTTCCTGATGCTCTCATTTTTAGTCTCTTACCCGTTTTAGTTGTTGTAAAAAATACAACTGCCGCAATCACAAGAATTACGATAATCAATACTGTCATAGTTAATCCCTACCTTCGTCAATATCAAGTCCAAAGTTTTTAAATAGCTCTGTCATGCCTCCCATATATCCTGATCCAAGAGCCTGGAATTTGAATCCATCACCGTATCTATAAAGTCTACCCATCTCAACGGCATTGAGCTTTTCAAAATTCTCATTTTCAGAAAGATCATATTCCCACTTTGTTGTCGGATTGTCATAATCACAGATCATCATAGTTGCGTTATTAGCCATTCCAAAATTCTGTAGTCTCTGTACAGCTCTGAAAATAGTAAGACAAATTGTAAAATCTGTTCTGTCTGACGGAAATGTATCTGCATGAACAATAAAATATTCATCATAATGATGTCCATCAAAAGTAATTCCCTGAGAATCGTCACCCGTAAGATTGTCTCCAGAATATTCTACCCACGGATATCCACTACCATCACCATATGTATTATAGTTTACAATATCTTTTGGATAAGCTACTTTTCGATCTGAATTTGTAAGAAATCCGTTAATATCAAAATCAATATCTGATTCACCTGCATAACGATTCTGATCCCAATTCACACCAATGAAAAAGTTTTTGATTGCAGTTCCATCTTCTTTTGTCATACTAATTTTCTGATTTTTGCTCATATTAATTACGTTTGCCATAATTATGTATTCTCCTTTTTTACTGTTTGTTATTTAGCCAATCTTTGTATGGTCTCAAAAGCTCTGTATATAGTTCTTCGTCAGTCATTCTGTTCATGTTTTTGACTGCGATAAATCCAGTGTTGTCACATTTTCTACCCTTCATATCATCCAGAGATCTCAGATAACTAAAATTCTCATTTCCAATGCCAACAAACTGTACAAACATATTGTAATTAGAAAGCTCTTTCACAATTTTATTTGTTTCGTCTGTATCCCAATTTTCACCATCTGTAATAAAAATGATAAATGCTGGAATTGTACTTGGCTCAATATCCTTATAATAGGAAACAATATCTTTCAAGACTGGAGCGTAATTAGTTCCACCCATACTCATATGAGAATTCATCATAATTTTTCGAACATAGTTCTTATAATTATCAATTGTCACTGGTTTCAAAGAATCAAAATCATTTGAAAATAGCCAAGATTCTAACTCCCCATTATCATCAAATTTAAGAGCGATTGGCAAAAGTCTTGTAATTACATCTTGTACAGATCCGTTTCTAAAAAGATTACCCATACTTCCAGAGTAATCCATAGCGAGCGCAACCCTTGCTTGATGCTTAGTCATATCAATTTTGCTTGATTTCGACATATTAATTAGCACATTATTTAAATTTTCTGCTGACTTAGACATATCAATTACAACTTGCTGCGCTGTATTTTCTTCATGTACCACAGCGGATGTATTATCCGCCATAGTATTTGTTGTTGTAGTCTTTTTTCCAAAAAGTTTGTCAAATAGTCCCATGATTTTTATTCTCTCCTTTGATAAATAATTTTCGAATAACATCAACCACGATTACAGTGAGTGATAGTCCAATGATTGCGATCCACTGACTCATATTCATTGCTGTTGCCTGGATAAGTCCGCCGAGTGCATTACATAAAGCAATAGTTCCAAGTACAATACCTGCTGCAATATATACAAATGTTTTATTGTTTTTCAGTCCATTGAGCAAATTAATATGTTCTGTACGAATACCAAATCCATTGCATACAGACATGATGCAAAGCATTGCAAATCTTGCAGTCATAGCTTCGACATCTGTTGTAAATAATTTTGATACTGGTGAAAACATAAGAATTCCATATAGTACAATAAATGTTACTGTGCTAATAGTAATTCGTTTCTTTGCACCTCGAATAAACAATCCAGAACCCTTCTTAATTGGATTCTCTGTCATATATTCAGCTTTCGGAGGTTCCCCGCCAAATGACAATGAATTAAGTGAATCCATGATAATATTGATAATCAGAATCTGAACGGAAGCTAGTAATGCTCCGCCAGATAAAATAGGAAATAGAATACTTAAAACCAGAAGTGAAAAGTTGATTGGCAACTGAAACTCCAAAAACATCATGATATCGTGCATAAATGTTCTACCAAGTTCCACGCCTCTAATAATACTTGCGAAGTTATTGTCTGTTAGAATAATATCGGATGCTTCTTTTGCAACATCTGTTCCAGCTTCCATGCCAAAGCCTACATCCGCTTTCTTTAAAGCAGGAGAATCATTTGTCCCATCTCCCGTCATTCCAACAGATCTACCAAGCTCCTGTGCAAGACTTACAAGTCTAAGCTTTGTATTAGGAGAGCATCTGGAAATAACTCTAAGAGTTGGAATAATCTTCTTAATTTCATCATCAGACATTGCCTCGAACTGTGCATTTGTAAGAGCAAGATCCCCTTCTTTATAAATACAAGCTTCTGTCGCTACTGCTACTGCAGTCTCATGGCAATCACCAGTAATTTCAATAACTTGAATACCTGCTTCATGCGCAATCTGTACAGCCTGTGGAACTTCTTTTCTTACTGGATCAACGACGCCAATAATTCCTAGAAATACCATATCATCTGGTAATGTATTCTCAACAATGTTCCCATTCGCCATCGCCAATGCGATGCAGCGCATGGATTTTTTCGTCATTGATTTGATAACATTTAAAAGTCTCTCTTTATCTTGTTTATTAAACGCTACAGGCTCTGAAATTAACATTTTAGAACAATGTTCGATAAGTTTCTCTGGCGCACCTTTATAATAGGAAATTCCGCTCTCAGACGTACAGGAAGAGTACTTATATTCACTTTGAAATACCTGTTTCATAATAATTTTGTTGTTTTTCTGAATGTCAAAAAACTCAGTAAAATCAACGTATTTTAAGATTGCTCTGTCAATAGAGTTTCCGCCTGTGATATTATTCTCTGCATCATATGTGGCACTATTGTTCAAACAGATATTTTGTTTGATGCAATCCCAAAGATTAGTACCCTGATCAACTTCATTGCCATATCCGTCAATGACAGTCGTAGGTGTCATAACTCCTGTTGTAAGAGTTCCTGTTTTGTCAGTACAAATTAGATCTACGTATGCAAGTTCTGGAATCTTGTTTGGATTTTTTGCAAGAATATTGAATCGTTCCATTGTCTTGACATTCTGTTTTGTAACAAGCTTGATAATTAATGGAAGTCCTTCTGGAACAGCAGCCACAATGATTGTTAGAGCAACCGAAATATTCTGTGCAATCTTTTGGATAACTTCTAGCACACCACCATTGATATATTCCCTGAATCCAATATGCGCAATATCCGTTACCATCAGTGCAATAAACGTGACGACTGCAGCAATCGTTCCATATCTCGAAATTGTATCACAAAGTTTATCGATCGCAATCTGAAGTGCTGTTTTAGGTGGCTCAAGTGTCTGCATTTTTACAAGTGTGTCACCATTTATGGTGTTTACGCCAACTTCGCCTACGATCATCTTTCCTTCGCCAGACAGAATCGTTGTTCCAGCAAATAAGCTATTTTGATTCGTAAAATCATCGGTGGATGTTGATTTTTTGTATACATAACCATTAATTGGAATTTTCTGACATTCTTTACTTTCTCCGTTGATAGCAGCATTGCTTACAGAAATTTTACCCTCAATAATATATCCATCCGCGTAAATTTCCTGTCCAGTTCCAATACAAACCACATCACCAACAACTAAATTATCTTTGTTGATTGTCTGAACTTGCCCATCTCTGATAACATCACAATACCTAGTTGATGTCTTTGCTCTTAGTTCTTGTGTTGATTTTTGAATACCAAGCGCCATTTTTACACCAATATATGTACATAATGAAATAACTAAAATCACCATGATTGGTTCTGAAAATGATGCCAATCCAAATACTGCAGCGAAAATCCCATATGCAGATAATGCTAATAACAGCATCAGCGTTTTATCACCAAAGATATTTTCAATCGCAAATTCATACCACTTTTTAAGTTTTGGTTCTGGTAGTTTGTTTGAGCCATATTTTTCCCGACTCATTTTTACTTGTTCGTTTGTTAGTCCTTTCAATTTTACACTCCTTTTCTATTTGTTTTAGAACATTTATAACAAAGATGAGTCAAAAATAATAATGACCATCTTAGTCATACTTATTTATTCTCAATCTATAACCACATTTATCGGATATAAGTGATCCTTGCAATATTCCAGAAAATCATCTGCTGTCAAATAATTCTTCATCCCATTTAAAGTCATATTCTCTATAACCTCTGCATCTAACGAATATGAAAAACATGGATTTTCTTTATATAATTCAAAACTCTTATGTTCATAATCATCCCAACTTCCATAAAAGGAATTGATAATACTATCTATTTTTGAAACAGGATATCTTTTTTCGTATAATAATTTTGCTTGTTTTTCTGACTCGGTATAAATGTATTTTTCTCTTCCTGTCACATGATGATAGCAAATTTCCTTTTCATATCTTGTTCTATTAAGAAATATATCCATAGAAGATGTTTCTTTTCTTTTATGTGCATTGAATCCTTGCGTCAATGTCACTTTGTATATTTTCTTCATTTCTGTATTCTCCGAACTTCTAACAAACTGTCATCGTTTTCTTCTTTAAGTTGCTCCAAGTCTTTCCAAATCGCATACCCTGAATCATTTTCACCACAGTAATAATGTTTCTCCCCATTAATTATTCTCCAATATTTCCTATTGGTTTTATAGTAAACTCCATCTTTTGCAAATTCTTCTTTTGTGTACGAAGCAATTATTTTATCATTGATAGGAAAACTAATCTCTACGAAATCTATTCCATCAGCATTAATGCTGTCCATATACTCTAACAATTCTTTCATTTACTCATTCTCCATCTCATATGGTGTATATTCATAAGGTTTTCTGTATTCCAAAATCCTATATACCCTGTCAGAAAAATCATGCAGCCAAGTTTCTAAATCTGCATTGCATCCTCATGTATCTCACCTCGCTTTATCGCATTCATGAAAATTTAAAAGCATCTGATACTTATATTCTCCAAATCTTTTCTTCCAACGTTCTTTTTGTTTTAATATTTATACTTCCACTTATACCCTTTGCACAAAACATCTTTTTCGCATGATTTTATTATTCCAGACAAACCTTTTAGCCCTACTGATTTTGCCGCATCTGTAATTGATGCAAATTCTTCAATAAAATTATTGTTCTCATCACATTTCATAACTGCTTTCTTTTTATTTGCCATCGTCGCTTTATATTCTCCGATATTACCTTTTTTCTCAAAACTCCATCTATAATTATTTGCAGATTGTTGAGAGCCATTTAAACATAAACTTATATCTGTATTTCTTGTTCCTGTTTTTCTTCCGGCTTCAGCAATTGACCAAAATTCATCTATATATTCGCCATCCATTTGATATCTATATACAGTTTTGCCCCTAGTCTTTGAAGCAGACGAAAATCCTCTTCTCTTGCTTTCTTCAGATGAGTATTTATCATAACCTTCCAAAATATGAATAATTTGATATTTTCCATGTTTAGTTATTTCATGAATGTCTTTAATAGTTTTTCCTTCATCCCACAGACGATATATATTTGCTCTATCAATTGTATTTTTTAATGTATCTCCACCAATTGTTTGATTGTAACCATCGTTGTATGTATCGTAATATTCTATCCAATAAATTTCTCGTTCGTTTAATTCTTCTTGTGAACATTCTTCTAAAACAATTAATTCAAAATTACTTTCACCATATTTTCTTATTGCCTTATGAATTGCCATATTGTAAGCTTTTTTGTTTACTTGTGCATTATATGATTCACTCAAATGATTTCTATATCTATACCATATATCTATACTTTGACCTATATATTTTTTATCGTTTATTTTATTGCGTATCATATATATTCCACAATAAATTTTTCTTTTTGTTATTTATTATTCATCTCCTTCTTTGGATTATTTTTTACAATTTCTTTTGCTACACTTGATTTTCCACTTCCACTCAGCCCGCACATAACCCAAAGCGTAGGTCTATTCATTATGCAAAACATTCTTTCGTAAAATCATAACCATCCTTATCATGGAAATATAATGGTTCTCTGCTTTCATCAATATATCTTCTTTCGCTATAAGGATCTAATTTATGATACTCTACATGGTCATATGGCATTTTAATGTCATAATCATCTTCTGTAGACTCAACAAGATAATCTCTACCACCAAATATATGATTCGGAATACCTTCTGGAATATGTTTCATATACTTTGGTTCTCTATTTACATGGCTAGTAAATTCTTCTTTCAGCCCTTCGATAGTATACTGTTTGCCATACTCATCAAAAATTTCAATATCCATTCTATGAAATTCTAAGAACTTCAGCATATCTTCTACTGATTTATAAGCATTACCGTGCCACTCAAACAAAGGTTTCCAACCATAACTCAGTTTCATGATATGCACTTCATATCCAAAATAAGGTGAATCTGTAAGCTCGTACTCATTGTCAAAATACTTTGTCACAAGTTCCTTATCTTTTATCATCATATAATAATTTGTCCCCACGTTCTCACCACCCTTTGTAAACTAATCTCTTATCCAGACTCCAGTAATTGCAAGTCCATTATCAGACTCTACAGTTAAATCAGCTATTCATCATTAACACAATTCCCACCAGAAATCATATAATTTATGAGCCATATTACCTTTATGTAATTCGCCCTTATATCTACGAATCTTTCTATTTGATTGCTGCTTAAAATACTTGCTACGTTTTCCACGATACCATCTTTTATAATATGGTTTAGTGTTCTGAACATAACCATGTCCATTAATCCTAATTTCATCCATATATCCAACTGGCGCAGGATAATAACCGCCAGCAATTTCATATAGGTGCTTAAGATTATTTTGATGCTTCAAATATCGCTCGCGTTTAGTTCTTCTCTTTTTATTTGATTGAGTTTTAACAACATTTCCCATTCGAGAATATTCTTCGCAGCATCCCATATATCCTACTTTTCCACCAATCTTATCACACCAAATAGCTCGACAAATTTCCTCTTGTGACAAATCATCAAATATTTCAGACACTTTCATATAATCTTCATATCCATAAGGACAATCACAGCACAACATTTTATTCTCCATCATACTTCCATGCAACAACTTTATTTCTTACAGCCTTTCTTCGTACACCTGTCCCATAGGAATACCACACTTCTTCATCCGTCTTCCATTTAAAATCTCTTGTTCTTGCACATTCAGCAATGAAATAAGCTCCATTTTTTGTTTGAACAAGAACTTTTTCAGATAATCATCCTCTTGAACATTGCGAACAATAAGTCTCTTTCATATCAGGATATTTTTCTTTTAATGAAATCCAATCATTTTTATCCATAATGATCACCCTTTAAAATTGTACTTTTGTATAATTGCTTATTCTCCGAAAGAATCTGGACAAGCTTACAAAATTTCAAATATTGCATCTTTCATAGAAGATGGAATCATGAATGTATTTTTCTTATGCGTAACCTCGTACTCTTCCTTACCATCTTCATTTGTTACAACGCTTGCTGTAAGAATCTTTTCTTTTTTAATCTTTACACTATCTTCTTTTTGATCTTTGAAGACAACATCTTTAATAAATTTAATTGTCATAATGTTTATTCTCTCCTTCTATTGAAAGAAATGTCGGATTCATTACTAATCAAATTGCTGAGATTTAATTTTCTCTTTAGAAACATATCCTAAGCAATATCTCTGTTCTTCTCTCATGGCATCACAGATTCTCATAATCTGTGAATATCCATCTGACTGACTTTTTGTGCATTTTGCTGCAATTTGTTCAATTCTCTTAATATATTCTTCCATTGATTTATTCTCCCATACTACTTCAATAAATTTGCAATCTCATCAATCTCAAGTTCAGTTTTCTTATCATCAGATAGCAGCTTATCCAGTTTACCCTCCATCTTCTTCAAATCTGCTTCCTCTTTCTTTAGACAAGATACTTCTAACTTTCTTTTAATATCCTTAATCCAAGCCGTTACGCTGTATCCTGAAATTTCAAAATCAGACATTCCAAGGTCAACTGCCGACATAAGATATGAATTGAGTCTGATAAGTAACAACACTAATGCATCATCTGAACATACATTAAGGTTGATAGTCATTCCATCCATATTGAGAACACAATTTGTCTCAGGAACAAATCTAATCTTCTTCTCAGAGATAGCTTTTCTCTTATCCTCAATTTGTTTCTTTAATTCTAAAATTCTATCATCATTCTTACTCATTTGATTTCGTACTCCTTTTATATTCTCTGCCGTTTGCTAAATGTTTCTGAATATACATTGGCTTCATTGTTTCAAAAATCTGTTCAATAGTAACAGGAATCATATGTTTTTCTTCTTTATCATTATATGGATATCGGTTTGACTTAACCATTTTAGATGTGGTAGGAAATATGTCAGTTACTTTAACACGTTCTTCATATGGACCGTAATGCATATATTCCATTTGTATTTTATAGATAATATATAAATTATCATCCCGTTTATAAGTCTCAAATACATATTTATTCCCACTATAATATTCGCTTATAAAACGAATTCTTTCCCAGTAATCGCCTTTTTTAAATTCATCAAGTGTAAAGTATTTATATTCGTCTTTGCTACTATCATATGGAGAATACTCAGATTCTCCTTCCAATTTATCAAAAATGTCTGCATACTTTTCATTGCACTTATCATCAATACATTTGATAAATTTATTCTTTGGCATCGACCTATAATGCTCAAAATAACTACCTTTCCAAAACCAAAAATGTTTACCTTTATTTTTCCAATTTTCATATCTATCATAGACATCAAATTTACCCATATAAATCCAATTCTCATTATCCTTGGTTAAATATGTGGCACCTATAATTAAGTCTTTTGCTTTAACACATTCATTATTATGGATAATCTTATTAAACTCACTAATCTCTTTATAATCAGGTGATTCTACTGGCATAAGAACTAAATCTTTGCCGTCCCATCCATATACAAATTCTCCTTCAAGCCCCTTACCCTTGATACAATTTGCGTTTTCAAGAATGTATAATAAATTCTCGATAGTAATCTCAAATTCAAAGCCTCGTGGATCGTACACTCTACAATAAGCATGTCTGTGATCCCAACCTGTAGAATAATCACCTGCTTTTTTATTAAGCACAAATCCTTCGGTTGGAATATTATCATATTCATTATTTGGAATATTCTCATCTCGCCAACCATTCCATGAAGCCTCTTTTCGCAACTTACCCTTTTCGTCATAGTAAATTACATAAGCAAGCTTTCCTGTATATGTTCCTGAACGATTCTGATAACCAACATTAATTGTTTTAGGGATAAAAATACTACTTCTCAATCGTTTTCCTCCTTTAGTTATTCTCTATTACAAAGTTACCCTACCAATATAATTCTTCATATCTCGGATCAACAAACAACTCTTCTTTAGGTCTTGGGTCTTTTAAATTATCATTGCCAATCTTAAACTCACCACCGTAATAACCATTCCAAGAACCACAACCCCAAAGTTCTAATCGTCCTTTATGAGTAATAGAAACAATTCTATAAGCTGGCTTGTCACAACATTGCCAGTAACTAACGACAAAGCAATTATCTTTTGTTACATTCTTTAGATATTTCGGCACTTCGGGCCACAAGTGACATTCATTGTTAATTCCTTCCAATGTTTTACCTTCATCCAGCATCATGTTGGCTTTTTCTGATCTCTTGTGTGCCTTTTCATGTTCCAGGCACCATTCTTCTGAACTGAATAGTTCACCACAATAATCACACTTATATCTAATTACTTTCTCCATAATTACTCCTAAGTCTTATCTAAACACACAATATATCCATTCATTACTTCATAATAATACCAAGCATAAGGACTAATTCCTTCATTCATAATTTCTGCCAGTTCATCTGCTTTTTCTTGATGGTTATGTGCTTCATTTATTATAACTGTTTTTTGAGAATCAAAATAAAGATTATCAACTTTACGCATACAATATGCACATAATTCCAACTCACTGATATATTCCTTTATAACTTTTAGCATCTTTGGAATGTTGTCTTTAAGGATCTGTTCATTTGCTAATTCTGATGGATACAAAACATACAAGTCTTTTTCACATGGAGATGAAAGGATTCTTTTATACACTATGTCTGATCGTAGACAATATTCACGTATTCTTTCTTCAAACGTCAATTCGCTTCACTCCTTTGTAATCATATCCAAGAATAACAATCTATCTTTTTTTAATGTGATATCATAATCTTTCCACTTCTCCATTAATTCTCTTATATCAAATTTATGAGGAACCACAATCGCATAACCATGTGGAGTTTTATATAATTCATGATTTTCTAGTTCAGAATAAAAGTAAATATCATCGATAAAATCATTTACTTTTTCTTCATCGTCTACATCAAAATCAAACAACCACTTGCTTTCATCACGATTCTCTACTTGCTGTGCAACTGAAGCTAATGTACGATTCAGCTTTGTCATACTTGGTTTATCTCTAAGCAATCTAATAATAAGTTCTTCTCTTATCTTTTCTTCATTTCTAGAATTTACAGACCGATACAATCTTGTCTGTTCGCCTGGAACTCCATCCGCTGCAAACTTATGAAATTCTTTGATTACTCTATCTTCGTTTTCTTTATATTCTAAGATAATCTTTATACGCTCTTTGAAATTAAGAAAATCTTTGTTGTCTTTATTTCTTGAACGAATTAGATACACATATAGATCAGACATTATTTTTCACCATCCTTTGCATTGATATAACATGCAACATCTTTGAATTCGTTGCAATCAATGACTTCACGAATATCATTAATGATACTTTTTACTGTTGAATAATTGCCACTAAAAGAAGTACCAGTCGTTTTTACTTCATATTTATATACATTTGATAATTTTATTGGATAATCTTGGTACAGAACCGTACCCTTTGGAACTGTTATATTAGAATATGCATCATAGTAATCTTCTTTAAGAACCTTTAACCATTTTTGACAACCTTTGTTATATGATTTAAGCTTGGCTTTGCTAAAAGATACTCTGAAATATTTATCTTCATCATAGATTATTCTTTTAAATTTATTTACAATAAGCAGCACACCATCTACAATTCTATAAACATCTTGATACTCTGTGTTTGCTAATACTTCCATTTATTCTTCACCATCTTTCCATGCAGAACTTGCATATAACAACGAATCATATGGCACAATATATTTCTCAGGTATATTCGCAAATGCTTCTATAACTTTATCGTACTCTTCCTTGTCAACCATGAAATCATCATAAACTTTTAATTCTGCTCTAAGCCCTCTCGAATTTTTCTTAATATTAGTCGTACTCATCTCTGTAAAACTCCAATGCTCTAATAGTAATTTCCATCAATTCCTGCTGATTTTCTGATTTCTTTTGATGTGCTTCTGTGCTACCAAAATTAGCTTTTAACCGATATATCCGGCATTTAGCAGACTCAATCACACGTTCTACTAAATCATATTCTTTATTATAATTACGACAATCTTTACAAAAATCTGGATGACCGTCAGAGTTACATCTATCTAGTGAAACTAAATTATCTTGAAGTTCGTATCCCATACCACATCTGTACATAATACCTATTCTCCATCTTCTAAAATCTCAACATCGACACATAACATATCATGCAGATTCTTAATCTGTTCTTCGGTCGGTTTCTTCCATGGCATCATATCTGTAACATTAAAAACCATCACTCCACACAGTTTGATTCTTGCAATTGTTTTTGGTGGGCAATATTCTACGACTTTCGGCATCGGAATATCGCAACTTGTTTTTGGTAATTGTGATTTTTGTGAATGCTCAAATGCTCTCAATTCATCTTTTCCAAGCCAACGTTGCCATGCTCCACAATCATCACAATATAACCCTGTGTTGTTACCCTTTACTTCCGTATGCAAAGATGTACTTCCACACTTTCTACAGCAATTTTGATACATAATTTTCACCTCATGTTAAATCAATTTGTTCTCTGCTAATTCATCAAGATAATAATATCTGTCAATTGATTCCTTATCTCCAAGAATCCATTTGTCACACTCAACTTCTTCCATTTCATTAATCCATTTATCCCAATTGTCTGCAATGAGCTTACAGAACTTTTCGCCACTTCCACGCAAGAAACATCTGCCAACCCATTCAGCTTTCATGCTTCTATCTGGATAAACCAGTGTAAAATAGATTCCATTTTCAATCAGAGCATCTCTTACTTCTTTGTGGCTACTTACAAAGATATAATCAACTTTTCCAATATTCTCTTTAATGTGCTTAATATAATTTTTTGGAAATTCAGGATTACGATACTCTTCAATTTGATCTGAAATGGTTGGATCATAATCATAACACCAACTGAACCGACTGCTATCGCTATCGAGAATCTTATAACCTTTTTCATTTAATTTTTTAAAAGCATATGTCTTGCCACAAGCAGGAAATGCACTAATAATTTTTGTTTTCTTCATAATATTCTCCTTCCTAAGAAATCATTTCAGGATAGAAATCATATAAATAATCTCCAAAGTCTCCGCCAGTATCAGAACCAATTATCTTCTGCCAATGATTTATCCATTCCTTACCTTCTTTTGTTAGTATGAATTTTTCGTATTCCTCTTTAAGTTCTTTTTCTTTTGTATTCATTATTTATTTTTTACCCTCCAAATGAAACAAATCTTCTTCCATACCTATCTCCTATTGTTCGAAATATCTTACAATCTGTTCTCCAATCCATCTACCCATAGGTACCGCCACTGCATTACCAATTTGACGATAAGCATCATTATCAGTTCCGCAAAACTGAAACCAATCAGGAAATCCTTGTAGTCTCGCATATTCTCTAACCGTATATGGTCTTATTCTCTTTCCATCCTTAATTAATCTTGTCCCTTTATCCTTTGCATAGTGAGCAACACATGTTGGTGCAAGATCATCATTTTCTGGATCAGATACAATTGGGTTGTCCCTGTATTTTCCATTAATACGATTCAAAACATATTGCGGAATATCTACTTCACTATCTTTTTCCAGAATATCTTTCAATCTCAATGGTTTTCTTTCTGGATATTCAAAACGACTAAAAGGCTTTTTACTGCCAATTAGAATCAGTCGCTTTCTTTCCTGTGGCAACCACATATTCGCATTAACTGGACATTCAATTCGAACGTAATAATCCGGAAGTTTTGTCAGTGCTTCCATAACAACTCTAAACTTAAGCATTCCAGGCACATTCTCAACAACATACATTTCTGGTTTTGCTAATACAATATGTCGAAAGAAATGTAAAAACAAATCATCGCCTGTTCGTGTTCCATTAATGTCTGCAGCAGTTGAATATTTAGTACACGGAAATGTCCCAATGTAAACGTCCGCATCCTGCTGATCTAATACTGTTATTTTGGCAATATCACATTCGTTAACCTTATGATTAAAATTCTTTCGCAAAGTATCACAACATTTCTTGTCAATTTCAAATGACTCTAAAATGTTGATACCGGCTTCTTTAATCCCAAGATCCATGCCACCAGCTCCACTAAAATAACTCTTTGCTGTAATTCCCATATTTAATTTTCCTATTCTGTGAAATTATTTGAGCGAACACTCATAAATTATTTATTTCTATCTAAGACCTGTTTAATATCATAACATATTAACGAATTTATATCCCAAGCACAATTTGTACATAAATCTACTTCCGTTGGTTTTACCACATCAAAACACAAGATTGTATTGTTAAATTTATCATTCGCTTTTTCTTTGTACCGAAAAGGTAGTACGTACTTCGTGGTTTTCGCTTTTTTACCACAAATATCACAATATTCTTTGACCATATTTTCTCCTATGAAAGTGCAATTTCTTAGTTAAAATTTTTCATCTGAATTGAAATTCAAATTCTTCTTTGTGTATTTCATTTCAGCTTCTTTATAAGAAATATGTTTTTTCATAAAATATCTGATACATTCAGCACAAAAATCCACATCTGCTTCCTCAAAATCCGAATGTTGCGTTGTCTCATCATATATCAATTTTTGACACCTATCACATGTTTCTCTCCATACCCACCAATTCCCATTCGTGTTTGGAGTTCCATCGTAATTTACTTTATGTATATTGGTTTTCATTGTTAAAACATGTCTCCAATCGTCTTACTTAAAGCTTCCTTCGCAGCTTTCGTTCTTGATAATTTTTCTGCTAACTGATTCACTGCTTCTTTAATAATAGTTTCCTTATTTTCTTCTAAAAATGACTTGATGTTATCATTTACCATGTCTTTAATTTTCTGAGAATATTGATAAGCACTTGCATTGTCATTTCCAATTAATTGTTTCATACAATCTTTTTTAATTTCCGCTACAACTTGAGATCTAACATTGTTCTCTATCGTTTTCTTAATTTGATCATCATCAATACTGATCCCAAACTGAACTATATGTTCCATAATTACCTCCACTCTTTTCTACAACCACAATCTGGAAAGAAGTTTTCTACATCTACAATGAATTCATCGTAAAAACACATTCCGTGTTCTAAATCATTCATCCAGTTAATTAATTCTATTAGAACCTGTGTAAAGTTTTCTTCTCTGCAATAGTAAATTTGTCCAATATCATAATCATCCTGATCACAAATAGTCACAGTAATGGTATATGGCTTATGCCAATCATCGCCTTTACTTGCCGTCAGAAGAACCCATGATCTACCACAGAAACACTCATTACAATCAAAATGCACGGTTCCATATACATTTAAATATTCAATATAAAGTTTCTCACTCTTATGATAATGTCTTTCAAATTCCATATCTACCCCATTTATTTGGATATACGACAAAATAACATATCCGTTTTCTTCTAACAACTTAATTCATCTATCGTATCTGGCCACCATACTTCTTTAACCCTCTCTTTAACAGCGTCCCATGTTTCGTAGTCATATTCTCCGTTCATAGTAAATGTCCTAGGAATTATTCGAGCATACACCAAAATTTCTTTTAATTCCTGTGGCATTTCTTTGTCGATGATGCATCCATTGCACTTATAACCTCGATTAGTTTTTAAATCCGACAAATTGAAAACTCTCAAGACACTTGAATTTGAAAAGAATAAAACAGATGTGTTATCACGCCGAGAAAGAAATAAATGTGATTCTTTTGGAATGTTTTCTAAAATCTTATCTAATGATTTTTCTACAATTATTTTTTTCTCCTGTGTAGAACAGAAAACTGCACTATGGAAATGTTCCATCTTTACACAATAATCAATTTGCTCTCTCAATGCCTCTTCCAATTGATTCATAATTATATTCTCTCATTCCATTTTCGAATTGCTTCGCATTTTGTTTTATCGTGTTCCTCTTCTTTTCTATAAGTATCTACACTACACGTTCCGCCTCTAGCATGACACTTATTGCAAATCACAAAATATGCAACTTTCGAATATCTTGTCTTTTGACCAATTCTTAATTTAGTCCACCCGCAGAACGGGCATGGTTTTAATTCTTTTTCTTTGATATTAATCATGTTTATCACTCCTATCAATTATTAAACACTATAACGTATTCATATTTTTTTGATTCATATTTATACCTTTCTGTATTTTTCAATGTCTTCTTCTCTCGCAAATTTACAATATGGATAACAATAACTGTCTCCTTTAGAAGACCAAGATGTTCTACCTTCAGAAAAAACTTCGAATTTATAATCATTAGCTAAATTACAATATTTACAAAAGTATCTTCGAATCCATAGATCATTTTTGTCATTTCCTACCAACACGGGCGTATCTACAGGTACCATGCTCCAGTCAATTTCTGGTTCCTTATATCCAGAATTTGCCCATTTTTGAAAATCCATATCGCAATGATCTGAACTATAAAAATCACAATCATAACAACTTAATTCTCCACATGAACGCACTTCTCCATTTTTGACTCCACATGTATCATGATTAACAGCGATCTCAAAAATCTTATCTTTATATTTTTCTTTATTTAGCATTTTCTTCACCTCTTATACTTCATCCTCTATCACGTCTACACTAACTACTACCAGAAATCCATTTTCAATTTCTTGTTCTGGATTGTTCCACTCCCAAGATTCAATAACCTCTTCTTCGAGACTATAGTTATCCACATTCAACGGAACAATTCTTCCATACCATTGTTATTCTCCTAACGAAATATCGCTTTCATTATATAATCCCAAGTGTTTCATCTTCATAATTACACTCTTTTGCTGCGTCAAACATTTCTTCGTATTCTGACAGATTGAATGTTCCAATGGTACATTGAATAATCATATGTATAATTCGCCTATACATGACATTAACAAATAATTGATTATTTTCTCCGAATGTCACGTCCATAAAAAGAAATTTTGCTTTATCAGGATCTCTTTTTATAATTTCTAATGTTAAAGGATCAAGAAACAAATGAAGTGCAAACGGTACGTCAACTGTAATATCATCGCATCCATAGTGTTTATGATAATATGAATTCATTGCTTCTAGTTCGTTTTTATGTAGACTCTTGTTATACCAACCCTTACAAATCAGATAGATATCCGTCAATGTCTTGTTCTCCATCGTTATTCCTCCAATCAATTCACATCCATTTTCGCTCCACAGTTCGGACAGAAGTTTGATTTTACTTTCTGATTCGCATAATCAGACCTGTACACTTTCTTTCCGCATTCAGAACAATACACACCTGCATTACTATAATTATCTAAAACATTCCATTTACCATGTTTATAATGTTCCAAACATGAATGACAAATCCATGGATCGTAAATTTTCCTGTCTTTTAATCTCATCCAACCGCATTCTTTTGGACTATACTTATCTTTCTTAGAATCCAAAACTTTGCCGCATACATGACATCTACATTTATGTCTGCCATTTCTCCATCTTTTACCGTCTATGTTTATGATTTTATTTTCAATTCTGCAATACAACTTCAAAAAAGATGTTTCTGCTAAAACTAACTACCATATTTTATTCTCCATCAAAATAAACATTAACTGAATAGAACATTATAATCTCCCCTCTTCTAGTAACTTAATTAACCATTTAGAAAATGAATACGTTGAAAATAACATAACAATCGCTAAGATAAAGAACCATTTATGTATCACTGGAATCAGCGCAACAGATATAATAATAGGAATAAAATATACTGATAATGTTATTTTGACCACATTGCCCGTTTTTCTAGCTGCATTCTTAAATGGTTTTGATTCTATAATCTTATTTAATCTCTCAAGCATAATTCTTCTAACAGATTCCAGCTTCTTCAGCTTCAAATTTTGCGACCGCATCATATACGATTTTCTTTACAACATCTTTATCTTTAAAAATATTTCTATTGGATAACGGCAATGTACCATCGTAACTTTTTAAATAGTTATGTTTAGATCTATTAATATTTGTTTTAATAGGTTTGTTGTCGTATACAATATCAAAAAATTTGATTCCATTTTCACGCATAATAAAATAAATACCGTAATGAACTTTTACATTTTTTAATTCTGCATTTTTGTAAATATCATATTCTTCTACACGCATATCCAAACAACCGTCATTGTCGTGTAAACAAATATATCTTTCTGCATCTTCACGATTGTCAAACACTTTTTCAATTGCGTAATCTGAATACGTTCCAGATGTAACAATATATACTTTATTCATTTCGCCCTTCAACCTTTCTTACAAATATTTGATCTTTTTTAATTTCTTCCCATGTTCTAGGGCAATAATTGATCCAACCCATCATTGCACCAACGTTATAAGCATAAGGAAGGTTTTTGAATTTCTTCACTTCTTTATTCTCTATATTTAATTGTCTTACTTTATATCTGAGTTTTTCCAGAGAATCCTGATAGATAGTGTCATCGAAATTACCATGTGTATGACCATAAAGAAGAACTGTATCTTTATAACAACCATTCCACGAGAAGATAGGATAATGAGAAAGCACAAGTTTTTGATTAATACCATTGTAATTATCAGTAAGTTCAAAATAATCAACCACAGTTTCAAATAACTGTTTTACCCTATAATCTTTCAATCCTGACTCATCATGATTTCCGACCACTAAAATTTTTTTAGATTTGAGTCTTGAAATGACAGAACATAAATATTCATTATCTTTATTATTGCCACATCTACCAATATCTCCTAAAATGAATGTTGTATCATTATTATTGACAACAGAATTCCAATTCTTCACAAGAATCTCATCATGCTCCAATGTACGATGCTCAAAAGAATTCGTACATCCTATGTGTAAATCTGCAATATATCTATACATTACTTTTCTCCATTAATTCTTTGCAGACATGTATTAAAACCTGCTGTCCAACCACGATCGAAACTACAAAGATCTTCATCTCCGTTTTCTTCTTTTGGTAGTTCCTTTAATGGACACCATTCTGGTTTATTGTTACAATAACCATTTTCACAGATAATTTCTTTACATAAACTTTTATCTTCCTCGTCTGCTGTCACAGAACAGCAAGCTTCAATTCCTTCATCTAATTCGAAACAAAACATACAGTCTAAACATGTTTTAGGTGTATCCATTATTAATACTGATTTATCCATATTATGTTCTCCCTCAATTCAATAATTCTTTGTCAATAATCTGGAAGTTAGCTCTATGAATATATAATGCTTTTCCGTCGATCATTAATTTTGTCGTTTTCGGCAGATCTTCACATACTTCATAATACACACTATCACCAGAATAGGCACAAATCGGATCACCAAGTTGAGACTGGATGACGACCACACGAGCTTTCCCAAAATAATTCTTAAATCTATTGACAACGCTTGCAATGATAACATTCTCTCCAAGACTACCATCGGTTTTACTATTAATTACTTCTGGACTTTGAAAATCCACATCAGGATTTAGTCCTTTTTCCGCAAAAATCATTGTAGTTCCACAGTTCTCCACTTCTTTGCCATCAATTGTGACCGTAACTACGCTGGACAATTTTTTCGTATACCCCCAACTGCCATCTGAATACGTTTCTTCTTCTACAATATTGGAATCCAGGTCAATTTTCTGTCCACTCATATCCATGAACTTTTCACCTTCATTCGTATAGAACGAAGCATTATATGTATTACCCGTGATGGAACCATTGAGATCGTTTACTTCGCTATTCAACCCTTCACATCCAGTAAGGCATGATACCGCAAGTGCTGCCATTAGAATTCCTGCTACTAATTTTTTCTTCATATGTATTTTCTCCTTTATTTTTATAAATGTCACCCGTAGCTATGACACCACGGATGACAAAATATTATTCTCCAATACTTACGATAGGAGTATTACTTCCCTGTACCTGTGGAACCTCGCCGCTCCACTTTTCAATCTTCTGCTTTTCAATAAGCTCTGGAGTAAGAGATTCTGCAATCTTTTTATTCGCTTCGGCTTCCGCCTCTGCTTTAATCCTTGTTGCTTCCGCTTCACCTTCAGCCTGGATCTTCTTCTGTTCAGCTTCAATTGTGGCTTTTTCTTTTTCCTGTTCTGCAGCAATAAGTGCTACTTCTTTATCCTTATCAGCCTGTACCTTTGCAGTTTTGGCTTCAATGTTAGCCAGCTCAAGTTCCTGCTGTGCAGTTACTTTTCTCTGAATCGCTGCTGATGTTTCAGAATCGGTTACAATATTGGTGAAATTTGCTGTGTCAATAATGATACCGTATGGCTCAAATTTCTGTTTCATATATACGTCAAGAGCTTCATTAAGTTCCTGACGTTTGTCTCCAAATACATCCGTAACAGGGAATTTTGCAGTAACTTCCTGCGTCCAAGCTCTCATTTTAGGCTTGATAAACGTATTCTTCACCGTCTCACCAGACTGAACTTTAAACATTGTAAAAGTTTTAGTAATTCTATCTGGATCAAATTTGTAAGAGAACTCAAGATCTACAGTAAGAGATTTTCCGTCAGATGTTGGTGTAGAAAAACTCTCATCTTTTGGAGAATCTCCCTTATCTTCGGATGTAAGGTATGACTGCTCAATACCAACCGAATATGTAGTTACTTTTTTCGTAGGAGATACAAAATGCCATCCCTGTGTCAGCACCTGATCAGAAATTCCGCCTGAGAAGTTATACACAACTCCTACATATCCTGCTGGCACTCTCTCCATACATTTGATGCCTACAATTAGTCCTGCAGCCAATACTACTCCTAAAACAATTCCACCTAATTTACCGTTTTTTCATTTTTCTTCTTCTCCTTTTCTTTGTGTTTGTCTTCCTCTTCCATTGCTTCCAATGTGTCGTCTATAATATGAAGCAGGAATTTTCCCAATGGCTGGAACAGAAAAGTCAACAGAAACCATAAAATTACTGTAACTAATACTGCTCCAAGGATCAAAATTGGATTCACATCATCACCTCCTCGAATATTTATTCTTTCCTGTGAAAGACATATTTCATCCGACTGCTCCGAACACGGTCATATCTATATATACCGGTTCTTCAGGATGATAACCTTTAGATATCTCGTCTTCATATTTATTCTTCAGTCTTGTGTTTTTCTTTTCTGCATATTCTCGCATTTCTGCAATCGTTTCATTATCATATTCTGTATGATTATAGATATAATTATTTATATTCTTTCTCTGGATCTTTTCCAACTTCTTTACAAAACTCCAGATAATCATCTACCGCAGAATGAAACTCAACTTCAATGCTAGAAATGTCCCCAGCTTCAAAGTCAACATAATCATTAATTCCCTCTATTTTTCCTCTTAGAGTCATCGATTCCGCATCAAATTCAATTTTTGTATGATAACCATTATACTCCATCATATTGTTCATCATAATTCACCCATCTCCTCTAAACGAGTTCCTCAATTTAATACGCATAGTCATAAGATAAATAATATCCTTGATCAGATAGCTTTTTAAACCATTCAATGCGAGATCTCATATTAACATTATCTACCTCGCTTCCGTCTAAAATTCTCTGGCAAATCTCAGTCATCGCTTTTGGATCAATCAAATGTAAGTCCTGATCTTCTGATTCGAGCCATTTTCCTTGTATAATAGATATTCTCTTTCCACTATATTTTTCGATCAAATCTTGTACCAATCCAATATTATATCCAGAATATGATGTGCTACCTCCACCAATATATTCGATATCTGAATCATCGTAATCAAACATTGTAGTTCCTTTATGGATATGTATTTTGTACGATTTGAACCAATTAAATCCTACTGACATCTTTATACCCATTTACTTATTTTCCCACATATATGTAAGAAAATTATTCTTATTATCATCTTTTTTAAATTCCATATTATAATTTAAGCATTCAATAGATATTTTCTTTTTTATTTCATTCCTCATTTTTTTGATATTCAATTCTTCCCATTTATCTATAGTGATTGCTGCATCATGACAATTTGTAATATCGATTTGTATTTCACTTTCTTCACCTGTTTTAACGTCTTTTATAGTTGTGTATAATACAATTTTATCTATATCTTTAATTATCAAATTTTCTAATTCTTCTTTATTTGCGACCGTTTTTAACATATAATTAACCCTCTAATACTTCTTTAGGACAATACACAATCTGTTTACCAGCCTTTTGCGCTTTGCGAATCGTAGACCATACACCACCAGATTTTTTACCATCCCAAATTGCCAACAATACATCACAGTGGTCAACCATATATTGATCTCTTGCATTGTCGCAACCTTTGTAAAATTCATCAGATAATTCAATCCATTCGTCTGCATATTTTTTCATGTCATCATATAATGCATGTGACGAATTATAATCTTTACATGGTAGAACACAATGCAATCGCAACGGAATGATTTCGTACACCTTCACTAACATAGCTACTGTTCCAAATGCAAAATCGCTTCCTGAAGCCATACCACAATAGGTATCTAAATTCTCTCTCTCCAAATAACAAACTTCATACATTTTAAAGAGCTGTTTTACAATCCATTCTTCAATCTTTTCCCAAGCATCATCCGCTTCGTTTTCTGGAAGTCCAAGTCTTTCAGATCTATGTCCTGTTAATGCTACTTTCATATATTTTCTCCAATTATAGTTCATAAATATCATTTCTTGTTTCACCGTCAGAATAATAAATATTCCATTCGTCAAATAATTCTTCTAACAATTTCATATCAACCGAATATTCATTACCGTGTGTGATAGCAATTGATTTCTTATCTCCGAATGTTCCAACATCTTTTTCACATCTATCGTATAATTCTTTTAAGTCTAACATTCCATATCTTAATGTATCCTGATGCGGATTTGGAATATTTGTTTTATCAAACATGTACGGATTGATTAAATATTTGTCGCATTCGCTAGGAAATTTTCCTGCTCCATGTCTTGTTAAATATGTACGAGATACATAACAGGTTTCAATATTGATATCATCAGCCCAGTTAGTATTTTCAATAATTTTCTTTGGATTTTTGATACCAGTATTTGATGGTGTAAGATGTGGAAAATAATCTGTATTATTCTGATCCAAAAGAAGCCCTTGTGCTGCTTCAAAGATAATATTATCAAAAACATTTAAAAAATCATTTGTTTCCATTTCAACACTATGAATGTTCATAAAATCCCAGTCGTTCCAAAAATGATGAAAAATTCCATCGTCAAGAAATAACTTTTCCCACTTATAAGACAATGATATCTTCTCTTTTTCAAACTGCTTTATATAATAGTCTCTGATAGAAAAATTAACATTTATTACACCAGCTTTATATCTTTTTATTGTCTCAAAAATTCCAAGCCCACAGCTACCATGCTTGTCCTTTCCACGGCTTTCTTCAATGATCTGATTCGCCATCATATCCCAAGGTGTCGTAATCATACAGTTTTTGTTGATATAAACTTCTGGTCGATATCCTAGATTGGTCAACTCATCATATTCCTGTTTGAAAATAATAGGATTTAAAATAAAATCTTCTGGCAGATATGTAGCTGCTCCATTAAATGTGCCAGATCCAAAATGATGAAAGACATGTCGAATGCCATCTGGTGACGTAACCGTATGTCCTCGTTGCGCTCCACCATTAGAACATATAACAATACTATTTTTCTTTTGAGAAAAATAATTTGTTATCAACCCTTTTCCCTCGTCGCCAAACGATCCACCAATCACAATCTTAATGTCTTTCATCATTTTGTCTCCTATTCTACCAAACGATTTCTCCAGAAGTAGAAATCATTACATTCGTATTTGTCTCATTATTTTCTACTTCACCAACAATAATATCAACAATAGCATCTGCGATATTATTCATATTTACATTTCTAAAATGTTTATCATCCATATATTCTTTGAACGAATTTTCAATTGACTCCTGCCGATAATTATATCCGCCATGTTCAACATTGAGATGATAGAGATTGAATTTCTCCGATGTTTCTTTATACAAATCTCTTGTCTCTACATCTGCCTGTAAACTATCCCCTGTAATACTTTTCATACTACATCTAAGGCCTTCTAAAGGAAGATATGGGTTAAGCATTTCGTCTCCCATGGTGATAATGATGCCTTTCCTATTGCGATTTAAACAATCGAGTTTTGTATGATGAAGACCAAAATACCATGCAGCAGTATAGGATTCAAATCTATTTCCGCCACCGCCAAATTCAAAATACAATTTATCAAGCTGCTCTGCGATTCTAATGTCAGACTCAAATTGAGACGCCTGGATCGGATATCTATCGTAAGCTAAATCTCCAATACCCATAATCATAAACTCAACATCTGCAATTTTCTCATACAGCTTTGTCATTACTTCATTTAACGTTTTAGATACTTCAACTGCTGCGTCGCCCATACTACCCGTAACGTCTAGCGCCAAGATAACAGGTAAAGTATTCGGGTGTTCTGCAGAATCACAGCACTCTCTAATTACATTCTTAGGATCTAAAGCATGATCAAGCGTTACTGCCTTAAACATATCCTGGTTAGAATATAAACCTCTGATTTTACCATCGTCTGATACATCAAGACCTTTCGTTGCTGAATAACTTACAAAATCATCTGACTTCCAACTTCCGCATCCCATAATTATTCTTCCTCCTCTGCTTCATCTGTATCATCTTCGTCACTCATATCAAAATCAAACATTCCATCAAACATTTCAGACATGCCGTTTCCTCCACCCATCATCATAAAAGGAAGCATTGAGCTCATATTACCAAATGTCATAGAACCATTTGTCCCATCGTTACCATTCATCATCTGAGAAAGCATCATATATTTAAAAATGTTATTTGTTCCTTTTTTACTCTTAAACATATCGTTTCCAAACATGGAAACAATTTTTCCATAAAAATATGTATTTCCCATAAATACATGACGTTCTGGAAGAATCATATCTACCGCAGAGTCTTCATAATTAACGACTGTAATTTTATTTTTATCCGCTTCGATGACACACTTTGGTTTACCATTAACAAGAATGATGTCCCCTTTTTCAACTTTGTTAGTTGGAATAACAAAGAAAAACTCTTCTCCGATGTCGAATACAAAGTTGTTACAATTTGTAAGTTTTCCTGTCTTTACGTTATAGGTTTTGTATCCAGTGCTTGTCTTAACAGCGATATCACCATTCATAGACAATCTGCACATTCCGTTTCCTACCTTGCCAAACATACCATTTAAAAAATTGTTCATCATATTACTTTTCCTCATAAAATTTTATTTGTTTTTATATTGTTCTCTCCTATGAAAACAACATTCTATCGGATTATTTTCGATCTTCCAACGGAATAACCATGTCTATATTCTTTAGAATTTGCATGATATTCCAAGGTTTTCCAGTGAATTCCTTGTCTACATCAATAAATCTTTCTACTAAATCTCTAATTGGAACTGTTTTATTTTCGTCAAGCATTTTCTTTTCGTAATACATATCACTTTCAGTGTTTTTGTATAATCCAGTTGATGCCAAATACTCTATGATTTCTTGTTTTGTCATAGGCTCTTTATTTTCGTCGTCTTCTGTACTATTTTCATCTTCATTTATTTTTTCGATAAAATTTTGATACTTTTGAGCGATACCAAAGCATCTATTGCTTAATATGTTTGTTTCATTAAGGTGAGGCTTATATCCATTCTGCTCAAGATCCATAAGGATTTTATTCTGATTTCGTAATACTCTGCTTAATGATTCAAACAATGTTTGTATTTCGTATTCTTCTAAATTTCTCATGCCTTACCTCTTCCTTATGCTCCTGTATTTGCAATCAATACGACCTGTTCTTGATCTAAATTTATTTTTTGCACCACAACGTCCGTAGCTTTTCGAAAATCATCAGAACTCCATCTTGCTTTTCTTTCTGCATATTTTTCGTCTTCTGCTATAACAACCATAGCGTAATCCTGACACCAACTTTTTCGCTTAATACTTACTAAATATACATTCAAAGTTTATTTTCCCTTTTCCTTACTATCAAAGATGTACTTTTGTTTGCAGCTGCCGTCTGAAGATCTTACAGGATTTTCTACCGTTTTCATACATCTGCAAAAGTATTTACATTTATTACATTCGCAATTTTTATCGAACTTATGTTTTTTGTAATAGTTATTGCCCCAATTATTCTCTCTTTCAGTTAAATGCAAACACAATTCTTCAGAATATAAGCTATCAAATTTTTCCATAAATTTATCAATTGCTTTTTTATATTCAATAACACCAGCCATTTTCATGAAGTAATCTATATTAATCTTCTTTTCTGCTAAATATGATCTTAAACATTCATCTTTTAATTTATCCATAAAAATTACTCCTTTGCAAGAACGATCCTATCTCTTTTTAATCCCGTACACTTCACATAAATCATCACTCATGTTTACAATTTTAAAAAATCGTTTAGCAATTTCGTTAAACATATGTCCCTCGCAAATTGCATCTGCCATTTTGGGATTATATTCATATCCAATAAGTTTTTGACATTTTTTTACCATATCTTTATAAGGCTCATAATCCTCATTGGTTTTATTTAAAATTCTAATTCGACTCCGATAACATTTCTCTAATTCGCTATCTGTAAAATCGCAAAATAAGTTTTTAAATTCTTTTTGTATATTCCTCACTCCTCTGAAATTTCGATTTCATTTATTTATTCTCTGTCACAATTCGCCTAAACGTCTCATCTGTAGAATCTATCAGATCATATCTTTTATCCATTGGCGCTGTTGAACTTTTTGCAAATTTTCTTTCTACCATGTCAATATAATAAGTAAATTTTCCGTCATCGCCCATGTAAAATTCTTCCCATTCTTTGTCCGTAAAGAAACGTCGCATATTAAGCTGTTCGATGGCTAGATTGTCAAATGACACAACTTTGAATTTGTCGTAAATGTTACAGATGTTCTCTTTCAACCACATCTGTCTTACTACAATATTTTCATGATCTTCTGTATACCAATCAGTCCCTCTACGAAGCTGCTTATAGCCAAGGATCAGCATCTTCAGATTATTATTCCCTAATGCTTCGATATCAGATGGTTTTAAGATACCATTAATGACATGAATTACTGCATTTGGATATTGCTTAATTAGAGAAATAAATTTTTCCGTTGGATTGACAAGTGATACACCAAGACCGTAGATCAGTTTTTCATTAACTAATCTTTTTATCAGATCCTGTTTTTGTTCAAAATGAATCTGATTTACAGTAATATTCGCAATTACTTTTCGTTCTTTAAGTTTTTGTAGGAATGGAATTAAATCAGGATGTGTAGTGATATCACCGCCACCGATTGCTACCTCCTGATATGGATGTAAAGTATCAATAAACTTTTCGTTCATAATATCTCCATGTTTCCCATCAGGAATACTATCTTCATGACACATAAGACAATTTCGATCGCAACAATTTGTTATTTTGATATCCATATTTTCTGCAAAATCCGGAATAAACTCATCATCATTTGTTTTTCTGATCTTTGTCCCATCACTCAATATAAGAGTACGATAATTGCCATTTTTATAAGCTCCTAATAATTCCATTCCTATAATCCTCCTAAATTTTATCAGCCGTCATATCCATCATAGCCAAACGCAATAACAGTATCACCATTCTCTGTTGTGAATGATTCTTCAAAAGTTTCCCAATCTTCGCACCATTCATTCCAAAAATAGTCATAATCATACCATTTATTTTCATGAAGAAAATCCAAAAGATCTCCTTCTGTGTCGTATGTAAAATTTGGATGATACTTGCTAGATTTTTCAAAGGTGATTGCTTCTTCTTTTGTATAAAAATGATTTTCTTGAGGTTTGTTGCCATCTGGATAAGCATAGCCACTTCCTCTAAATAGAAATACTTTTCCTTGTTCCCATTTATCATAATCGCTTTTATTACACATCACGAGCGAGTGAACCGAGCTACTATTTGTTTCAAATGTTCCTTTTCTAATTTGTGTTTTCATCTTTCCCACCATTCCCCTTCTGGATATTCATGATCAATTGCATTCATATTGATTAAACCTGCTTCTTTCATTCCAGAAAAATAGCATGTTTCATCTCCATCCTGAATTACTACATATTTTTTGTTAGAAATAAACTCTTCTAATGTGATATTCTCTTTTTTTAAAAATCCACTAAGGATATCTTCATCCACAGAACCAGTATCTGGAATATTGAATCTCCAGGATTCATTTTCTGAATCAGTCCAATAATTAATTTCAATTCCATATTGTTCTTCTTTGTCAGAAAGAAACTTGTTTAACTCTTCTTCCGTCATTCCTTCCTGGTAATAATTGTCTGCATTATATTCTTCGTTATCTTTATTCGGAATATATTTACATTTTTTTGGAAGTTCAATTTTCTTTAATGTCGGCACATATTTCTTAACAATTCGTAATAATTCTTTATATGTATCATCATTATATTCTTCAACCAACGAAGCACAAGCATATAGCCATTTATCAGAAAAACTTGCTAATGCCCTAAATGGAGATCTTCCAAAATATAAATCTTCCTCATATGGTATCCAAATACAATTTTTCTCTCCTGTTTTTGAATCATCCCATAACCACATATCATGAGTAATTTCTTGTGGAGTATATTTACCTTCATTTTTCATCACGCAAAGCGAATGCATACTTGATGAATTTGATTCAAACACACCCATTCTAATTTGAGTTTTCATATTTTCTTTTCTCCTATTCAAAAATACAAATCATACCATTATTATCGACACCTGAAGTCTCATCAAAATAAATATAGGGCCATGAAATCCCTGAAATAACGTCAAAATTCATATCATGTATAGCAATTTCTTTATCACCATATTTCTCCATCGCTTTCTGTAGTAGTTCGATAAAATCCGAAATTTTATATACATTGTCTTTATCGAATGTCAACGCTTTTGTTATATGTCCATCAAGACATTCGAAATCTTCCTCGATAATCTTATTCATCCATATCTCCTCTACAAATTTTATTAGCATTTTCTTTACCGTACACAACTTCATCGGCCAGTTTTCGAGAAATACGACTAACCTGCTTTAATCCCTCTCTGATAATTGTTCCGCTTGGCTGCTGATGATCTTTGATAAATCCGATCCACTGATCTTCGTTTAGAATGTTTCTTTCACTTTCATATACTACTGCATAGCCTAGTTCCCGTTTTGCAAGGCAAAGTGTGTTGATCATGCAGTCGATATCATCTAATACATCTTTAATCGGCATTGGTTTTTGTCCTCTCTTTATGTAAATAGTTATATGTTTCTATGTAAGATTATTCTCCTATGATCCGTTTATAAAAAGCGTTCTACAATTTATATTCTTAATAGGTTAGAATTGATTGTAGAACGCTCATGATGGTGAATTGTTGTGGTTATTTTAGAATGCAAATCAGTCTAAATATGATTTCAGACCACTTTCAAAATATGGAATTGGTCTTCTCTTGAATCTGTATTTTTCAACCCTTGCATCGATAATAGCTTTTACTGCAGCATCATCAATTTCACCTGTTCTTGCATACCGATCGAATACAGAATATTTAAATCCAAGAGCGCTTTCATCAGAAGATCCACATAATCCGTCTGACGGCGTTTTGTCAACCATCTTTTTCAGTAGAATCGTCTCATATCCAATAGCTTTTACTTCCTGTACTGTGAAATCCTTTAATGGTGCAAAGTCTCCTACTGCATCGCCCCAGCGAGTTTCCCAAGATAAGAGTGTTTCCGAAAGATTGCATGTATTAGCAACTCGTCCATTCATACTCTGTGAAATTGCATAAAGTGTTGCCATTCTGATTCGAGGAGGCAGATTAATTGATGTCTGTTTTGACCAATGATCACCAATTTGTGGTCTGATTTCGTGCTTTAGCGCAAGAATTGCTGGATGAATATCTACAGTACAGTATTCAATACCTAAATGTTTAGCAACTTCATAGGCATCTTCAATATCTGTCTGTTCTCCGTCTGGCATGAGCACACCTAAAACTCTATTCTTTCCAAGAGCTTCCACACAGAGAGCCGCAACAATGCTTGAATCTTTACCCCCTGAAAGACCTACTGTGGCAATACAATCTTTCCCATTCTGCTCAAAGAACATTTTAATCCACTCGACAATCTTATTTTTTGTTTCTTTTGCATCAAAAGTATACATATCTATTCTCCTCTCCTTTACTGATTTAATTTCCACAGTTCAACATGAGTATCAAGTTCATTAAAAATCTTCTGTATCATTGAATATACTTCGTCCCAATCTGCTCCACCACGATCACAGCCGATCTTATATGGCATAGCAATTGTTGCACTAAAATTATTGTTCCTTTCATGTGCTTTCCAACACATAGTTCTAAAACACTTTTCTAATGCTTCCAGAGAAGTATATTGTTTTCCGTCATATCCATAGTTATCTTGTGCAAAGAAATTACAAATCCACTGTTCATTACTTGGAATTGCAATCGATCCACAGTCGTATCCAATATATTTTGGCTTGACTGGTACAATTTGTACTTTCCCCAGCATATCCGATGATGCTACCTTTTTATATTCTTCGTATACATGTGGAAATCGCTGTCTGACCTGCAAAGCCACGCCAGATCCCATCTTTCCCATACAATTTACCTGATGACAAATAAATTTTGCATCCGTATCAAATAAATTTCCTTCGATAATTTCAATCATGATTTTCTCCATTTAGTCTTTCACGAATCTCTTCAAAAGTCTGTTCTTTTACTAATTCTCCATCTTTAAAGACGAGTTTCAGTTCATTTTCTTCTGGCATTGTATCTTCTGCATAACCATCATGACACACGAATTTATTTTCTTCTTTTACTACACAGCAAAGTCCTTTATGAGATTTCTTCAGATTATTTTTATCTGTTTTTGGATTCTTCTGAATGGTATATTCTTTGCCATCAATTACACAATAAGTGCTCTTCATTGCAAATCCAAAAGTATCTCTTGTTAAGCAAACCATTCCATCTTCTGGCGTACACATTGCAGAGAAAGAAAACGCACCTACTCCAAAAAGAATCGCATCTGCTGCAAATCCTAATCCTTCAAGCTGTGTCCAAATCTCTTTGATCTTACTGTACTGACAACCATCTCCGTAAATGATTCCAATCTTTGGATTTAACTCCTTATAACCTTTTGAGTTTACAGTTCCACCAAAAATCTGATATAATTTCTGAACAGTTTTTACTGAAATTTCAACGATATCGCCGCTATCAGGACGTACAAGGAATTTGCCATTATGCTCTTCGATTTCTTTTCTCAGTTTTGGAAGTGTTTCGTCAATAAGGTTCCAGTAATCAAATGTATCAGAGACATAACTGAAAGATGTATTCTTATATGTATCAGTCAGTAATCTTCTTAACAGATTTTCTTCTGTCTCGCATACAGCCAGATTACTGCATACGGTTGCATGTTCCAGGCTAACTGCTCCAATACCAATATGGTTCTTAGCACAATCAGCATCGTACATTTTATCAATATACTGAGTTGCAGGAATTGTAGAAGTTTTATTGAAAGATAGCAGCCATGAAGAACTTGCATGAACTCCGTTCTCAATGCCGAGTCCTCTGAATCCAAAATCCGCCATAGCCATTGCAGGATTAGCACCATCTGTAGTTTTCTCGTAAAATTCATTTGCAAGTGTTTTATATTTATGACCTACAGTTGCCCAGTTGCATGTCCCAAAAATAAAAGACTGCATAATGCATTCCAGCCATTGTACCGTCCATGCGAAATCTGGATGTGCGTTACTCATCTCGATACACGGGACTCCCATTGTTACAACAGATCCTTCTGGAAGAGCTTTGATCTCTACAGGTAAATACTGCAGATCCCATAATTTTTCGATACGTCCAAGATCATAACTCTGAGAACCGATCTGATTATCCAGATATTCTTTATATTCTGCAATAACTTCTTTTTTTGGTCTTTTGAAGAAAGTTTCATTTGCTAAATCAATCATATATTCCTTAATAAAACCCTGTAATCCAAAGAATACAACTTCATTCAGATTTTTGAACATTGATTTTCTAGGAGTAATATAAGAAGTTAATTTTGTAAGACCCTTTGGAAGAGCATCAGGATTTGTATTTTTATATGTATCTGCCATCAGCATAAAAGAAATGTTTCTCATTTTAGACCTCCATAACTGTGATTTTATCGTGTTTTCCTGTGAAAAGACTGTCTGTTGTAAATAATCTTTCAACTGTTCCATCTTCAAGTGATTTGATTAATGTTCCTTTTTCTCTATCAAGAACTGAATTTTCGGTATGTGATGCATAAGCATAAATTCTATCTACACCACGTTCTTTCAACGCTTTTGCACTATAATATAAAGAACCGCCATATGAAATGATGTCATCAATCATCAAAACTTTTTTACCTTTAAGATCAATATCGTTATCTCTGATTTTGAGTCCAAGAATTTTTCCTGTATTCCAATCTCGATTTTTCTCACCATAGCAATACGGAATGTCAGAAAACAATCCAGAATATCTTTTCGAACTGCCGGCATCCGGAAAATAAAGAATAAGATTTTCTTTACTAATCTGCTCAATTACTTCATCAATATATTCTCTTGGATTAAAAACATATACTCTATTCAAAAGCGCTGCTCCAACATTACTATGAACATCAAGTACCTCTACTCTATCAAATTCGAGCCAATTAATAACATCAGAGAACCCTTTTAATGTAAAAACCTCGCCCTGATCATGGATTCTGTCCATTCTGGCATTCGGAAGATAAAACATTGTAAGATCAATTGATTTAATATATGGAAAATTTTTTAAATGTTTTGTAATATAAATCAGCGCTGAAAGTTCTTCTTCTTTCTCATACTTCCATGTAATGTTGTTATATTTCTGATAAAAACAATCGTCTAATACGATTCTCTGTGTTCCATCTGGAAAGTGTTCTACTTTTACTTCTTTCCCATTTAAAATGATCATATCTTTATTCTCCAATCACATTAATCTGGCAGCTTTTCATGGCTTCGAGTGCCGCCTTATGTTTTTCTGGTGTAGATCCCGCGCAACAGCCTGCGTCTACTGTAATTTCCGTATTTGGAAACATAGCTTTAAGGACTAATGCATTTGAAATTACACATATATCCGTACACAAACCGACCAGATCGATATCACCATCTCCAATCCATGTCATATTTCTCCACTGCAAAGTTCCAAAAGTACTTTTGTTTACATATTTGCAGTTAGGAACCTCAATGTCGCTCACAACCTTCCATCCTCTTGTTCCAAAAACACAATGTTTTACTGGAAGTTTTCTTCCCTCCAGAGTATTTAAGTAATCGTCATAATGCGTATCTCTTGTAAAAATAATTTGATCTCCACGATTATAATACTCTTCAATTTTCTTTTTCACATTCGGAATAATCGCCTGTGCTTCTTCCGATCCAAGGCTACCATTTACGAAATCATTCTGCACATCTACTACAATTAAAGTTCTCATTGTTTATTCTCCTCTCTTACTTCGTCAAATCTCTTTACCCAGTCCTCAAATGACACATCGTCTCCCACTGTGCCATCGTATTTACACATCCAATATAGAGTTTTCTTTCTCTCGTATTCCAAGTCATCTCTTAAATTATGAATAATTGACTGAGCAAAATCTTTCATGTGATTGTATTCGCTTTTTAAGACTAATCCAAACATTAAATTTCCTCTTTATCTTCTGCAAGTTTATTCCAGACACTTGCAATTTCTGACATCACTTCTTCTACGGTTTTGCCATCCGTTGAAATTCCTAATCTATCAAGATATTCCTTTAATTCAGACATCGTGTTTTCCATTATTTTTTTCTCACTTTCCAAAATTTTAGTAATCGTTACTAATTTCTAATTTCGATTCTTTTTCGAATCTATCTACATATTCTCTGACACGTTCGTATGCTGCAGGAACACTAATATGTTCTTTCAGTAAAAGTTCTTCTACAGCTGCTCGTTCAATAAGAATTTTTCGATCGTGTTCTTCTTGCGTCATAATAATCACCTTATAAGTTTGGCTGACCAGTTTTATACCAGCCAGCCATTTTTTTAATCTAATTCACCAAGCATTTTCTGCAAATCTTCAACGGACGCATTTCGAAGTGCCTCGTCCTGCTTAGTAGCAATGATCTGCATAATTTTCTGTTTCTTCTCTTTACGTTCTGCAGCTTCCTGCCGATTCTTTTTCTCTTCCAGTTTCTCATTAAAGATATATTTTACAATCTCAATCTTGGTCGCAAGAATATCATCTTCCTCGGATTTGGTCTGAAGCAGACTTTCTTCATCCGTCTTCTTTACTTCTGCATTCAGCGTCTTAAACACTGTATCCAGCGATCCAAGCGGAAGATCATATAAATCTTCTACTACAATCTGTCCCTTATACGGGAAACGATATTTACCTTTTACTGCTTTTTCAAACATATTACTCATAATATTATTCTCCTTTCTTTACGCTGCATTTCCATTTTTAACAAGATAATTCTCAAAATCACGCTTCATGAATCTGAAATTCACCCCCTGGTTGGAACTATATTCATCATCAGCACTCTGATATTCTCCGATCCACTGTTCAAATTCCTGATCTTGATTGTTCTGTGCTGCGTAAACCATAAGTGCAATTAATGCAGTTTTACACTGCTGATATACATTCACTGATACTTTTGTATCCTGAAGACATTCGTTATAAAATTCGATATCTTGCGGATCTACTTTTTCGTTTACATGCGTATGTACAAAATCAATATCATTTTGATCAATACTATCGTCAACGCCAATAATCTCAGGTTCTTCGTTTGCGGAAATTTCCGATGATTCTTTAGTACTTTCACACTCAATATCTTCATTAGTATTATTCTCTTCGATATGTAAAAATTTCACTAACAATGTATGTAAATAGTCAATTTTCTGCCGAATCACTTTTTTATCTTTTGTATGCTTGTCTTGCTCAATCTCGATCCAGTCCGTATCATTTACTTTGACTTCTTTCATATCATTAAAAGCTAACAGGAATTTTCCAAAATCTTCTACTGAAATTCCTTCATCCAAAGCTTTTTTCATGAGTGCTAACCATGCCATAAAATCTTTTGATACAAACAATTCTGCAACCTCTGTATGATCGAGTTTATCTGCATAAGGAATTAACATATTAAAATATTTATCCAGTGTATCAAATTCTTCCGTCATTGCATTTTCATTGAGGAATTTACATATATCTCTTGGAGCCTTCTTCCATTCTTCCAAATGAAACATAGCCATGACACATTCGATAATTACTCTTTCCCAAATTCCTTTCTTTTTATCTAATTCATTCAGCATTGTGCAATCTTTAAGAAAGCGATTTTTGTCTTTGATCTGTTTAACTCTATCAGCAAATGTGCCAATATAAGTAAAAGCTTTCTGACTTACGTTCATTGGAATGGTTGAGTTGTATAACATAACCAAATCGCAAGTATCTTCTGGTGTACATTCCTGGTAAATTGCGGCAGATAACTGACATGATCTCATTCTCTTTTTTAACTCAGGAGGGAAATCATTGTACGTTTTGTTTACCAAATCAAATGTTTTTATTTCTTTAATCAGTTTCCCATTTTCATCTCTTATTGGCTTCCCGTTTTTGTCCAATTTATTTCCCTGATATGTTACGTATCTGTTCCGGATTGATTTAGAAATTTTATGTCCATCAAAGATAAATCGTCTTAAGGCTTCTGTTCTCTGTCCACCATCTACCACATATGTGACAGTAATTCCATCCTCTCTTTTTTCTTCTGCAAGAATAATATTTGGAATATAAATCCGTTTCTGAGATACAGTGCTGTAAATCAAATTATTGATCATCTCATTTGACCAGCAAAATGCTCTCTGAACCGCCTGATCAACAGTGATGGTTTCTTCATCAACACTATCAACATAAGCTCCTACACCCATCTGTTCGATTCTGTATTCGTCTAACATTAATAATCCCTCCTAAGTATTCTTGTATTTGTATTGTTTCGGATAGCTTTTAAGCTGTCGTTATAGAGTGACTTAGAAATATGTAAATTTTGAAGAATTTCTTCTTCATTAAATCCATCTGCAAGCATATGTAAAATTACACTCTGTACTCTTGATAGCTTATTAGTATATTCTCTCATCGTAGATGACATTTCTTGATCATTTTGAAAGACGACATCTTCCACGGTTTTTCCAGATACAAATGTTTCCCAGAGCTGCATTCCATCTTCATCGATTTGAGAATATATGGAGATATCAAATACAGGCTTCTCTTTAGGATTTCCTTCTTTGTCAACTTTTTGCTTGCCAGTTTCTTCATCAATATCTGGAACATAAACGCAGCGTTTTTTACGCTCAATATCTCTTGTATACGTCCAATATTTTCTCCAAATATTACCATATAAAAATGTTTTAAACGTACATTTAACACTCGAATCGTATTTAAGCAAACTCGACAGAAAAACTTCTACTGCTAAACTTTCAAGTTCTGCATCATGAAGTGTCGGTAAATCCTTCGATGATTTTTTCTTTTTATAGATTAAGGTTTTGCAAATTTTTTTAAGTTCGTACATATCGTTGTCTAAATATATTTGCTGAATTTTTTCTGCTTCTTCTGGTGTAAGAGATTCTAATTTCTCTATTTGAGTCTCTGTTAAATACTTGTATCTCATAGTTATCACCCTACCCTTCTAATATTTTCATCGTTTCTTCGAATTTCGCAGTTCTTGGTTTATATTCGCTATATTCTCCATCCTCATTTTTGCTTAATTCATGCTGTAATTTTCCAATGGAGTATGAGTATGTAAGAGCATTCTTCATAATGGTTACTTTTCTCATACACGCCTTGACGTGCGCTCGATCAATTAAAATATGTAAAAACATATAGCCAACTTTTGCAATTTTGTGAGCCTGTGGCATTTTCCCATTATGATTATGGGCGTAAATAACCAAAGCATGTTTAATATCACTCTCTTCAGAGTCAAGTTTTGACAAGTATGTGTTAAGCGATTCTGACATATTGCTTAGTTCAGATTCATCCCAACCGGCTAGGCTTAAGTATTTTTCTGTTTCATCCTCAATCTGATCGAGTAATGTAAGATCAACGAATACATCATTCTCTGCTAGAAAAGCACCACCGTTACCTTTTGCTTTCGGAGAAACAGATGGTGCTTTACCATCTTCTCCAACCATCGAGTATCCATGACGAATCCAACTCATCTTTTTATTCCGCGAATTTAATAAGCTCTTGGCCTGTTTGAATGTGAAGTGTTTTGCTCTAGATGACATAGTTGATGCCATATACTCGCCTGGACGCATTGGGTTTTCAATGACCCAACATTTTCCATTTGTGATAGTGTACTGCATTTCCCAATCACTCCTTTTTTTATTTAGTTTTTAAAAATAGGTAACTTTAATACAGGTTCTTATTTTCATTTAAAATAATAAGCACCTTTTCGTATTTGTTATTCTCCTATTCTCTTTTAATGAAATTGTGAAATAATAGCGAACTGCTCAAGATAGACTTGCAGAATTGCAAATTAATATGTATAATGATACTTAAGCAGGACATTGCCATTATTCGTTTAAGCTGCTCCAACACCTTAAACACATATGAATATTGCTTGTTTTGCTTGTTATGTACAGGAAGGGATTCATACCGTATGCGCTCCAACGCAGGTATGATTCCCTTCTTTTATTTTGTTCGACAAAATTATAATACATCGAACTAATGTTCTTGTCAATATGTTTTCGAACATTTGTTTGTACTACTATAATTTTGTTTTTCCTTATATTTCCATTTTATACCTCTTGACATGTATATTCCAGCGGTAAATATTTCCATTTCATTCCTTTAAATGTGGTAAAATAATGTCATGCATAATACCTTCTCGATTGATGTGTTCGATATCTTGTATCGTAGAATATAATTGCATATGTTCGATTATTTCATCTCTGTTAAGGAAAATAGTTTTTGCTTTTTTAATTAACTTACACCCTTCTGCAGGTGTAGTTATTTTTTTACTTTCTTCATTTTGATCATAATCAATTGTATAAATAAGAATTTTGTACTTCTTGTTCTTTTTTTCAAGTTCTTTCATTTTCTGCATCGCTTGGTTGTAATCAGAGTATTCATATGCTTCTATCATCTTATCATCCCTCCCATAATAATCTTTGTTTTTCTCTTGTTAACTCGCTTTTTCTCACATTTTCACTTCTTTATAGAGATTTTTTCTAAGTCTATGTCATTCCCCTTGGCCATGAATCATGGATATTCGGATGTTTAGGGTACACAAAACAAGACGTCGTCTTATTCTGTTATGATCGGCCTTTCTTCCCCCAATTCCTTACGGCAGCCTAACCTCCCATGTCATACAGGATCTCCTTTACTTCAGGGTCCTTAATTCCTTCGTTCTGCTTATCCATAAAGGGGCGTCATGATGCTCCATTGCTGAGTCTCTGCTCTGATGGTAAGAAATCTGACTTGGCTCTCTATGTTTATGAATTTCTTCTGTTCCTTTCAGCACCTTGCGGCGGACGTCTCCTGAATCTCACAGTTGTTCTTCTTATGCTGCCTGTGGCTGCCTATGAATGTCAGAAAGCATCTTCTGCGGATCGTAGGTCACCCCATTTGCCAGGATGGCATAAAAGACTCTTATCAGCTTACAGCTGATTGCAATCACGGATTGTTTCTTCTTGAGCGGATTATTCCCTCTTGTCGTGTAATACTCATGCAATGACTTAAACTCTGGATTCGTAGCTATCAGCGGTATCGCTGCATTGAACAGTACTGCCCGCAGATTACTCCGTCCTCTTTTACTTATGGTCGTCTGTCCTTTGTGCTTTCCAGAGCTGTTCTCCCGTAATGAGAGTCCTGCCAGCTTTTGTATCTGTCTGGGTGATTCGAAACGCCTCACATCACCCACTTCTGCCAGAAATCCGGCTACCGTGATCACTCCTATACCTTTGATGGCAAGCATCTGCTCGCTTTCGGGTATCTTCCTGCACAGCTTTTCTATCTCCTCCATAACGGCGTCAAGCTGTGCCTTTTTGTATTCGTAATCCTCGAGCAACAGTTTCATTTCATACCGGGCAGCCGAAGAGCCTTTCTTTAAGCCGATGCTGCGTTTTGCTGTCTCACACAGGGTCGTTGCCCTTTTCATTCCTACAGCCCTAAGCTTTGCATCACGCCAGATTTTATTGATTTTCTCGGCTCCCAGTTCCACGATTGCTTCCGGAGTACAAACTTTCTTTAGAAGCAGCATACTGCTCTGTGCTTCATAGTCCCCAAACACATCTGTGTACTCGGGGAAATATATGGCGAACCATCTGGCAAATCTGTTTTTGATCTGGGTCATCTCCCTGATGAGTCTCTTACGATTGGTCACCATAATTCTTAAATCAGCATACACACCATCCGGTGTATACGGTGCAGAATACCGACCTTCGGTAACCAGCTTTGCGATTACCTTCGGATCCTTCCTGTCATTCTTGCTTTGGCTGTTGTCATCCAGTTCCTTGGTCTGCTTTACCGCATAAGGATTAACCATAACCAGGAGGATGCCCTCATCCTCAAGATAAGCGCCGAGGTCAAACCAGTAATGACCTGTCGGCTCGATACCTACGATTACATCTGACTTTCTGTACTTGTCCTGCAAATGCTGCATCCATGCTTTGAAAGATTCAAAACCTTCTCTGCTGTTGCTAAATGTAAAGACTTTTCCAAGTTCAATGCCTCTCCAGTCAAATGCCCTAGCGTACTGTGTCGTGCTTCCGATATCGATTCCGACTACCAAAGTTGATTCTTTTACTTGATTGATTTTTTCATTCTGCTTATAATTCATTTGTGGGTGTCTCCTTTGAACGATGATTTGTCAACCGGCCAGTTAACAATCATTATTCTATGGGTGGCACTCATTTTTTGCAAACCGGTTATTTGTTACTTAACAGGAATGCTCCATTAATAATGTCTGTAAACTAATCTGCATTGCTCTGTTCACTTCTTTTTGCTTTTTGGGACTAATCTCTCCGATCTTATCCAACAATCTAGCTTTATCTATTGTTTTAATTTGTTCACATGTTACTAACGAATCGGAACTTAATCCATTCAACGCATCTTTTTCCAAAATGACATGAGTAGGAAGATTGGGCTTCCTTTTTGATGTGATTGCCACGACTATGGTTGTTGGAGAATGTTTATTCCCAATGTTATTTTGGACAACAAGTGCTGGGCGTTTTCCGCCTTGTTCAGATCCTTTCGTTTTCCCGAAATCTACCCAATAGATTTCACCACGTTTAATTTCGCCACAATGTACATCCATACCCGGTTCCTCCTTTCTCTCTTGTTTTTCTTACGTTGAACTCATTATATCAACATATCTTTAATATGTCAATACTTAATATAAATATATCTTTATTATTTTCGCTATTATATTACAATTTATCTTTATTTACATAAACATATCTTTATGGATTTTCTTATTTAATTATGTTATAATCATTGACACGGAGGTGCAATATGATTAAATTAGATATCCAACATTTAATATTGACTAAGTATAAAAGTCAAGCTGCATTTGCAGAAGCTACTGATCTCTCTTTACCATCAGTGTCAAAAATTTGTTCTGGTAATATGGCAAGTATTCGCTTTGAAACTCTTGAAAAAATTTGTGAAGCATTAGAATGCACCCCGAATGATCTACTTACTTCCGATAAAAACGAATGGGATACAAAAATTCCATCACATGTTACAGAATATATTGATCGAATGGAACATATCTCGCAAGAAATCCAGGATGCGAGTTTCCGTTATAGAGCTGCAGCATATCATAAAAAAAGCGATGACTAAACCAGCCATCGCTTTCTTACTGCTCATATTCAGATCCGCTCAAATCCATTCGAAAATTGATTTCTTGTATACACCACCGATACAGTCTTTCTGCATTCTCATTATCTTTCCGATCTCGATCCGTAAAAATCATTAATTCTATTACATTCTCTTCTGGCATATTCCTCAAATCTGCAGGTGTTACTGTATAGTCCAAATATTTTGGAATCATTTTTCTTTCACACCGTTTCGTTTTAATATTTCTGTTACTTGAGACACGGGAATGCAAAATCTTCTGGAAACTGCTTTCTTATCATGATATTTATCGAAATCTTCTAATATATCTTTATCTGTCCACTCTAACTGAATGGGAGCATTCATATAGTTTTCCATTGTTCTCTCCTTTTGAAATGTCTGATTCATTAATTGAAAACAAATTGAAAATCTTTATCGTTTATTTCACATGTAATGAGTTCTTTGTTGTTGTCAAGAATATCTACAACAGCACTTTCATATCTTGAATAAGCTGCTGTACATTCATATTCTTTACCTTCCGTAAAATGTTCATCGGTTTTTCTACAAATAGCCTTATTGTTCATCTTATCCCTCCGTTTGAAACCATTTCAATATAGTCTTTAAATTTTCCAAAGCTCATTGTAATTGCTTTTACATTTTTCATATCGATCACTTTACCTTTCCAAATATTTTGTTGGTACTTCTTTAGTTAACCAAACATTATTCACAGACAAATAAAATTTATATCCATCTCTATACATCTGGCCAGATGCCACCTGATACACAACTTCTTTTCCGTGTCTTTGTCCGACTTTTTCTGCAGTATCAACGTCACTTGAAAGATGAACATATAACCGGCTTTTTGGAATTAACCCAATCTGATCGATTGACACTACGTATTTTTCGCCAGTTCCATGATATAAAAATTCTGGTGGCTGTTTCTCTTCTAACTCTACATCTACAGGAATCGAATGTCCTTGGTTGCATCTGATCAGTGTTTTATCTTCATTAAAAGAGTATCTTCCATTCGAATCTGTTTCCACGATCTCGTACAGATGATCCAGATCGAATCCAGGATTGTCTTTCCTAATCCCGTCAATCAGTTCGACGACATTAGCCCACCCATGTTCATCCAAAGTAATGCCAATTGCTTCTGGTTTATGTCTGAGAATCAAACACATGTATTTACTAATATTTTCTAAGTTCATGCTTTTACTTCCTTTTATTTAATTTTATTTTTCAGATGCCAAACAAAATCTTTTGAATCAAGTAATGAACCTTCAAACAATTTTTCGCCTTCAGCTTCATAAATTCTCAACGATCCATCAAAACCAACCACAACATATTTTCCGTTATATTTTTCCATGTCAATCAGTTTCCATTCAAGTGCTTGATACTGAGTTCCATCTTCCATCACATCTGCATATCCATCATATGTAAATAACGGAATGTCAAGCATATAAATTATATTATCCATATTTTGTTTCTTCCTTTTATTGTCTATATTAATTATTATACTGTTTCTATATTGATTACTTCTAATAAATTATCTTCCAGCCATTCGCAAATATCTTGTACTACTGCATAAGTATCTTCGTATCCATAGGAGGCATTGCTCCAGGTATAACAATCATTATATTCGTCAAACCAGATTTCTACAGATTCTCCATTTGATAAATCAAGCCTAATGGCAATTTTATCTTCTTGCTCTTCTGCATATCCCATTTCTTCGACAACATATTTGTTAATATCTGCTTCAGTCACAACATTTCACCTGCCTTCTGAAAACAATCTTTCATCATCTCTCTATAATTGCAAAGATTAGCCAAACATTTTTAATTCTGGCATATGCTTTTGAATAGCGTTACTTCCAATATTTTCCCAATCAATTTTATTTTCTGGATTAAATAAAATTTCTCTTAATACAGAAGCTCCTCCTTGGTCATTCATTTTATCTAAAATCTCTACAGCTATAATATTTTTCACTTCTGATTCTCTCATAATCTACACCTCCTTAGTGAAGTCTTTCATCTACTCTCTAATTGTTTTATAATAACTTCCGAACCAAACATGTACGGGAGGATTTTTTGCTCCCGGCATTAAAGAACCACTTACCATTTCCTTAACCTGCCCAGAATCATTCCATCCATTTGATTCCATTTCTTTTTTATGCTCCATTCTTTCTTCTTTTGAGTCGTAATAATACTGTTCTATAAGCTCTGTGTACTTATCTACGCAGTTATCTCCATCCCACACAAATTTTGTTGTATTATTTTTCATTTTAATTCTTTTCATATAATCATCTCCATTGACCTTTTGAAAGCAATTTTTCATTTACCTTGTCATTAATACAACAGTTCCTACATATCCGCCATGCTCATAGTTTGATATTGCATAATCCTCAAAAACTCCAATATTCTCCAAGTCTGATTCATTAGTATAAATCACTATCATTGAAATTGCGCCATCTTTTGTTTTCTCAATCAAATCATGTAGAACAAAACCACAAAACTCTTGTACTGTACCTTCATTTCTATCTACATAATAACACTCTGTAAATGGAGGTAAATCCTCGCAATATGCATAAATTGGTGCTTTATTATAATGTTGAATTGCGTTTGCGATTTCCGACTTCATTACGTTACCAGTTACTTTAATCATTTATATCACCTGCTTTCCATAATCATGAAAACGTCATTTCATACTTCATATTCAAAATTCCATTTTGTTTCTTTTTACATAATCCCACGAGATTTCTTCTGGCGCATTCTCTTCACATTCGAATACCGTAACATAGCAATACCCATCTCCGATAAGCTGCTGTGCGTTCGCTTTACATTCATCAAGATTATTAAAATCTCCTAGAATATAAGGCTGACCCATAAAATCGTTTCCATCTTTTTCCTTGTATGCAATCAGATATATCATCTAAACTTTTCTCCTTACTTCTTCACTCCGATCGGTCACGTCTAAATAATAATCGGTACATTCTTCAACTTCAAAATCGTTACTTCCAGGATTATCCCACTCACTTTTCGGAAGCCATCCGCAGCCTTTGCAACTATTTAAATCTTCATTATTAGAAAGCCAAATTATATCACCAATATTAAATGTACCATCTGAACTTGCCTTTGTCACTTTGTACAATTTCAATTTTTCCATATTATCACCATTTGAAAGTTAAATTTTATTGCCAAACATCATCATTATCGGCGAGTGATGCATCCCACTCAATATTATGACCAGTTTTATTCTTTACCATTTCTATTGCTTCGTCATAATTGTTTGCTTTTACAACATATTTATAAGATGAGTTATCCTCAAGATATTTTGGAACATCTTCAACAATATATAACTCTTTCATTTCACGTTTATTGTGTTCTTTAAACCATCTATCTGCTATTACATGAGTTAACTCAATTTGCAGCATTAATGTTGTCTTTGCTCCAAAATCTTTTTCATATTCCCTCTTAATTTTTGCTAACTCAGTGTTATCAGGGAATGCACCATTTTTTTCTGCTTCAAGAAACTGATTATATAGCAATATCAGCTCTTCGTCTGTTTTTGTATCAAAGATATTCACATGCATAACATTATTCCTCCATTTCAAATATTAATTTTGATGCTGTTTTACATAATCCCAATCAATACACTCTGGAACCGATTCATCATAGTTAAAAACAGTTACATTCTTATAACCAGATATGATCAACTCATTCGCTTTCTTTATACATTCCTTTCGGTTATCAAAATCATCTAAAATCCATGGCTCTGTTTTGGTGAATCCATTTCCAGATTTATCATTATATGCGATTGCATATTCCATAACATCACGTATAATCCAATTATCTTAGATGGTAATTGGATTTTTCCTTTCTCCCAGTTAACACTGGGTATTTATTTCCATCTCTGATATATTTTGAAAAGGCACTGTGGATCTGTATCTATAACTTTACAGCTTTGACTGGTATGAGGTGACTCAGACCACAGCTTTTCGTCTATTACTGTTAATCAGTTTGTTAACGCATCGACGTTTTTATTTACGTGATTACACAGCCGAATTCTCTGTGGAAGACAGCAGTGCTCAAAATATTTATCAGGAGGTATAAACCTATGTCAATGTACTTTATTGGAATTGATATTTCCAAGTACAAACATGATTGCTGCATCATTTCTGCAGCTGATCAAAAAGTAGTTTCTAAAGTCACAATCAAAAACAATAAAGCCGGCTTTAATGAACTGCTTACAATCATTCATTCTCTCGCAAATCCTGCAGACATAAGAATAGGGTTTGAATCAACTGCCCATTATGCTCTCAATCTTGAACTCTTCCTTGAAAATTCTCTCCTAACCTTCATGGAAGTAAATCCTGTTCTCATCAGTGAATACAAGAAATCAAAAACACTTAGGCGTACAAAAACCGACTCTGTTGACTGCGAATCAATAGCTCGTTGGTTAATGACTGTTGAATACAAACCCCATTCAAAAGGATTTTACCACGCTTACTCTTTAAAGTCATTAACTCGTTTACGCGATAAACTTATCCGACAGCGTTCTTTCTATCTTATTAAAATCACAAATGTGTTAGATCATACATTCCCTGAGTTTAAACCATTCTTTAATGAACGCTTATCCAAAACTGCTCTTTATCTGCTTGAAAACTATGGTTCTGCTGAAAAGATGGCTCGTATGAACTCAGCCTCTTATGAAAAGCTACGTTCCTTATCCCGGGGGAAGTTTTCACCACAGCAATTTCTACGACTAAAAGAACTTGCTGCCAATACTGTTGGTGTAAATAACTCTATTTTTGATGTAGAGCTGAACAGTCTTTTATCTTTATACAAATCCCTTGTAAAAGAGATTAATACCATTGAAAAAGAAATCAACAAACTAATTGAAGAAGTACATCCTCACTATATGTCAGTTCCTGGAATCGGACCATTATCAGCAGCTGTAATCTATTCTGAATACGGCGATATATCTAACTTCACTAATCCAGGACAAATGCTTGCATTTGCTGGAATAGAACCAGGAATCAACGAATCTGGTACTGAATCTCACGGAGGTAAGATGGTTAAGCGTGGATCATCCCAGCTCCGCTACACACTTATCAATTGTTGTCTACCGTTAATCCGCTTTGACATGACATTTGCAACTTACTATGCCAAGAAACGCGGAGAAGGCAAACCACATCGAGTAGCCATTACTCATGTAGCCAAAAAGCTTATTAGAGTCATCTACGCATTGGAGAGGCAAGATATCGACTTTAATGCACAGAAACTTCGTTAATCTCTAGTGGATTAATACTAATTTCTCCCATCTGAAATACGATGTATTCAGATGGCTTATTAAAGTTACCCATTTTTACAATTCAAAAAAATTTCAAAATTCTCTTGACTGTTTATAGTTTGTCACCTCGATCTTTCATAACTTTCTTCCGCACTTAGGGCAGTAGTTAATATTTGCAACTGCTTCACTTTCTCCACCTGCGTATAACCCAAATTTATTTGTTTTAGAATTCCACAACATGGACAAACGTGTATAATCGTCTTCTTCTATTGGTTGTTCCATATCAAAGGCTGCGTCTCCATAATATTCTTCTTTGTATAGTTCTGTATTGCACCATTTACATTTATCCATTAAATACCTCCTGAAACTTAGATTTCCTCGTATCCTAAAACTTTTAGACAATGTATAAATCCATCAATTTCATCTTCTTGAACCATTTCTTTTTGTTCATATCCATCATCATTTATATAAACTGTATAATAATCGCAAATTTTCATTCCAATATAAAAAGTTTGTTCCATATCAACTATTCCTTCCGTAGTAAACCTAGATTTCCTCTTGTTTTTTACAAATTTTATCCAACGATTCATATATTTTTCCATTAATATATATGTTTTCAGTAATCATTTTCAAGATTTGTTTTGCTTCGTCTAAAGTATTTATTTTGTCAATTGCATCTGGCTTATTTTTTATTATCTGTTTGTATAAACCATATATATTGTTTTTATTATTCCAATCGGCAGAATATCCACCTAAAATATTTATATTTCGTATTCCAATTTGTTCATTAACTCTTACTTGTTCTTTTCTTTCGATATTCCATATAGAATACCCTTTTTCTCTAAACATTTCTATTACCTTAACAATATCATCCGATACACAAGTACCGCTAAATAATGAGCCGTCCATTTGAAAAACTCCATATACGCTATATTTATGCTTTGTCATTTTTAATTATCCTTTCCGTCCAAAGAAAACTTGGTTTCATTTTATTATTCTTCAAATTTTCTGTTATTTATAATGTCATATTTTCCATAATTTTGTTCAATTCCATTCCATAAAAATGTAAGTTTTCCATCTGGATATAGACTTATACAAGTATTCGTAACTAGATCTGGATTTTCTTTTGAATGATAATACATTCCACCTTTTTCATGTTCGTACATTTGTACATATGTATAACCGTCCAAATATATTTCTTTTGGATATTTCATATAATCACCTCAATATTATATTCTCCATTATGACGAAAATGGGACTGTCTTTGTAACAATCCCATTTCTCTTTTAAAACTATCGTTTGCATTCCATACAAACGTCTTTTCCATCATAATCATCAGGTCGCTCATAATGTCCAGGAAAACAATGCACACAACTATAACATGATTGATCCCATCCCATTGGACATTTCTTTGTCTCTTTTGCTTCATGCGTATAAATATGTTTTTCTTCATAATAACCCATAGTTTTTAACATATTATACTTCCTATTTTTCCGCTAAATCGTAATCTGAACCATTCACAAATTCTCCATCTGTATTTATGTCACAATATTCAAGTGCATATTCTTCTACATCAACGCAATCAGGATGCTCGTCATATGTACATTTATATTTTGCCAATTCTGCTTTTGCTTCATTGAGCTGATCGTATGTCCATCGTTTTAATTCTTCTGGATCAGTATTGGGTCCATAAATACAATCTCCTTCAGAGTAATTTTTGAACTGTTTTTTCGTATAAGATCCTTCAGCATGTCTTAAAATAATTGTATTATAATATTCTCCCATTCTATTTTCCTCCAACTTTTATATAATTATTTATATTATATCATATTCCTCAGCAATAACATAGTTTTTCTATGCAGTTTCACCCAACAAAATTTTTCTAAACAAACTTTCAAATATCGGAACACAAATACTATTGCCAGCCTGTTTATATAATGCCATTCTATATCTTCCTCGTTTCTGTTGGACAGATGCAGCTGCTTCATAATCCTGATCCGTATATCCCATAAGTCGCCAGCATTCTCTTTCTGTAAGATACCTATACTTTCCGTTATGTAAGTCAATCACCTGCGCCGGTGTCCGATCCTGGCGAGTAGTGATTGTATAAGCATAATCATTGATAACTGTCGCTCTTCTAATTCCAGTTGCACCAATGCATTCCAAAATGCTAGGCTGTGTCACTTCATATACTGGGTCAACTTTCTTTTCCAGAAAGCTATGTATATCTCTCATCGGCATCCGGATTAGATCAGAAAAATCAAATTTCTTTCCGTCCAAACAGCTTACTGTAAAGTAGCGTTCCCTTGCTTGTGGAAGACCAAATTCTCTTGCGTCTAATAGTTCATATGTACTTGTATATCCAAGTTTACTTAATTCTTCCATATATCTGTCGTGATTATGTACCATATATTTACTTCTGACATTTTTAACATTTTCCCAAATCACATATTTTGGTTTCCATTCTCCCATCTGTTTAATAATATTAATTGTTTCCCACATAAGACTCGATCTTGTTCCAGACCCTTCTTCTGCGCCAGCTCCATGATTTATTCTTCCATTTCTGGTAGCTGTGCCTTGATGTCCAGCAACAGACATATCATTGCAAGGAGAACCATGTATCAGAATATCTGGACGAAGATTGTATCCGACCACTGTTTGCGTTTTATACGGAAGATCTTTTGCGAACATTGCATTATATGATCTGACTGCTGCTTCGTCAATCTCGACATAATCAATTGATTTAACAGGAATACCGATATTCCGTAATGCGCACCGTGGGCTTCCAATTCCACCGAATAGTTCTAAAATTTGTACCATAATAATTTCCTTTCTTATATGAGGCGGTAAACAGGAAGTCTACCGCCTCGTTGATGATTAGATAATATTTTTCATGATTTCTACAGATTCTTTTTGTGCTTTTTCTTCCATTCCTCTTACATATAACAGCGTTGTATTAATTGATGCATGATGTAAATTTTTCTGTACAAGCACAATATCACCCGTTGCGTTGTACAATGTAGTACCATATGTTGCCCTTAGTTTATGTGGACTAATTGTTTTTCCTTTTATATTACAAGCATATTTTTTTGTAATATCTGAAATTGCACTTGTTGACAATCTCTTTCCGGTTTTCCCAAGAAATAGAGCAGGTGTATCGCGTACTGTTACAAGTTGATCTCTGTATGCCAACCATTTCTGCAATTCATCTAAAACTTTTGGAATTAAAATGAATGTATGAACTTTCTTTCCCTTATCTGTTACAATCAGAGTTCCTTTATCCATATTTAAGTTCTCTATATCCATATTGGATAATGCTGCACAACGTACACCTGTAGAAAGGAAAAGTTTTATAACTGCAATATCCCTTTGTGACCAAATGGCTGATGGTTTCCTTGTTTTCCCTGTTAGCTTATGGTCTACATTATAAAGATACGTTTGTGTTTCTTCTGGAGTCAAATAACTCTTTTCTCTTCTTTCTATTGTTCTCTGTTGCTCTCTCTTTTTTGGCTTCGTAATTTCTTCCATATAATTTTTCGAAAAAATTTTATATGCAAACATACATTTTGAAAAAAGTTTTAGTGCAGAATAAACTGCAATTTGATAAGAAGAAACTGTTTCTAATCCATTGTCTTTATCTTGTATTTTTGCCATATAGGATACAAAATCTCTCAGTTCAAGATCTTCTTCTTTTTCTTTTCCTGTGAACTGTAGAAATTTTAATACATCACACATGTAAACATATTTTGTCTTTTCTGATAAATCATGCATATATAAAAGGAAGTCTTGTAGATTCTTAGACTTCCCTTTCATAATGTTTTCGATTTTTCGTTTATATTTAAGTTTTTCTTCCTCTAAGCCTGTCTGGACTTTTTCATTCATTTTATTCCTCCAATTATAAATCGGCAATCGCAGCAATAATTATAATAATAATGACCCCAATTGCAACAAATGTTCCATAGTATCCCACGGCATATTCAAGTGACATAATATCTTCCTCCTAAAATTTAACTACTCAAAAATGTATGACGGAAACATCAGCTCTAACTCCTCTTTTGAAATTTCCATATTTTTGTTTTGGCTTTTAAATTCTTCATCGAATTGATGATTTAATTTCAAAACATTGTAAGCACTTTCAATCACCCACTCCCTGATAAACTCCATATCTGATTCCGACAAATCATATCCATATAGTTCTACATACCTAATCAACTTCTTTCTTATATTTGTTTGTGCTGGGTTCCATTTCTTTTCCAAATTCTCGAACTTACACACATCCGTTTGACAATATTCCTTGAACGTTTTTCTTTTCATATATTCTCCTTTCTTTGCAACAAAAAACCGGCACATTTTTGTACCGGTTAATAACGTTCCTCTTTTTTGATTTTATCCAATTTCTCTTTCTTTTGATTGATGTGTCGGACTTTTGCTCGTGGCCTATATTTATCACAGTGTTGACAATAATGATGGTGATCTGCTTCTCTCCCCTTACTACATTGTCCTGCGCAAATATAGTATAAACATGGTGTTTCTCTTGTCTTACTCATCTTTTATCTACTCCTATCGGCATGATAATATAACCAGAAATACGGAACCCTCTGGACGCAAGTTCTTTTAAATCTGTTGCAATTCTACCTTCTTTCAATAATTTATGCATATTACAATGGATAGTGCCTTTGCTTTTAATTCCAACACCTTTTCCAATCTCGTCATAAGACGGAGCATAACCATGCTCAAAAATGTAGTCTTTGCAAAATTCATAGATTTTATCTGTTGTGTCCTGTATGTTATCATATTTATTTACCATAATTATTCTCCCTTCTTTTTAAAAACATCACTAACCTGCCACGAAATCATCTCATTTCCAAGCTCAATAACTCTATCATTGAAATTTTGAACAAAATCCGCTGTAATAACTTTTGCAATATTTACATTGGTTGGTTCTATATCACCTTCGACCAATGCATTTATAATATCATCTTTTGTCCAGGTAGTGTTCATATCTTTGCATTTTTCTAGTTCAGATATCGAAATTGTTTCTTCGATGGCGTCAAAATCAATACATCCATAACCAATTCTCTCTCCGTTTTCAGCTAAATATAACATATAAAACATTCCTTCATTTTCGCCATTACCCCGTAACTCATCAATGTTGTTGCCATATACAATATCAATTAAATTCCCTTCCCATGGATGATCTGCATAAAAGTCACAATCATAACCATCTTCTGCATCGTATCTGTCATCTTCTTCTGTTACAATCATCATGTACTTCTTATCTGTTCTCATATTCTTTACCTCCACTTTTATATATTGAACCTCTTCTGTCTTATACTTCATAATCAAACTCGCTTAGACCGCCACTATCCATTACGTAAGCTTGTGCTGCTTCTGTATACGTTCCATCAAAATTTCCATTTTCAGTATCGTAATCACTAACATGATTTTCAATTTCAGATTCATAGAACGAAAAAATATTTGTAATTAAATTTTCCATTTCAGTTCTAGGTTCATATCCCTGTTTTCTGATCCATACTGCCATTCGATCATAATCACACCATTTCTCTTTCGGATATTGTGAGTAATCCTTTTCCTCTGTCCATCGTCCAAACCAATCAACCATATTTATACCGCCTTTCTGATAATTATTTTTCAACTTTTTTCATAGCAATTTCAATCCGTGAACCGTCTGGAAGATTCCACATTCTTTTCATATTATTCACCACCTAACAAATTCCGTTTTCTCTAAATTCTACAAGCAGCCCATACATCCGTCCTTTCTTTTCAAAGAAATCGTTCCAATTAGATAATTCTTCGATCGAATAATTCTGATTGTACATATCTGCTTGCCATTCAATTGCTTTATCTCTCCACTTTACTTTTTGTTTTACATAACTTTCATGTCGTGATAACGCTCTATGTTTTGTATAATCTGACTGTCTCATAATCTATTCTCCTTTTCTGCAATTAAAAAACAGACAACATATAGTTATCTGTTTCTACACATCAAAATTATATTCTGGATAAAGATATTCCAAATTCAAATCTTCCTCGAACCAGCAATGATCTGAAATATCCGGAATATCTACAATTACATGATCTGAGTGTGTTTCTTTTATTTCTCCATTATGCCATTTACCTGTGTCTGGATCATGATACTTAACTTTTTGTTTTACCTTGAATAAATGTGTTAAATTTGCCATAATTTTTTATCTCCGTTTCTTGGGTCAATATAATCATCGCCATATTCTTCTTGATCTTCTTTATTGTAGATAATGCTTACATCACATTTTGGAATGTTATATTTATTATCATGTTTCCATTCTGTGAATAGTTTTCGTGCTTCATTTTCACTTGTTGCACAAAACTGAATCGACCCATAGCCATCTACATTTTCATCATAACAAAATTGATATGTATACATACATTTAGTCCTCCGTTATAAAAATAATTCTATAATATAAAGTGCAATTTTGTTCCAGTAATTTTTCCATTTTTATATGATGAATCAAGTAATCTATATAATCCTGTTTCTTTTTCTTTTCCATTGTAGCTTTCTAGAAAATCTTTATAATTACCTTCATACATCTCATTATAAATTTCATCAAAATCATGATTATCCACATCTCCAGTTACCTCAACATAACCGCCTTTCTCTTTGTAAGACACATTATGTAACAATACAACTTCATCACTGTTAATTGTATTTTGAATATCGGCATATGCTTTAAGTAACATGCCTTTCTTACCACAAACATCAAAATCAAAATAATATGCATCTAGTTCTAATGTTCCTTGTATATAATCCTCGTATACTTGCTCTTTAATTTCGCTTTTTGTATATAGCATATAATAACCTCCACTTTTTCATATTTGGTTTTATCTGTGTTATAATACTATTTAAATCTCCGTTTTTTATGTATTATCTTTGTTTTATATATACGTTCTCCATATTTTCGATCCGTCCACATAGTAAGTTCAATACTAATTTCAATTTTTCCATATCATCATATTCGAACGCCAATATAAGACCTTTAATTGTTTTATTTCTATATTCTTCATCATCATATACATTCTGACAAACATGAGCAAATTCTTTCTGCTAACTTTTCGTCATTCGCTTCTTTTTTCCCAGTCATACACCGGAATGTCATCAATAACATCTGCGTCTCTATCCATTCGGATCAAGTCAATTCCATTTATCCATGCATACTGAAGTAAGATCCGTAAATCTTTTGGCATATCACTGATGTTAGTTTCTTTTTGAGCTGGTACACTGATAAAAACACCTTCTTCATATTCATAAGTATATGGTGGCTCCATGGCATTGAGTCCTTCAAACGTTTTCTGTTTTAAATGTGCCGTGCTAATTTCTAGATATTTTCTTTCATTTGTTTTCATATTTTGATTCTCCCTTCTGAAATCCTTGTTTCATTTTTCTATTATTCTCCAACAAAAAGGAACCATACACTATTTTGTATGATTCCTTCGTTAATTTTATTCTGGCAATATTTTATAAGTTAATTGGTTCATCATTCTCATCATATTCAATCGGATAAATCTTCGCTGCATAACCAATATTTTTTAATTTATCATAAATTTCCATTGTAATTGTTTCGCCACCTACTGACCATTCAAGCGAAAATCTACTATCATTGTTTTCAATGATTTCAATCAAATGATCTAATAATTCTTCTGTATTACTTGCCCTTTCCTTCTGTTTATCAATATTATTCATAATCAAACCTCTTTTCATGAATCAAATTACACCATATACAAAATCGCATGTTATTTGCAGAATAAAGATGTCTTCCACATTTGTTACATCTTTGCCTTATCATAACCATAAAATAGAACCTCCTTGAAATGTGCTTTTCATTGTGTTATTCTCGCATATTTTAATGGATATTTCGAAAAATCCAAATATTCAGAATTATATACACTAGGAATAAATTTTCTAAAATCATCATAGTACCATGCTTTCCATAATTCTGTTCCGGTCTTTGCAAATTCCCTAGTGGCTTCTTGAAATGCGTCATATAACGTCATGTTATATACTTCCATATTTTCTTTTGTTCTTTCTTTTACCTTTTTAGGAACTCTACCAATTATCAAATCATCGTCATAAAACATATTCATACTCCTTTTTTTATGAGAAGTTTTCATTGCTATTTTACTTTGTCCAATCCAAATAAAGCATCAGGAAAACTTCTCTTTATTTCTTCAAAATTTTCAAAGCAATCTGCATATCTATCTGTGCCATCTTCTATGTTCAATACGAGAAAACTTCTATCTCCATCATTCCATAATGTTCTTGCATCATGTTCTGAAATAATATCAAACCATTTTGAAAAATATTCTTCTGTAAACATTTCAATTCCTCCAATCTTTTAATTTATTAGTTTATCAAACCCTATCTTATTATTCTCTGTCTTGTTGTACTAAAAAAGCAGATAACTTTTTCGTCACCTGCTTTCCTTAAATATTACGAAACTGCATCTCCGTATCATTTCATAATCTCTACATCCTTTATAATTATCACACATCCAATTATAAATCTCTGTATCAGACATATTATGAAATTTTAGAATATGTTTTCTGCATTCATCTAAGATATATCCTTCCATATTTTACTCCTCAATTTCTTCAACATCACTTTCATCATAATGAGTATCTGCTATTGGAATACATCTATCAGATTCCAATTTTTCTTCCGCTATTCTAAGTGCTTCAGTTTCATTTTCTGCCTCTACTTCATATTCTTCATATGTTGTAAATGTCACACTATACTTCTTCATAATCATTCCTCCATCATTTCTTTAAATTCTATCCAACTTTCAAAAGACTCTTCCAATCCTCTCGATCGAATGGTTTCCATTTCGTCTTCTGTCATTTCATAATTTTTATCTTCACAATATTGTTGGACTGTATCATGCTCTGCTTCTAACCACTTATCATCGTCTTCAATTTTATCGACTTCTACTAATAATTTATCAAGTTCATTCATAGTAGTCAACCTCCAATTCATGTCAACAATCAATAAAGAAAATCGTTCCGTTAAATATTTATTCTCTCTTTTTTTAATGAAATTTCCGTTTCAATTATATTCCAAACGCCATAAATACAATCGCACACAGCAGCATACCAAATGCTGTAAGTGCTAAAGCTCCTTTAATTGTCAAGTTAACTCTTGACATATGGCTTCCCATGTACCAACATGTCAAACTAATTAATGCACATGTAATTCCTCTCATTTTTTATCTCCTTTGTTCTTAAATATTTTGTCATAAACTTCTTTATAGAATTGAATATCCTGTGCTGTTGCTCTTTTTACTTTCTCTATACAATTTTGTAAAAAAGCCAAACTTTCTTCCTTATTCAAATGTTTTCCTCCTGATACTTTCCGTTTCATTACAACTCATAATCTCTGCATAAATCCAACACTGTATCAATAATATTCTGTACGGAATCAATTCCATACCCGCTTAACATATCGAACGAAACATTGTCAGATGCGTATACTAAATCACAATAATGACACCACCCATCTTCTTCGTTATTAACAAATGTAATCTCAAGATTCACTTCGTTTGTTAATGGATATTGCCAAGCTCTGTCATCAAATGATATTGGTCTATTTCCATTTCCGCTCCACATTTCAGGGTTCATCTGATTAAAAAAATTTTTTACAATTTTTTCTGCCGTTTCTCTTTTCATTATCATCACTCCTAATTTTGAATTTTCTATTTCATTCTAATAAAAACATAAGACACCATCATATAAGTCCGGTGTAAATTCCTCAATTCCCCATCGTGTAATATCTAATGGCAATCCTAAAGTTTCTAATAATTCTTTTCTTTGACATTTCATTTTTTCAAATGCATCGTTTTCATTATCTGCATAGACAACACATCCGAAATTCTCTTGTGCTAAATAAAATACTTTCATATTGCTTTCCTCCACATAAATTTGTTTTCATAGATTTATTTTATCCTTGCATAAGTTATAAATAATTCCTCGTAGATCTTCAATTTCTGTTTCCGAAAGATATTCGCTTCTGTTAGTCTCCGGAATGTCATAAATATTACAACTATCATTTTCAAACCATATTTCAAAAATATAATACCATATTCCATTATCACAATTGTATTCACAGTGGATAAAATATGAATTTCCATCTTTATCAATCAACTCTCCATCACCAATGTCCAATGCAAAAGAAGTATCATCATTCCAATATGAATTGCATTTGAATTTTCTTCCATTTCCCCAATCTATTTCATAAAGGAGATTTTCGGTTTCTATATATTTCATTTCTATCACTCCTAATTTTGAAATCTACGTTTCATTTAGCTGCTTCTATTACAATGGTAGAATCTTGTGTTGTGATATACTTTATTTTCATATCAAGAATACGATCCAATGGTTTATTAAAACCGTCTCTTTTTGTGCAAAAAATCAATTCTGCTCCATCACCATATTGCTTTCCGTCTGAGCAATCATAAATATCATAATTACAATTACAATCAAAATCATCATTATAAACTAAATCGCCAACAACCATTCTTGTATCCTCCGATCATCAATTTCTTGTTTCTCTTTTTCGTGGATCTGTTCAAGCTCTTCATAAGTTACAGTTCGAGAATTATAACCTATACTTCTATAATATTTGGTATAATGATTTGCATTCTCTCTATCACAGCTTGTACATGTTTTTATAAATCCAGTATGCTTTTCTGTTGCAATCACGCAGACAACATTATCTTCCATAATTGTTTCCTCTCTTTTCTCTTTCCGTTTTCGTTTCTGAAATCATCGTTTCTTATGGCTAAATAAATTCTTCAACATATCCCATCGCTAATACATCTTGCATATAATTATAAAAATTTCTAGTTACAATTATTTTTTCAGGCGAATAAATAATATGTCTTTCATCGTATAATCTGTTTAGAATTTCAATTTCTTCTTCATCCATTTTTGAATAGCTCCATCCTTGACATGCATTTTTTATTGAATAGTCTATATACGGATATAATCTAAGTTCCTTTTGTGAAATTGTTCTATCCAAGAATGCCACCGCTTTTTCTTGAATGCTATCTGTTAGTATTCCTCTCATATAAAAACCTCTCTTTCCTAGTAAATCCTCATTTCATTGTCTCAATTTTTATTAATGGTTTTATTCTTCTCCTACCAACATTTTTCCCTTGTCGTTTAAGTAACGATAAAGTTTTATTATATGTTTCAACATCTATAATTGGCTCAAAATTTCCTTTATAAGTTTCTCCACAAAAAATATTGTACCCACAATATTGTGTTCGTGTAAGAATTTTTTGAACACTATAAGCTGTTGGAACTTTGCCTCTCTTACCTTTAAATCCTCTTTCTCTTGCTTCTTTCGCAACTTCTGATAAATTTTTTCTTAACGAATACTCAGAAAAACAAAAACGCACATATTCTGCTTCTTTTTTATTGATTTTAAATGAATCCTTTCCATCTAAATCATATCCTAATATTTCAGAACAAGTACGTTTTCCTTGTGCGGCTCTCTCTGCCATAGCTGCACTAACTCTTTCACTTGTTAATTCTCTTTCTAGCTGTGCGAATACACCAACAATGCCAATCATTGCTCTACCCATTGGAGTAGATGTATCAAAAGCTTCAGTATATGAAACCATAGATATATTCCATTGTTGGAATTTTTCCATTGTCGAATATAAATCCGATACACTTCTTGTAAATCTACTAAGTGCCCAAAATAAAACTAAATCAAATTTCCCATTTTTTGCATCATATAATAATCTATTTATATCTGGTCTATGTTCAATATCCTTCCCTGAAATTCCTTTGTCTGCATACAAATCATAAACATTATATTTCCGTTCCTCACACCATTTCCTAAGCGTTTTTTCTTGTGCATCTAAAGAATATCCTTCACGGGCTTGATCGAGTGTGCTTACACGTATATATATTGCTACTTCTTCAATTGGGACTAATATCGTTTTCTTAAAAACCATTTCCGTTGTAATTGCGTAATATTTCTTTTTCATAAAAACTATCTCCTTTCCTGAAATTCATATACAGAAAATACTTTTCTCTTCTTTTCAGTTACAAGGATTTTCCGCAATTTTCACTGCCTGTTCCTTTGTTTTTGCGTCTACAGATATACCTAATTCTTCATTTTCAAAACCAACACACCATGTTTTCATATTATTTTCTCCTTTGAAATTGCTATTTCTTAACAATAAAGCTCCCATCCTTTTCTTTGACTTCCAAGTTTCCGTTCAATTACAATACTTTCACCTTCACCTATTAAATATCCTTCTCTGCAAATTTCTGTATCTCCTAAACGAATCCATGGATAAATATAAAATTGCGTGATCTCTTTATAATTTGATAGATCATCTTTAAATCCATTTTCTCTGTTTTCTTTCAAGCATTCCTTCCAGATCTTTTCAAATTCAGTTCTACATTTCCGCTTAGACATTCGATTTGACTTAGTAACCTCATTTCCAGCATAATAATAACCACCTTCTGCTGGTTCATAAATCGGATATTCTGAATAAAATGTTAGATATCTCATATTATTTTCCTTCTCTCACACAATCATTCTGCTTCTATTTCCATCAGATCCGCAAATCCGCCATCGTAATTCTGTTTCCACGACCTATAAACTCCGTTTGTATCACGAAACTCTAAGTAATACGCTTCTCTCCATTCCCACGGCTCCTGCCATACAATCTCTTTAATTGTACATACAATTCCTTGGCAATGAACTACATCACCTGGTCTTAAATCTCTCATTTTCTTTACTCCTTTTAAAATCTTAGTTTCAACCGATACTGTCATATCCTGTTTCAATTACCCTATTTCCATATTCATCTTCCAAATCATATCCTCTGTATGATTTTCCAATCACTTTAACTTTTGTTCCTTTTTCGAAATAGCCTGCACAACTATCAACCTTTTTTATTGTAGTTGCCCAATCACCAATTTCAAACCCGTTTTTATTTTTTACATATGTCATATCTTTATCGTCCTTTCTGTTGAAATGCGAGTTTTAAACGCCCATTGTTCCGTCAAAATAATCATTTACACCTTCAAAATAATCTTCATTTGATTGTTCTTGATGAATAAGTTTCTGTGTCTCTGCAATTTTAATATTCCCACATTTAATCAATGAAACAAAATCCTCTGTATAATAATCGGCACTATTTGCAACACTGTCATCTGATTCAACAGGTATAAGAACAATTTTGTAGTTCTGTTTAATTTCTCTATTCCATCTTTCTTCCACCTTGCATAATGTGTCTTTAAATTCGTTTCCATTTAAGAAAAATCCAAAACCACATCTTATATTCAACGGAGCAATAAATCGCACGTTTTCAACCCCGTCGGTCATGATAGCTTGGCATAAATCATCTGAAGTAATCCGTTCTCCATTTTCAATTTTCTCTTTTAATTCTTTCATAGAGATCTTAATCCAATCATTGAGATAAATTGTGTTGCGATTCCAAGTAAAGAATTTTCCATTTTCATCTTCTCTGATTGTACGATCATATGATTTTTGTGTTTTTGTATCTTCAACTGATACTTCATTATGAAAATCATCATTCCATACAAACACTCTAATTATTTCATTTCCACACTTATATTTATAAAACATGTCTATTTTCCTCCATTTTCATATGTCATCGTAAATGCGAATTTCTTGTTTATATATTATAATAATTTAATATCATCTGAAATGAATCACTACTTACATATTCTGCAATATCCTTTTCATGTCTTCTTATTCTTTTTTCTAATAATTCTCTATTTTCAGGATGTGTTTGTAAAAATTCTTTATCTTGTTTATATCTTGCTACAAGATGCTTCAATGTTACTCTTTCCATATTTATTCACATTATCCTTTCTAATGAAACACGCATTTTAATATCAATTTTTTCTTCTGTCATGCATGAATTTTATTACTTTTTCATGCGTTTCTGGTGTTCGTGGCATCTTATTTTTCTGCATATAACTTATAATTGCCTCCCAATCTTCCCAGGTTAATGCATAATCGCAGCATTCGACGCCACAATTCATGCACATTACACCTCTGGTCTGAACAAAACATCTTCTTCCTAACTGTTCGTACTGTTCACTTTTCTCTTTTAATTCTGTTATTTCTGCTTCCGACTTCTTTTTCAGTTCCTGCAGTTCTGTTTTTAATTTTTCATTTTCAATTGTTGCATCGCTTGACAATGCAGCCTTAAATTCTTCAAGACTCATTCCTTTAGCCATGTTTATACATCCATTTCAATTCCAAACTCTTCATGCAACAGTTTTTCAAATTCCGGATCTCTCTTCACGTATTCATCGAGGAATTCTTCTTCACTACATGGCGCAAGATCGAAATGCACATCTTCTCGAATATCATCATTCATATATGTGACGATTGCGTCCCAAAGATTTTTGTCTAAATCTAATTTTTCTCCATACCGTAACATCACAAGTTCTCCTTTTCATAAAAATGAGGAACAAGATTTCTCTTGTCCCTTTATTATTCTCTTTTTAAATTCGGACATAATCCAAGACCACCATCAATTTCTGGTAGCCTTCTATATGCATCTCTGTGAATACAATTTTCTCTTTTGCATTCCGGACAGTAACATTTGATGTATTCTTCGTAACTCATTTTATAATTTGTTGTCGCAAACCATTCTCTTGTTGGCATAATTCATTCCTCACTTTCCATTGCTAACTCAATTAACTCATAAACTTCATCTTTGTTGTCTAACATAAACTTTTTAAATCCGTCTTCATCGCTTTCTCTTCCGTCAATTAATCTTCCATCATCATCATGAATCCAACGTTCCCACATTGTGTCTTCAACAATTGTTGCATTGATTCGCTTTCCTTTATATTCAATCTCAGGATCGTTCCATTCTCCATGCCATACAAATCCTACACTTGTAAGACCATACCAATCTGGAAGTTCTTTCATTTTTCTAAATAAAATTCCTTCAATGCTATTATCTCTTTCCAATGTACTAATCATATTTTTCACCTTCTAATAGTCTTCATCAATACATTCGTCTGCTTCGCTATAATATTGACCATCATATCCTTTTTCCATTAATTTCTCCCAACAATCATAGCATACCAATCTAAAAGTAATTCCGTGACAGTCTCTTGTAAAATTCATATCATTTCTTTCTACTTTTTTTCCACACACTGGACAAATTCTCATATCCTTTTCTTTCATATTTTTATTCCTTTCTATTTATACATTTCTCCATCTTTTGTTCTTGAAAATCGTTCTTTCAACTGGTTTTATATAACTTCTTTCCAATCAACCACCTGCTTATATCCGTCTGCCTGTAAGATGTGAATTTCTTCATCCTTGTCAAGCTCATATCTGTTTTTGAAAAATTCTTTTAACCCCTCTTCTCTTTCTGCTCTCCACAATTCATCATGAGTGATTATATCTCCAAAATTTTCCTCATCAGTTGTTACGGTAATATCAGAAATCTTTCCAAAATACATTGCTTCAAGTAAATCTGTATCCACATCTCCCTTGACAATGTAATCTTGCCAATCACCTTGACAATAACCTCTAATTGTTCCGTCTTTAAAAGCATCTTCTGGATAAAGCAATCGTAATACATCAACTATAATATCTTCTGTACATCTGCATTTATCGTAAAGCTCCTTTAATTTTGCATTTACTTCTTCGGATGTATATTCAGGATATAATTCATAACAATCAATATCCTCTATTACTTCTTTTGCCTTTTGATACCATTCGGCATCTGTATATTTCTTACAATTTCCATTACCAGTAAGAACCACCTGTTCATCAAAATTGTCACACCCACAATAATCTTTCCACACATCATTATCATTGTATAACCACCATGTTCCATCGCCGGTGTTGTCAATTCTAATTTCTACCATTCCGTTCTACCTCCATTATGCTGTCTTATTCATCTCAATATATTTTGCAATTCTCTTTTCAGCTTTAACCTTTACATCTTTAATATTAACTGGCAGAATCAAGAAGCTATATGTATCTCCCTTAATAATCCACGGGCAAACCTCTTTTGTCCCATAGAAAATCGGGTATTCAGAATCTACGATACTCATTACATCCACAAGAAAATTTGGATTAAAGCCAATATAAAAATCTTTTTCTGGTTTCTCTTTGACTTCGATTTCATCAAAAGCTTCATATCTCGTTGTACTTGCATACGAGTATAAATTTCCATTTTCTGCATGAAATGTAACTGGCAATTTCGATTCTTTCAAAATGTCTGCGTCGTACTTCATTGCCTCTAATAGCTCTTTTGCATTTGCAGTAAATTTATAATCCCATTCATCCGACAACATCTGATTTACTTTGAAGTATTCACCATCAATTCTTTTTGTAATATATGTAAAGTTTTCACTTTCTACTTTTACATACTTATCGTTCTGAGAAATAATGACTTTCCTTTCTGATTTTTTGTCCAATAATTTCTTAAACACTGGAACACATCTGCAATGCAGTTTTACTGTTTCAAACGGATTTTCTGTTTCTTTAAAAGTCATATCGTCTTCTAACTGTCGCATTCCGATCATACAGTTCCACAATGCTTCTACACGTTTCTCTTTTGTATTAAAATTGAACACGCTCATCATCCGATTAACTTCTTCTCTATTTGCCACAAATACTGACAAATTAGAAATTGTTTCAGATAACCAGTTTTCTTTTACATCCAGAATGTTTTCTCCGTTATCTAATACCGGAAGAGAAACATCTGTATTTTCAAATCGTGGAATAGAAACATTTTTCTTGCCACACTTGATATTGATTTTCTCTTCTTTATCTGATGTGATATCTTCTATGGTAATTTCTCCTGACATTTTTGAAATAATTTTAATATCTTCAATGTCGATTCCGAACATACCAGGTTCTGTATGGTACGTATTTTCTGTTCTTACTTCAACATAATGCTCAATATCTGTACTAAGAATTTTTAAAATTCCCTTATCGTCAATCGAGAAATATAATCTTTTAAGGCTCGGAACAGATGCTTTTTTATTTACTACCGTCATTGCTTTATCCATCATGGTTTTGAGTTCTTTTGCGTTCATCGTAAATTTGATCATATTATTTTACCTCCACTGTATTATATTTTTCTACGAGATATCTTAATTCATTTCTTTCTTTTCTCAATCTCTCAACATGTCTTGATAATTTCTTATTTCCTTCTAATAACGCTCGATTGTTATTGCGAAGCGATTTGTTTGAAATTTTGATTCTAGTATTTTCATTTTCTAATTGAGAAATATAAAGTTTCGCCTCTTCTAATTCCATTTTATATTCATCAATACTCATTTTTCTTCACCTTTCTTATGCTATCTTTTCCCATTCAATGTGTGTATTTTTTCTATGTGCTTCTTTTGATACAATGAGGATATCTCCTTTATAATATCTAAACATTATATCTTCTAAATGCGGTCTTGCTAAAATGTTCTGTTTAATTTTTGCAATTTCTCTTCCACCGTGTTCAGCTTCATATTTTTCCAGTACCCATTCTAAATCCTCATAGAAATCTAACAATGCACATTTAACTGATCGTTTATAATTCTCTTCCATGATCTCATGCATTCTTTTTTCAGCAGCTTCATATGTCTCAAAAACTTCATCTGGATATCTGTCATTATGACTTCCATAGCACTGCGTCCATGCAGGATATTTCTTTCTCAATCTATATGTATCGTGATTAAATTCTGGTTCAATAATTGGTTCTACATTTTCCATTTTGACAAGATAACCATTATCAAATAACCACTGAAGATCCGATGGACATGTAAAATATCTACCTTTCATTGCTGCATTGATTTTTTCTTTTTTATCAAGGTTTTCTGTTACGGTATATAAATCAGTGCTATATGTCCATCCTTTAGGAACTTTTTTAAATTCCGTTTCTGACTGAAAATCATCAAATGGAACTCCATTTATTAGTCTTATTTCTGGTGGTCTTAACCGTGATACCTTATGTCCACCATACGTTTTTTCATATTCGTACATTCCATACGAAACATATAATTTCCCGTTAAATCCTCTTTCAACATAATAACAAACCTGATTGTGTTTCATTGCTTTTTATCTCCTTTACATATTTTTTAATTCTTCATCTGAATACTTAAGCCACTTGCCAGTTTGGATATTATTCATCCGTTCTGTAAAAGTTCTCTTTCGCATCTCATACATTTCCGTTGCAATTCTATACATGTCGTAGACTACATTTTTTTCAATGTCAATGATCATGAACTTATGAGGATCATATGTGTCTAATACATATTGCATAAAGTCTCTAAACACAATCAACCTATTTGTAGTACACCAGGTGATTGTTTTGTCTTTTTCTTTTGTTACAAATTTTACATTTTGCATTTTTCTCCTTCCTAATAAATAAGACAGATACATTTCTGCATCTGCCTTATTATTCTCTGTAAAACATATTATTTATTAGCATTCAATTATTTCCCATGTCCATTCGTATTCTCCATCATAAGATGAAAGATCTGCTGTTCCATCATCATTTATTGTAAAATCAATTTTATCTCTATCTTTTTTACTTGCATTATTCATTTCTTCCTCATAAGTATTTTGTGCATCTTTTTCAAGAAATGCATACGCATCATCCTCATTATCAAATGAATCATGGCTTGCAATTTCCTTTTCGTGTACAGAATAACAAATCACTACATATTTTTTCATAAAAACTACCATCCTTTCTTAAATTGAAACTAATATTTCATTCATGTTTTTATCTAGCTTTCGCTTCAGCAAGCTATGAATTCCAAGTTACCCAAGCACTCGTTTTTCTGTTTCATTTCCAACGCTTTGCTCATAGCATAGTGATAACACTCTGCTTCTGTATCAAAGAAGTTATCTCCATCAAATTCTATTTTACGTTTTATGGATTTGATAGAACTTTCTAAGTCCATAACATCGTATTTTGCTTCAAATATCCACATGATAATTCTTCCTTCTAAATTGCACTCCTATCTACTCCATTTACCAACCTTATTTCCGTTGATATCCATAATTGTTCCGCTTGTTTCTCCATATTCGAGCTTTTCACAAATCTCTTTTAAGATTCTTTTAAGTTCCAATGCCTCATCCATATTATTCTCTTCTCCTGTATATGGATCACAAAATGCTGCATTTCCTGTTTTGATTTCACATTTAAACATAACTTTCGCTCCCTTCCAATCCAAGTACATAACAATCTCTCTTACCATTCCAGAAATACGATTTCAAATCTGCATATCAATCACTAATCCTTTCTCTCCACTTTTTAATTCGCACAGGGTAAGTTACGTTTTCTCTGTATGTTTTCAATTGTGCTTTTGCATCTGCTCTATCTTCACAATTACACTCAATATCCCATCCATAACCACAATTTCCTTCGATTGCATAACAATCTTTCGTCTTTCTCTTATATGTCATAATCAATATACCTCTTCATAAAATTTAATTGTTCCTTCCTTTTCAGCTTTATATTTCGCTTTATCAGTAAATAATGTGAGATAAATATCTCCCTCACAATATGTAAATACCGCCATCTGTTCATCTGAATAAGCGTAAGAGCTATAACCATTTACCTGCACTAAATCGAATTTGCATTTCTTTGCGAACTGATAGCTCAAATCAGACATCCAATGTCCACTCAACATATAGTTTCCATTTCTATCTTCTGTCTCTTCCATGAAGTTTACGTTCGCAATCCGTTTTGTATCTTCGTTCAATGGATACACTGACAAATCTAAATCGGCAATGTCATATTCTTCTTTATCTGGGATTCTTCCAGTTTCTCTAATCATCTGATAGTATTTGTTTCTTGGTATATATTTCATTATTTCATCCTCACTTTCATCATTTCTTTTCTGTATTCTTTTATCTGTTCCAAAGTCAACCATTCCGGTTTCTCTTCCAGTGAGTTCCAAATCCGTTCCATTTCGTCACAAATTGCTTCTACACTGCCACCCCACAGATGACCTTCATAACCGTTTCCATTTCCGAAGAAATAGTTACAATCACTTCTCATTCTGTCTAATAACATGTAATCCTTTTCTCTTGGATGACGAACAAAAGGATCATCGCATTCAACTGGTTCTGTTACTCTATTACATGGCTCACCACAGATTTCATCCCATTCGGTTCTATAAGCACCTGTGTAGAGATTAAGTCCGTTTTCTCCATTGTTCTCGTCAAAATACAACTTCCCATTTTCATCTTCGTAGCATGGAACTTCCATGTATCCACCAAACCCAACATATTTTACTTTCATACTTTTCAACCTGCCTTTCTATCCGATCCACTGTTTTGTTACTGTGTCATAAATCGCCCCGTTTGCATCCTGATATTCTTTGTATCTGGAATATGTAAACCGTAAACATTTATGACCGTTCGCATAAACAATGGTCTTATTTCCATTATCAATGGCAAATCTTTCACGCCATCCGGCTGCTTCCCATGCTTTTTTTCATTTCGCCTTTAAATTTTCTTTCCTTTTCCATTTTTATACCTCCTGTTTTCTCTTCATAATCCCATTTGCCGCCTGAACACATCCGTATAACCAACCATTCAGGTAATCAATGTTGTAGCAATACTGCGTCCAATCTCCGTTTTTTGCCCTTTCTTCACTGGTAAAAACATAAAATCCACCCCCATAATCAGCATCTTCAATTTTAATAAAGTCGAAGTTTGCCTTATAAGACCGCAAGTTATCTTTAATAATTTCTTCCTGACGTTTTGTCATCTTCTTTTTCTCCAATTAAATAAGGCAGCTAGGTATTTATTCTCCTAACTGCCTTTGATTTGCGTTATCTTGTTTAGTTGCTAAACCTTACAGATATTCTGCAAAAACCTGAAGGTCAAATTTATTGCTTAACTTTTCAATGGTCATATCTTTGAGTTCCTTTGCAAGTGATAATTCATTTGCATTGTAAGCCCATTCTATTTTACACCCATTTGGTGTTGCAGGGAATTTTACTTCTACACAAATTTCATTTCCATAGTCCGTAACTTCTGTTACTGTACCAAAGAAACTTTTATGAAATCGTACACCATATTCTTCTTCGTACTTTGTATCTGGATTAGATACATATACTAAATCACCAACTTTAAACATTTGCCTTCACTCCTTTTCTTGAAATCTTAATTTCATTGGGTTATGTTATCAAAAAAATCTAATATCTTCGTTTTTTCATAATACTGTTTCCAGTTACCGCTTAAAGTTACGCCTATACAAGTACACGGATCTGTATTATGACTTTTCGGTATCTGAAAAACGGCAATACATTCATCGTCAGTAACAGTCATATCCGAAAATATCAACTTTTCTAAGCTACATTTTGTTGCGCAGTTTTCTTTTACACCTGTACAAATTCTGTCATACTCCGACTTACACTCATCAAAAGATTTTCCTTTAATCACAACAGAATGATTTAAAACTTTAATTTCTGTCATACAATTATACCTTTCCTATGAAACACGTATTTCTAACTACTTGCTAATATAAATTCTTACTGAGTTTTCGTCATCAAATGCCTTTATGACATCATCTTCCGTTTCTAAGAATGTATAATTGATTCTGTATCTAATTCTTGCATTACTATAAAGTTTCTTGTAGAAATAATCGTCAAACTCCTTCATTGTCATTTCCGTTGGCTTGTCATTTTCAAATACTGTCACACCATCAATTCTATTGAATGACACATATTTTCCAGAATGAATTAACTCATCGTAAGTAACTGACTTTTTCAGCATTCTCAACAAGTGCATTCCATAATCATAATAAGTACAATATCTACTTCCGATTTTCAAGTCAAAGCCCTCTGATTCTTTGGATGGTTTACTATCATTTTTGAATCCTTCTGCAAACTTGATAAAATCTTCTTTTGTATAAATTTTCCCTTGCCAATCATCGTTTTTTCTGCCTTCATTGTCATTGTTACAACCTTGTAAACTCAGATGTAAAATTCTCCCATCTGATAAGTTCACAATTTTTGTTTTAAAGATAATACCATATCCCATATAATCACCATTTGTCTTTCTGATCTTCCTATGAAATGTTGCTTTCTTACACTAAGCTACAATTTTAGTAACTTTTAATTGAACCATCTGCGTTTACATGCCATTTTTCAGATGGTCTAAAGTTCTTTCCGTTGTTGATATGCAAAATCCATATGTCACCCTTCGGACAAAACCAATTAGCATGTTCCATCCGATGCTCCATACATTCTTCAAAAGAAGAAAATATATCTACAACTTCACCGCTTCTTTCGCTTGTTTCAACATATATTGCATAAAAATCAAACTTAACCATTATTCTCCCTTCTGAAATTTCTCTTTCATCCGATGAATCCATAGAAACAACCAAAAACTTTTTCTGGTTTATGAATAGTTACTGTGCGAATATCAACCATGTTTTATTACCTCCGTTTCAATTTCGTTCCCATCATCATCTTCCAGCCAATACTCAAGCCCAAGATAATCTGTATCACGCAAATTTTCTACCAGCATTTTCGCTTTCGGAAGAGAAACAGTTGATTTTAATTTTCTGGCTTGTGTTTCTACACCATTACTTGCTACAATGTACACATTCCCTTGCCTCCTTCTCTTACAGATTTTCTTGTTGCAAATAATCGACCGTCAAGACTCATATATACATCAACCATTGTATTTTTTGTTCTTACATACAAGACGGTCATATGCCGCAAAGCGTCTTTCTGTACATATAGTACGGGTTCGTACCGATCAAAGATTTTTATCCAAATCACCATAAAATCGCTTTCCTTTCTGTGATTAATAACAGCCCAAATAAAATGAACGTTACCCCTAACGGCCAGGTATCGCTTGCATATCTAATAAGTAGATACCCAACGCCCATAAGTATCACGCAAAAGATTTTTTGTGCTATAAGTTTTTTACGCTGCCGTTCTCTTTTGCGTTTGGCTTTCGCTTTCTGGATTTCCATTTTCCGTTGTTCTTCAATATGCTGACGGTATTTTTCGTAGTTGGTAATATCAATTATATTGTAATGATCTGGATCAAATACAGCACATTGTTGCGTTCTCAATTCTTTTCGCTCCTTTCACTTTTTTATTCGACATAAGGTTATTCTCTTTAATCAGTCTTGCTTTTACTTCTCTGTTCAGCCGTGTGTTTACTTCAATTCTCTTGTGAGTTACACGGTTTAAATAATGCAAATGCGATCCAGTACCATCTCTTCCGTTTACTCTTGTTTCTCTGAATCCATTAGGAAATAAATATTCCCTTTCAAAGTCCAGAACTTCCTTTGGCTTTCGTCGTCTCGACATTATTCATCGTCTCCTTTTAATAATCCGAAAAATTCTAATTCTGCATCATCCATAGCACATTCATTCATGAAATATTCATACTGTTCTTCGTCTGCCATATTACATTCTTCCAGAAGAGTATCTTTCCATTGCGTTGCAAGTTCTTCCAGGCGTGAACGTGGAATGTATGTATTTTCCGTTCTAGCACGAAATGAATCAATCGCATTCTGCATAACCAGATATTCTTCTCTACCATATTTTCCATACATCCATGAGCAGACAGTGTAAGCCCAACTTCCATCAGCACAGATATCAGATACAATCTTGTACTCTTCTGTACTTTCCATTTTGATGAGTGCGTACTCTTTCTTTTTGGCAATGATTTCATAATCAAAGCCAGCTGGATTATGTCGTGTCTCCATTTTTATTCTCCCTTCTCTCTTATACAAATTCGATTAGATTAATTCCTAAGTTCTCCTCTAATGATTCGAGAAAAACTTCTCCATCTTCTTTGTTTTTGCAGTAATTCACCAAAGAAGTCACACGTAATTCATTTTCGTTTTCCTGCAATTTCCCTTCAAACATCGCACGAACTTCATTCCAAAGATCGTCGTTTGTTTCCAGCTCTACAGATAAATCTGTAAACCGTTTCTGTTTTAATAAGTTATACCGTAATGTTTCTTTCATTTTCTCTTCCTCTCTTTCTTGTGATTGAATCAAATAATCACATCAGCACAGACAAGGTAACTTACCTTCTCTGCACTGTCTGACTACTTAATTTTCACTTTCGCTTTCGGATAAATACTCTTCAAGTCCTGCATATTCGTCATCCGAAAGCAGATTCCGTAAATCATCCATTGACATAATCGTTATTCTCCTTTCTCGTTTGCGTTTTTGAGTGAAAGAAAACACCATCAGTTAGCTAGGCTGACGGTGTTTCTTCCTATATATATGTGGAGGGATAAGGTGGTGCTTTCTTATTCCGAACTCCCTATGTAAAATATGTATATGTATTGCTTGCTATGTATGTAAGATATGTATTATTTATTGATTTCGCTTTCCAGAATGTCAAACAACTGTGCATTACTCTTAACAGGAAATACCTTACTTTCGTAGAAAGCTGCTCCGCTACAATGTTTCTTCAAAAGATTTAATGTTTCCGTTCCGTGAATGCTTTCCATCTTCAGAAGAACATTGATATTTCGCTGTGTGAATGCATTCTTTTCTGTAGATCCGCACCAATTCAATTCTTTAATCATAACGATTGCATGTTTAAGCGATTCAGGTCTGCGCTTTGCCATTCTTAACAGATTCATGGTTGGTGTAACTTTCCCAATAGGATTTTCTTTCCGATTCAGGTCAGCTGAGATCTGGATGTTGTATGCATCGAAAATCATTTTGAAATTAATATAATCTTCTTCGTTCGCTTCAATACCAGCTCTATACATATCACTAACCGACATAGGTTTCCTTCCTGCCTGCTGTCCTAAGAAAACTAATACGGCCTCACACATTGTTTTACAATCAATAATCTCAACCAGAATTTTTAATTTTTCTGCTTTTCCTAACAGATTGTTTTTCATAATGAATGCAGCTAATCTATGTGCGCCATCGGCTACATATAATTTTCCATCAATAAGGAACACTTTGATCGGATCGAATTTCGATTCATTGAAATTTTCTTCAATCTCTTTTGCCTTTACCATGTCCGTACTTCTCTGCCAGTCTGGAATATGTACAAACAGTGGGTTGATTGTTATATATTTTTTATTTCCTACTGTCAAAGGATACCGTAATGCATTGCTTACTTCCGATGTTTCCATTTCTGCATCAAAATCCCTCTGTTCATTAATCCAATTTTCGAAATCGACTGATGTCATATAATGCCGAAATCCTTTTGCTCTTCTATATTTTTCATATGTCTTTCCCATCGAATCTGAAAAGCTGTATCCTACATCATGAATTTCGATGTCGTCTTTATTGATCTTCAGGATAAAGCAGATTTTGTCTACTTTCTCTTCCGACGGATTACTTCGACCTGTTTCATAATTGGAAATTGTGCTTTCAGCAACTCCAAGTTTCTTTGCAAGTGCATTCTGTGACATACCAGCTTTCTCTCTCATCTCTGTTAATTTTACTCCATTGATTTTACACATAATTTTTATCTCCTTTTTCTATGTTTTATTATTTTGAATTTCCCTTTGATTTTGAGCATAAAAATAACAGGTATATTTCAACCTGCTTTTCTATGCTCTGGGTTCAGTTTTCGAAACCACATAATGTATATGGTTCTAGCGTACATACCATATAACAATATATAGCATTATCATATAGTATGTCATCTTCGGCAATTCGCTTCCAATTTTCAAGCGTTGCCTTCTTATTTTCTCTTAGTCCTCCACCGTATTCTTTCCAGATCGTATCACGGCTTGCAATGTTTAGTTCTGCTAATCTACGATCCATTTGCCGTAAAGATTCTATACGACGGTTTAGTGACCATGCTTCTATTTTGCGTTGTGTGATTGTGCATCAGCTCCTTTCTATGGTTTTGCCTTACTGGATTTTATAAAAGCTTTCATTCCAACCAGGAAGAAGAAATTCTGTCAACCGATCATTGTTCATCATCGCATTGAATCCGATTTCCGTTACAATGTCAATAATTTCTTTCTTAGTAAGGATAAATTCTAGCGTTGTCTTTTTAATAGTTTTTACACAGATTTCCGCAAGTTCTCTTTCTGCTTCTTTCTGCTTGTACAATACCTGACAGCTGATGTCATGGAACAGATCGTCTAACGCTTCTTTTACCTGCTGAATAGTAATATATTCTTCATGCAGTTTTTTGTATTTTTCTACAGACTCGTTGAATTTCCGTTCTTCCGCCAGCTTGTTACAATACTGGACTGCTGCCGCGAACTCTGCGTCTGTCATATCACAGGTAAAGATGATAATTTCCGGTTTCTCTTTTGTTTTAAAGTCGATTCCAGATAATGCAAGATAAGAATAAAAACTTGCGCTACTTGTTACTTTGATTTCGAATACTTTTCTCATGATTTTTAATTTCCCTTTCTTAATTAATTTGATTATGTATATATTATGCATAATTATAAGTTATGCATTTATACTACATAGTTCTTAGTGCTGCGAAATGATCCAGTTTCCGTTGTTCGCTTCACCAAAAGCTACGACATAAGTAAGACACAGAAGAGATGGAATAATATTCCACATACTAGCTTCCAAACTGAGCAGGGACGAAAATGCGCCGATCCATGCCAGGATATAACTTGCTTTTAAAATTTTATCTCTCATTTCTTTTTCTCCTTTGCCTTTTTGTTTTATTCTCTATTTGCCTTTTTCGAATTTTGAGTACAAAAATAACAGCCATCGTTTTCGTGATGGCTGCTATTAAAATGTATACAGTATTTAGTTTATAAGGACTATTTCCGCAATGGGACAATATCTAATGTATATCCCATTGGTACAAGCAATTTAATAAGTGTGTCAATCTGCGGCACTGCTTTCATACTTTCCATTCTGGCGATCGCTGACTGTTTAACTCCGCTTGCCTTTGCAAGTTGGGTCTGAGAGAATCCGCTGGACTCTCTCATCTCCTTTACTTTCTCAATCAATGCGACTTCAAAATTGATTTCTGCCTTGTCTTCTTCGGAAAAATATTCCGGATCATTGAACATATCTTCGAAATTTTTATGCTCTTTCATAGCTATTTTCCCTCTCTTTCTAACCAGTCTCGCATGTTTGCCTTTGCCTTTTCTATTTCTCTTTTCGGTGCTTTCTGCGACTTTTTCATGTAATGACTTAGTAACACAAACTTATTCTCTTTCCAGTAGAAGAAGAAAATTCGATTCTTTAATGGTCGCAGTTCCCAAACATCTCCTTCGATCGGTCGAACTACAGGATATCCGATTCTTGTGCCGTTTCGCTTAAGCAACAAAATATATTCTGCAATCTTGTTCATGTTGATTCTTGCGTTTTTATCTATCTTTGCCTTTTCCGCAAGCTCTGCGAAATATTCTCCAATTTCGCAATGATCGTTGACGTCCTTATAAAATTCTACTGTATACATTTATTATATTCCTCCTTCGTCAAATTTATTATAACATATTTGTTATAACTGTACAAGATAGAATTTTATGTTTGCCTTTCAGTTTTCTCTTATCAGTCCGAAAATCTCATAAACACTTCCATCTTTTGTGTAGATACGGATTTTGCCTTCTTCCTTTTCTACGTCGGTGATGTCATCAAGTGCGACGTATGCCTTGTTAAAATCGTACTCGTCGGCTGATTTATAAGAGTAGAACTCATAACCGTCGGAAGTCATAAGAGACAGTTCTTCTCCGTTTGTATTCCAGTCTACAATGTCAGAAATAAACGAATCGGCGTAGCTGTAATCCTGTTCGGCGGAATAGTCAAGTTTTCGGTTGTTGGTTTCCGTTGCGGAGTTCTGCCGTGATACTGCTTTTACTGGTTCTGCTGCTGTTCTGGTGGTGTTGTAAGCAGAGATTCCGGAAAAGATGGTGGTAAGGGTGAGAAGTGTTACTGTTAATTTTTTGAACATAGTAGTTCCTCCTTATTTTGAGTTTGCCTTGTGAAATTGAAAATTTTTGCATCAAAAAAAGACATTCTTGCTTTGCATTGCAAAAACGCCTTTTTCGGTTCTGTTATTTTGTTTTACAAATAGAATGTAACTTCTACTTGTGTAGGAATCCCGAATGCAATTACATTACATACACGGGTTTCCATTGTGTTATCTTCCAGATATTTCCGTTGTTGGATTCTGGAATCATACATTCCTGTCAGTTTCCGCAAAGTATCTTCTACGTTTTCCGGTACGAACTGTTCCGCAATTTCTCTGTGACGCCGTGAAAATTTTGTCATCGGAATACAAGTAATATCATTTCTTTTCATTTTCTCTTCCTCCTAAGATCATTCTTGATGCTTTCAACGCATTGTTTGCCTTGAAATTTCCAGTTTTGATAAACACGGATAATAAAGCCGGTGCTAATTCTTCTACTAATTCTGTAGTATATAACATATTACAGATAGCATTGAAAATACCCATGGTTGCCTTGTCATTTTCTAAATGATTGCTTTTAATTGTAACCATCATTGCGTTTTCTGCCTGGATTGCGTTCATGTTATTCTACCTCCTGTTTTACCTTTTTACATTCTCTGCTTAATAGTCATAACCACAAGATAATGAAATCATTGATGCATTACCAGAAAATTCCCAATGAGCATAAGTTGTGTGTTCTTTCCATTCCGGTTCTGACCGTCCAAAATCTCGTGCTTCCATTCCAGGAATTAATCGCTGCCCAGATCCACCGCCTTTCTTTCTTGTAACCGCGCTTTTCATCATTTTATCGAAATTTTCCGGTTTGCATTCTCTGATTGGGTGAACTGATTTCGCTTTACTTTCTTTATGAGCTTTCCAGATGCTGCACGCAAGTTTCCGTTCGAACTCATTCTTGCTATAGGTGGCGATTATATCTCGTTCCCATTCGTTATAAACCGAATTGAAAGCCCACACATACAAATAAACGCGGTTTCCTTTATAGTTTGGGAACGAGTCACACACGTACCGAACGCCGTCATATTGAGTATATACGGCATTTACTGGGAAAAGTTTTCCCGCCATTCTGAATTGTTTTCTTGCAATGAGATAACGCGTATCTGAGCATTTTTTAAACACTTCTGAAATTTTACACATGGTTTTCCCTCTTTTCTTTCTTATTTTCATTGCAAAGCTGGAAATTTAAGTACGCAAAAAAGACGTTGCACACACAACGCCCATTTTCGGGTATCAAAAAGCACTTAAAAAAATAAGTGTTGAAAATCGCCCGTAACTTTTGACGGTCACGGGCGATTATATTGCGATTGCGTGGTTATTTCTGTTTCTTCTGTTCAAAAGTCAGATTGCCCTTAATTTCGAACTTTCCACCCTGTTTTTTCAGGACGATTGCTTTTACAAGAACTCGTTCAAATTTCTTGTAGTTCACTGTCTTGAACAGGAATTTTCCGTTTCCGTCCTGTTCAATGTTGAAACCAGAAACAAGGGTCGCCAGGTTATTTAATTCCGTTGGGGTCATTCTGATGGAACGAGACGCAAGTACCTTGTTCCCGTCCGACTTTGTGACAGAAAACCGCGAAAACAGGTTTTCCATCTCAGACCGGAATGACAGATATAATTTTTTTGTATCTTCCGTTGTCTCACCACCAGTGCGTCCCAATTCATGGCGGTAAAGCTGGGCTGACTGTAAAGGTTTTTCAAAAACCTTTTTCCAGTCCGAAACGTTTCCGGAAGCAAGGGAACAAAACAGTTCAAAATGTAACAACTGTTTTCCCGTGCCTTTCACCTGGGCAACGTATACCGGAGAAATGATACCGGAAATTTCGTTACACGCGTTGCGGAGTGCGTCACGGCGGTTGACAAGATCCATTCTTACGTCCTCCGATGTGAGAAGAAACGCGCGGAGCTTTGAGTATTCTGTGCTTTCCTCCTGATCCAATTCGAATACATCACGCTTGTTTTCGAGCTCTTTTGCGCGCGCTTCAGACTTTTCAACCGTTTTCAGAAAACTTTCTAACTTGTTTTCTGAAGCTGTTTTTTCCTGTTCCATACAAGCAGCGAAAACGGCGTTTTTGTACAGAACTGGAGTGAGAACTACACCGACAAGTGACAGTTCGCTAAAGTCGGTATAAGACCGTGAGATAATCCCGTCCGAAACGAGATCGAAAACAACGCGGTTATAGACAAGCGCGGTTTCATCTACTACAAGACGAGTTCCGGAAACAAGGTTGATAGAAGCAAGTTCGTTGCGGGTTACTTTCAGAATGTTATACATCATGGTTTTTTCCTCCTTAAATGCCGTGTACTTGACACGGCGAAACAAAATTGATAAGATATGTATTGAAACAATTTCGGCGCTCATAAACTCACGTTTTCGTCAATATTTCAAGCGGGCGACTTGAGCGCCACGACTTACGGGAAACGTCCCGCGACGTATTTTAATGGAACACGTAAACCGAAAAGGGAGCGACTTGAGCGCCACCACTTTTTTTATTGCAATTTGTAGGGAGCGACTTGAGCGCCACCACTACGAAAAGGTGTTTCGTTCGAATGTAGTCTGTATATCCCGTGTACAGGTGGGAAAACGCATATCATCACACGCGCCCACTTTGTTTACCACTCAAGTGCTGCTGATTTTAAGCAGATATTTGAAGACGGTTACTCGTGTTACCCGTTCGCGTACATCTCACGACGTTCGCGCGCTCAACTGGGAATAGTCCTATTCGGTATGGACTTTGTACCGGGCAAATTAGTTTGCCGAACTCATGCAAGAATAGAATGCAGATGGATTTTCCGCCATCCGCGGAGCGGTTACACGTCCGCGTAATAGATACTGAGACTAAGGTTGACAGTTACAATCCCGGGCGGTGTCCGGTATACAGAAGAAGAAACACCGCGAACGAAACGACCGTTCGCGTATCAATTAAGGTCATCCCTCATTGACAAGTCAAGTATAGCATGTAGGCACTCATTTTTCAAGTATTTTTTAGTAAAATAATCACGGTTTTATAAGTGCCTACATATATATTTTTATGCATATTGCTAGTTAGTTAAATGTAATTGTACAATATAAACAACAAACATAGTGCAAATAGTAATGTTATGCAGCATATTGACGAACAGTAATATTGCACAATAGATGCAATAGTTTATTGTGCAAAGTGCTGAAAATAAAATAATTTATTATTGTATATGCAAAAGGAGTTATTGTGTATGAGTACAGAAGCAGAAAAGAAAGCTGTTAGAAAGTATCAGGCAAAATGCAAAGAAGTAAGAATAAAGTACACTGAAAAAGAAATATCAGAATACAATAGATTGCAAGAATATTTATCAGAAAATAATATCAAAGTGACCGAATATTTGAAAAAATTAATAAAAGCAGATCTGGACAAAAAGGGGTATTGACTGCAAAGCGTGCCGGAATAGAAGGTTGACTAATGGTCATATTTTTATGACTAATGGTCATATTTTTGTGACTAATAGTCAGTTTAGAAAATTAGGAATGGTTACTATTATTGATTTTATGGAAATGTGAGGTTTAGTACTGGTAAACTTTTTGTTTAGTATTTGCATATGTGGAAATTGTGGATAATGTGGAAAACTTATGTGGATAACTTGATAATAGTAATCATTACTATTTTCGATATGTAAAATTTTTACATATGACCTTACGTCACCTTGCCACCGGAATAATGCGCGCCATGGTCAAAAATTTTTATTTTACCAAACAATAGAAAAAATTTTATCTATTGTCAAAATTTTTTGAATTGTATTAGAATTGTGTTATGCCCTATAAAATACCTGTTTTTCGGGGTAAAATAGTGATGTGATCTGTTTATTGTCTGAATGTTCAGACTGGGGGGTAGTTAAAACTGGTAAATTGTCTGAATTTTCTGAAACCTCACATAGCTGGTTCATCCACACACTAACTCCAAAACTCATCATCACCATCCCATTCCGCCCATCCAAAAACAATCCCAAATTTACCCAATAATCAAGCCAAAAATCCAATCATTTCACCACAAAACACCTTATCGTACCCTTTATCGTTAATCCCAATAATCAAGCCTTAAAATCACTCCACCATTCATATTTCATTTCCAACTTTCACACATCCGTTCCAAAATAATCCATATAAATTCCAAACTCTAACGATAAGTATTTCACCACGCAAAAATTGCTCTCTTCTACTCTCACATCCACGCATACCATCACAAATCATCCTTACTATTGATCTAAGGACAAAACAGTATTATAATCGACCTAGAATCCATTCAAACACCTATACCCTATAAACTGTCAACCTATACAAGAAAAGAGGAAAATCATGTCATTTCGTGATGAATTGTCCAGCCTTACCCCAACACAAAAGCAGATCCAGGTCAAAGCAACATCTGAAGCACAAACAAATGCCAGACTTGATTATTCTGGTGTAAAAGATCTTTTACGCTCCAAAGCACAGCATAATGAGTACACAACTATAGGCAATCATAAATATATCTCTTGCTATTATCCGGATTCCTATTCAGGCGAACCAGAAGCTGCAGAATATGTCAGACGAGTCTGTGAAACAAGAACAACCATGCATAGAAGAGGATTATTTTCTGGACAAGTACAAGAAACATCATGCGTAATCTCTTATATTATTACAAACCAATCTGCATATGATGAATATTTAAAAGAATTACAAAGACTCGCTGCAGAAGATGATATTCGTATATCTGTAGTAGGATATAATAAATTAGAAAAACGCACCGAAATATCAATTCCCTGTTGTCTCGGATCGACTTTACTGGCAAACAATTATATGTACAGAATCAAACTTAGTGTCAGCATCACATTTTAAATAGGAAATAACTCAAATAAAATAAGGGTAGATGACCATAAAAATCACCTACCCTATACAAAAAGATACTTCTACAGATTTTAAATCAATTTTATATCCATACCATAACAACTATCCACTAAGCACATTAAAATTTGTTCTAAACAAATAATCTCACATACTCTCCTACGATCATACCCAAGAAATGATCTGTATCCTCTCATACCAGACACACCATGGGGGGCTACTTTTAAACTCCAGCATAAAACGATCTTCTATTTCATATATACCTATATAATATACAGAATTTACCATTTGAATGTTTGTTCGAATTATGCTAAAATTATTAATATCAAAAATATAAAGGACTGTTGGGCATGAATGATTTATATAGCTTTTTCTATTGGGGAGATTACAATGCTCAGATGGCGGAATTAGCAAAAAGAGCACAGTCAGAGCCGTGGTCTTTTGGAAATATAAACGATTATTCAATTTTAAAAAATTATATGAAACACACTTTCCAAAAACTGCAGAGTGAAGGGAAAATCGTTACAGCAAAATATTATTGTATTTTTAATACAGGCCTATATGATAATTATAACGAACCAATTTATGTATATGCAGAACCTAATAATAGATTAGGCTATTCAAGTTGGATATTTAAAGGATTCAAAGATCGTTATGAGCTAGGCGATTTAAAAATCATTGATTTACCAGAAAGAGCTGATTACTTTTCTGATCCAGGCAAACTCATATTCAACTGGCATTATCCCGTTAATGTTCATTATGAACACATCTTAGATGACCTTAATACAGCGCAGCGTTTACCAGAACGTATTCGGACAAGTGATCTTGCATTGGAAACACTAAAAGGAGTAATCGATTCTTCAATTCAAAAGGTTACTGCGAATTATAAGCTTGCTATTCCTCATTACTACAATAACAGGATTCAGCTAATGATTCCATTATATTTCAACAAAAATAATATTCCTGACGTTGCATTGGTGCTTAATGAAATAGATGGAAAGTGTTACCAAGCAAGAACATGTCTTTCCATGAAGATGGCATACATTGATGCAAGGATTATTTCTAAGCCTGATGTGTTCTGGTTATCCTTTGATACAATTAATGCAAGAGAAGAAGAATAAAATAATATATGAAAATACATTCCTATAGCAGATGAGAGAAATCTTGTCTGCTATTTTTTATGCTCAAAATCAAAAATTGACAAATCATAAAACACAAAAACGATTCAAATAGCATGGAGAATAAACAAATATCAAAGAAAATCATAAATGCGAAGGAGATATTTACTATGGACAATAATTTAAAACTGATCACAACAGAAAAATAAATTTTATGACAAAGAACAGAGAATGAAAAGATGTACGAGTTGGACTCCGAAAGGAGTGCAATTAATCTCATATAATAATTATATATTTATATAATAATTAATTAAGTGCAAAAAGTGGTCAAAATCTGCCCACTTAGCGGGAGTGTTTTGGAGTGTAGTGGTCAAAATCGATACACTTTTTGCACCATGTAAAAAATGGAGGTAAAATTATTAACGATCAAAATTTAAAATCAATTCAAATTTCTATACCAAAAGATATACTTCACTCTTCTACTTTTTCAAATTATGAAATTGCAGCGTACTGTTTCTTAAAAACTGTAGTGACTGTCACATACACAACAGAGCATTGTATATCTTATTCTCAGGCCAGCTATTATCTAACTGGATCTACAAAATATTCTAAACGATTCCCTGTATATATAAAAAATGGAATAGATAGACTTATTCAAAAAGGAATTATTATCCAAAAAGGAGTCGCTCAAAAAGAATATATTTTAGACTGTTCTTGTTTATGGGATGATACAAAAGATACTCCGTTTGTTATTATTGATTTAAAACAAAATCACAAAGTAATTTTTGACTATCTTTTCAAAAGTTCTTATATGCCGGTATAGCCTATTGTTACAGGCTTTTCCGGCATTTTTCGTTATGGAAGATATTCTCAAATCTTCTTATATCCCCGTATGTTTTGATGTTCAAAAGTAGTATGTGGAGTAGTAAATTCTCCGTTTACTACTTATGCAATCAGCCGCTTCATTTCTGTTATCGACGTTTCGGAAGTCGTATGCGCGTAATAGTTCAGTGTCATGTTGATGTTAGAATGTCCCATGATGTACTGTAATGCCTTTGGGTTCATTCCTGCATTTGCTAACGTGGTGCAGAATGTGTGGCGTAAGGTGTGCGGTGTCATTACCTTTGGCAATGCTACCTTTTGCGTTTTGTTGTATTTCCTTACAAGCCCCCGGAACATACTTTCATAGTTGACCGCCACTTTTGGCAAGCCGTTCCGGTTAAGGAACAGAAACTTTGTGTAGCCCTCCAAAATAACAGGCTGTGCATATTTCCGTTTGTTCAGCACCCGCTGAAATGCTTCCAACACTTTTTCACTCATAGGAATAACCCGGTTGCCGCTTTTCGTCTTAGGTGTTTCCACATAGTAGCCCACGTCTGCAATCTTCAAAAGTTGGTGGTCTACATGGATAAGCTGTTTGTCTAAGTCAATGTCAGCTTCCGTCAATCCGCAGAGTTCCGAAATGCGAAGCCCTGTCCCTAACAGTATGATAATCTCGTCGTAGTATTTCTGATAGACTTTATCATGCTGCACAAAGGACAAGAAAGCCGCTTCCTGCGTAGGGGATAGAGGTTCCTTTGGTTCTGTATCATCTTCAAGGACTGTGTTCAACTGGAAGTCAAACGGATTTTTACGAATACAATCGTCCTGTATGGCTGTGTAAAAGGCAGCCTTTAAGGAACGCTTGTGGTTGTTGATAGTTTTGAAGCCGTAACCTTTTTCTTTCATGCGTAACGCCCATTCCTTTGCGTCGGAGAGCTTCACATTTTCAATCCGGCAGGCTCCAAGTTTATCCTCCTGCAAAATCCGCATGAGCTGTTTTCGCCCCTGCTTTGTACCATGCCGCACATTTGCCCGGTGGCGTATCTGCTTTGCGTAGAGTTGGCAGACAGTCATTTTCTTTCCGATATGGTCGATACCGTCGTCAAGGTCTTTTTGGATTTCTTTCTCTTTTTCCCTCAACGCTATATCGTCGCGCTTTCCTGCCGGGGTTTTGTCCGTAGGCACTAACTTCCAAGAATAAACAAACTGCGGTTTCCCAAAGGTGTCTATATATTTGTAGGCATATCTCCCGTCTTTTCTCTGGCTCTCTCCGGTGCGGAGAATACGATTTTTATTATCCCGTCTTTTTTCCGACATCGTTATGCTCCTTTCCATAATGGAAAGAGCCTTGATATGCTTGACTACATTGTACCACATTCAAGGCTCGATTTCACTATCAGATTGCGTCCACCGTATCAATCATTTTTTCAAACTGCTTCCGCTTAATCTGAATACGGTTTCCGTTCATCATTACCCAGTCCGGGACGGGATTTTCTTCTGCCAGTTTCCGCAGCTTGCTTTCTCCGATACGGAAATATTTTGCCGCTTCTTCTATGGTAAGAGTGTACTTTTCCCAAATCGGCACGTCGTTATTGTTCAATTTGTCGTCCCCCTTTCTTAATGGGTCAAAAGTTAATGTGTAACATAGGCTTTAATCGGACGGCTATTAGCGTAACCTCATGGGACTTGCACCCCTCCGGCGGTCTGCCGAAGCCCTACCCATTGCCTGCGACGCTTCTAACGCTCGGACTATGGCTGTAAGGAAGTATCATTATATATTCTGTGCGTTATCGCCCGCAGGGTGCTATCCCTGCTTTACGGTGTGGTATTTCTCGCTCGCTTTTCGGTTAAGAAAAAGGTCATGGCGTACCCACCGCATGGCTCGGCACAAAAGGAACGTATCCGATTTGCCTTATACTGCGTCGCCGTTCTATTGCGCCGCTTTCTTTGTCAAAGAGCAGAGAGCTGTTCTGCGATATGGAACGGAAAAGGGAGAAGCGTTCCAATACCGCGTTGGTTTATTCAGCCCTAAATGTGAGGATTGCCCTCATCAGTTTTGCTTGCAGCCTTTCGCGTATTTCTTCGTCTACTCCAAAATAAACATTTCCTCGCTCATCATAGAGCTTCCGCATGGAAAGACTTGCTATATAGCCGCTGAAATGCTGCAATACAATCTTCATTGCGTCCGGGTCGCCTTTGCTCGCCGCCAAAATAACGGGATAGGGAACAAGGGCATTTTCCGGGTACTCGGTCGGTTTACCATTCAATCCATTCATCAGCGTTTTCCTCCAAATATTTTTTTAACTGCTCAAAGGAGCTTGTCCGGCGATACTGTACCGTACTTCTTGAGATATTGAGTTGCTTTCCGATTTCTATATCAGTCAATCCCTCAAAGTAATACAGCAGTATAATTTTGCGCCGTTCTTCGGGCAAAGCCCGGATAGCTTCAAGTAGCAGTTTTGGGGTTATTTCTTTTCCTGCCATTTGATAAGACGGCTCTGCTTCTTCGTCTTGAAAATACTTATCGACGGTATAAAGTTGCCGTTCCTCATGCAAGGCAAGGTTGGAAAAAGTAACCTCCCGAACTCTGCGCCGACGAATTTCTTCATGGGCGTTGCACGCTTCGTTGTGCAGCACTGATTTACAGAACTTTTGAAACGCACATTGCTTTTCAAATTCCCTGCGATTAGGTGTCATGGTGTTCACCTCCTTTCTGCCGAAAGGCGGTAGTACCTCCCCTTTTCGCGGGATAATACAGGCGACTTTTTGCTTTGCCAAAAAGAGGACAAAGTTTTTGAAAAAATCTTCTGTAAACGCAAAATACGCCCGCCCGAAAAAACTCGGACAGGCGCAGAGGAATTAAAAGAAGTATTCAGATGATTTGACAATTCATATATATAGCCGCAATAACCCCTTGTAGGAGGCGGGCTTTTTTTGATAAGGTATTCCTTATCTGTATGTATTCATTCTTTCCTTTTTTCACAATGACAACCTCCCAATATACCGCCCCTGCTGATTGCATGGGATAGAGAGTGTCAAAGTGCTTTAAGCAAAAAGAAACGGCGGCTTTTCCATAAGCCACCGTTTCAAAGGCGCGTGAAAATATGTCTGCTTTACGACGGCTTTTTTTCTTTTGCCGTCGCGCGGCAGATTTAGTCTATTTTATATCCATTTGTTATAATATTTGCAATATCTAAATTTATTCTCTGTGGTTATTCAGTCACTTTTTTCGCCTTACCAAAAACAAAACACAAGCAAGAGAAAATACAATACTACATATAATGTACGTCCAATTAAAAAATGAAATATTGATTAAATATTGTGCAGATTGACTTTTAATGAAGTTAACATATGGCATATTGTTACCAATAGTTTCCATAACTTCAACAATGTTTGTCGGACTTAAATTATATAAAAACGAGCCAAACAAATATAATGTGATTTTTTCAACGATAGATGGTAGAAGAATAGCCAATACATAAAACCAAATTTTGTATTGATTACAGGATTTCCATAAATATATTGTTCCTAAAAGATACGGTATAATAGCAAGTAAACCGCCTAAAAGGGGTGTATATAAATGAAAGCCTAAAACAATAAATACAATACGAATTAAAAGGTACACTCCTAAAATAATTATCCAGTTCAGTAACAATACCAAAATAGAATTTTGCTTTTGTCCGTTTGTTACGTTACTCTGTTGTTGCATTTCTACACCTCCCGAAAGAAAGGACGTTCCACTTTTGGAAACGTCAAGGTTACGGTTGTTCCACCATAAGAATTAGTCTGTATTTCCACTTTTATAGTTAGGTCATTAGCCATTTTTTGAACAAGGTATAACCCCATGCCTGTAGAACGGCTTAAATAACTTCCTGTATCGCCGGTAAAACCTTTATCAAAAACAAATGGCAAATCCGATATGGGTATGCTCATTCCATTATCGTTAATAGATAAGATGATTTCTTCACTTTGTGAAGCTTCATTGATTGAGAATTGAAGAAAGGGAGAAGATTTTTTTTCAGCATATTTTACACTATTACTAATAATCTGTCCTAAAATAAACATTAGCCCTTTTTTGTCGGATATAATTTGATATTCATTCCCCAAAAACTCAATAGAAAATCCGGCTTCTTCAAGCAGAGTTACATTATCCTCAACTGCTTCTCGACAAGTCCTAAGAATAGATAGTGGTTCAAAATAATAATCTTTATGGACAGCACCAAGCCGAGAAAAATAAAGGATTTGTTCAACATCTTGCCGCGCATGGTCACGCACGTAAAGCATACGAGTATGCACTAAAGGGGACATTTCGTTTTTTCGATTATCCAATAACAATGTCATAAGCGATAGTGGCTTTTTAATTTCATGCGCCCAATTTTCAATATATTGTTCATAGTCCGAAATCTTTATTTTCTGTTCGTTCACATATTCCTGCTGTGTTCTCAAATGCTGTCCCAATTCACGAACATAGGGACGTAATAACGCGGGTACAATTTCACATAGTAAGTATTCATTAGTATCATCTGGTTCCAATAAAAAACTATGAAAAACAACATCAGCTTTGTTACTTTTTTTGATTGATATAGTAATCGGTATAGTAAGTGCAGCCAATGAAACAAAAATTATCAAGGCAACATAGCTTGTGAAATATTCCGGGTAAGCCAACCAAGCAAGGAATATAAAGAACAAATCCAAACACATAAATGTTATAAACCAAATTCGATTAGAAGAAATAGCAATTAAAAGATTTTTCCATTTATTCATATGTCCACCTGCTCTTTCAAACGGTATCCTTGCCCTCGCACCGTTTCTATACGTTCTTCAAGCCCAAACTCCCGAAGCGTTTTTCGCAGCCGAGTAAAATTTACTTGTAATGCATTTTCGTCTATAAATTCTTCTGTTCCCCATAGTCTAATGCATAATTCTTTTTTAGAAACAATCTTAGGGCTATTTTTCAAGAGAGCAAGTAATATTTTTCCTTCGTTCGGTGGCATAAGGTAAGAGCTATTCCCTACATAAATTGTAAAGGTATTCGGGTCAAGTAAAAAACCACCTCCATCAAGTAACCCTTGCTGTACCTGTTCTTCTTTACGTCGAAGAAGATTTTTAATTCGGGCAAGTAAACGTGACATATTACAAGGTTTTGTTAAATAGTCATCAGCCCCCAAGTCTAATGCGTGCAGTTCGTCCTGCAATTTATCTCTTGCAGTCAATACGAGTACCGTACCAATCTGTTTAGCTTTCAACTCTTTACATATTTCAAAACCCGAACGAAAGGGAAGATTGATGTCAAGCAAAATTAAGTCGGGAAAATATGCTGCTATTTCTGATACTGCGTTTTCAAAATCCGATAATCCAATCGTATCATATCCCGATTTTTCTAATAAGTTCAACAGTTCTTCTCGCATATAAACATCATCTTCAACCACAACTATCTTTGCCAATATGTCCGCCTCCTTTCCCATAATATTTATAAGCCTGTTAAGAATTGGGCTTGTAATTGAGCTTTCCTATTTCACGATTAGCTGTTCGAGCAACAGCCACACCGTAAATTACCATAACAAGAACAACAATAACAGTCATAGCAATTAAAAGAGGATAGGACTGTTCAAGGTGTGCCGCTCCTGAATATAAATATAGCTGCATGGCATATATCCCTACTGCTCCGCTGATACACGCTAATATAAGAGGAAGCAGGAAATACCATAATACTTGTTGGTTGATAGAACGCTTAATTTGTTCACGTCGTGCTCCTAAAATAGAGAGTGTTAGATACCTTGATTTTGTAGTTTGCATTTGCGTCAAGAATTGCAGGGCAAGTAATGCACACGCAATAATCAAAAACATAAATCCCATGTATAGTGTTGTATAACTTCCGGAAATAACATAAAATAATTGTCGCCCAAAATTATTAAGATAGCTTTCGTAATATAGACCAGATGGTTTTAACAAATCACGAGCTTCCATAATCGGTAACATTAAACCTTTTGTTTCAACAAGTTCATTAGGAATACAAAAGTTCCAATAAACCATACAAGTGTCTGAATTTACAAATTCTGAATATATCTCATCTGAAACAATCAATGCAGTTATAATCTTGATATTTTCATCTGCGGTCAACCCTTTCATCGGTACGGAGGGAACAAGATAAAATGGTCTTTCGTTGATAGAAAGCGACGCTTCATTATTCGCCTGTGCGTCTGCTGCAATTTGATTTAACAGTGTAACCGTTTCATCTTGAGCATTACCTAAAAAATCTGGGTTGAGATAATAGACAACTTCATTGTTCCCAAGGCTAATCTGTTCTTCTCCCGCGGCATCCAATAACCGATTATAGGAAGATACAGGAAGCAAATAAGGAGAAGAACTACCAGTATCAATAAGACCTAAAAGGTTTAAGGCAGCAGGTTGGTCGGAGCCAAAACTATACATACCATCTTCTTGTGTGGCAGGGTCTACTACATCTTGAGGTAAATGCTGCACGATTTGTTTCCTAAATTTCGACCAATCAACAGGAGAACTTATCCCATCCGAAGCAGTGGATTTTATATTTCCTATTTCCATACGGTTCAGATTTGATACATAAGGACGAATTTGTTCGTTGGAAAGATACTTCTCAACAATTTGGTCGTTGCCCATTACAGTAAAGTCATAAACAGAAGTACCTCGTGTCAATTCACTTCCATATGACATTATGCGCACTGAGCCGTCGGTAATTAACATAATAGTAAGCATCATCAGAATGGACGCTACGCTGATTGAAATATATTTATTAACGACATTTTCATGCAACTGCCGTAAAGTAAATACATAAAGTCCTCTTGTGGCTTTGTGTTTTATAGAAGCTGCCCATATACTCAAAATTCTTGCAAGTCCTCGAATAAATAGAATTGTTCCGATAATTCCAAGTAAAACGGCAATAAGCAGCATTGCCCCACTCGCAGCCATAAAATGCTCTACAACAATCCAGTACGCGACAAGCAAAATTACGGTGCCTATAGCAAACGATACGAAACTTACATATGGATTCCCTGTGCGTTGCTTTTTCGCCATCTCTCCATAAACAAGTTGATGTAGCTCTTTACGGAACAGCTTTCCGCATAGAACAAACAATGCTACAAACTGAATAATCAAGAAGCCTAACGATGTGAAAATAGCGGCACTTACAGAAAAACTTAATTGGTGTGTAATGATACCATGCCCTACTAAACGCGCGGTTGTAAGACTTATAGCTTCGGATAAAAAGCCACCGCATACAAGCCCTCCTAAAAGAGCTAAAAACGACGTGATTAGCCCCTCTGTCATTATTTGAATAAATAATTTAATCTTTGTCATTCCAAACATCAAATAAAGCCCCAGTTCTCGACTACGACATTCAAGTTGATATTTGTTTGCAAATACTACGAGAAAGAACACAAATAATAAAGCACAAAGATAAACCGTCGGTAAAAGATTAGTAAGCAACCGTTCTACTGCGTCGCTCTCAATTTCACTTAAAAAACGTATTACGTCCTGTTGTCCAAGAGAAAGCACTATATAAAACATTGCTACGGCTGTTATCATTGTCAGAAAATAAATTAGGTTTTCGCTACGGCTCCGTTTGGCGTTTCGCCATGTGAGATTAAAGAACATTTGCACTTCCTCCCCCCATTTGAGCCATCACTTGTAAAATACGTGCATAAAAATCTTCCTGTGTTTCATTTGGAATTTTACGACGTAACTCATGGAAAATAACACCGTCTTGAATGAACAAAATACGAGAACAGAAACTCGCGGCGTTAGGGTCATGCGTGACCATTAGGATTGTGCGTCCACGCCTAAGATTGATTTCCTGTAACTTCTCCATGAGTAAACGTGCTGATTTTGTATCTAATGCACCTGTAGGTTCATCAGCCAAAATAATATCGGGGTCAGAAATCAAACTACGTGCAGCAGCTACGCGTTGTTTTTGACCGCCCGACATTTGTGACGGAAATTTAGAAAGAACGTCTGTAATTCCAAGAAAATCTGCTATATCTTTTAGCTTTTTTTCCGCTGTAACAATGTCAATATTATGAATTGATAAAGGCAATATAATATTTTCTTTACCAGTTAGATTATCAAGTAAAGCAAAATCTTGAAATAGATAACCAATCTTGTTGCCACGATATTCAGCCAACTTCGTGCCATCAAAAGAGCTTATATTGGCACCTGAAAGTAAAATTTGACCTGAAGTTGGTTTAATTACCGTCGCAATACAATTTAATAATGTAGTTTTACCGGAACCACTTGCACCCATAATACCCAAATATTCACCATTGAGAACATTAAATGAAATCCCATTTAGAGCCTTTGTGGGGACACCATCTTTTGTGTAAACTTTATGCAAGTCGCACACTTCCAAGAGTTTTTCTGTATAATTCATTTTTACACCTCGCCTTGTGGATTGTTGATTGTTTACCAGTTATAATTTTACTGCGTAATAACTCAATGTAACACTTACATTTGATGTAAGGTTTTACGTAAGGAATTATCTATTTTTATTCCCTTTCCTACGTCCATCAGTAGGCTTCTCTGCCGCTTTGGGTATCAACCACATATAACCGATTTTTGAAACTCCCGGTATTCTGTTCTGTTTACAAAGTATCTGTACTCGCCGTTCAGAAATGCCCCATTTTTCCGCTGCTTCTGGACAAGACATATATTCCATAGTTCAACCGCCCTTTCCTCAAACTTTATCAATATAATTATAATCGGATAACCGAATAATAGCAAGTGTATGATATGCTCTATTTCTATCCATACTATGATGTGTGTAATCATATCTCGAAAGAGAGATGAAATATACAATGTAGTTGGGTGAAATGATTATGAAGCAGAACAAAGAAAAGTTTGATTTTAAGGCTTTCGGACAGGCTATAAAAGCGGCAAGAAAAGCAAAGGGGATTTCCCGCAATCAGTTAGCGGATAAGCTGAACATTGCGCCGCGATATATCGCGTCCATTGAGAACAGCGGACAGCACCCAAGTTTGCAGATTTTGTATGAGCTTGTAACCTTGCTTGACGTATCGGTAGACCAGTTCTTTTTCCCGGAACGGGAACAGGAAAAGTCCACCCGCCGCCGTCAGCTTGATACCATGCTCGACGGCATGAGCGAAAAGGATTTGAAAATCCTGTCTGCTACCGCAAAAGGGATTGAGGAAGCCAACAACGAAACAACGGGGGAATAAAGTTCCCTCGTTTCTTCATAGAGAAAGCAGTTTGAAACGTCGCAGTTTGCGACGTTTTTCTTTTGTCCTGCTTTGGCAAAATCAAATTTTCCATGTAGTAGGGATAAAGGGAGAAAGTTTCTTAGCAAGCATAGGAAAAGAGTACCCTTTTCCGTATTTTCGCCCTCCCGCCCTGCGGTGCGTCGGTTAAAAATTGCTTGTTGGGAAGTGTCCCAAACCCTCGGAATGGAAAGGAACGATTGCATGAACGGACGCAAAAGAAAAGTACAAATCAAATTCTATGTAACAGAGGAAGAACGGGCATTGATTGAACAGAAAATGAAGCTCGTCCCTACCCAAAATATGGCGGCGTATCTTCGCAAGATTGCCATTGACGGGTATATCATTCAGACAGACCATAGCGACATAAAAGCCATGACAGCGGAGATACAGAAAATCGGGGTCAACGTCAATCAGATTGCAAAGCGTGTCAATGCGACAGGCAGCGTCTACCAAGAGGACATAGAGGAAATAAAGGGGGTGCTTGCGGAGATATGGCGGTTACAAAGATTAAGCCTATTAAAAGCACGTTGAGCAAAGCCCTTGATTATATCCAAAACCCGGATAAGACAGACGGGAAAACGCTTGTGTCCTCCTTTGGGTGCAGCTATGAAACGGCAGATATTGAGTTTGAATATACTTTGTCGCAGGCTCGGCAGAAAGGGAACAACTTAGCCTTTCATCTGATACAATCGTTTGAACCGGGAGAGGTGGACTGTGAGAAAGCCCACACAATCGGAAAACAGCTTGCCGACGCGGTAACAAAGGGACAGCATGAATACGTCTTGACTACCCACATAGACAAAGGGCATATCCATAACCATATCATTTTTTGTGCGGTCAACTTTGTTGACTACCATAAGTACAATTCCAATAAGCGCAGTTACTACGGCATACGGAACATAAGTGATAAGCTGTGCAGGGAAAACGGGCTGTCCGTTGTCATTCCGGGTAAAGGCAGTAAGGGAAAAAGCTATGCAGAATATCAAGCGGAAAAGACGGGAACAAGTTGGAAAGGCAAGCTAAAAATTGCCGTTGATACACTTATCCCCCAAGTAGCAAGTTTTGAAGAATTATTGCAGCGGTTACAGGCGGCGGGCTATGAGATAAAACCGGGAAAATATATCTCCTGCCGCGCTCCCGGACAGGAACGCTTTACCCGCTTAAAAACCCTCGGTGCAGATTATACAGAGGAAGCAATCAAAGAACGGATTGCAGGCAAGCGCACAAAGGCAGCGAAAGCTCCCAAAGAGCAGCGCGGCGTATCGCTGCTTATCGACATTGAAAGTAGTATCAAGGCACAAGAGAGCCGGGGCTATGAACAGTGGGCGAAAATCCATAATCTGAAACTGGCTGCAAAAACTATAAATTTCTTGACAGAACACAAGATTGAGCAGTACGCGGATTTAGTCAGCCGGATTGAAGAAATAAATGCGGAAAATGAAAAGACAGCAGACGCATTAAAGAGCGTGGAGAAACGTCTTGCAGACATGGCGGTGCTGATGAAGCACGTTACCACCTACCAAAAAACAAAAACCGTCTATGAAGCATACCGCAGGGCAAAGGATAAGGACACATACCGGGCAAAGCAGGAAAGCAGTCTGATACTCCATGAAGCGGCGGCAAAGGCATTGAAAGCGGCGGGCGTTACCAAGCTCCCCAATCTTGCCGCCATGCAGGAAGAATACGGGAAGCTCCAAGCGCAGAAAGAAGCCCTTTACACTGATTATGGCAAGCTGAAAAAACAGGTCAAGGAATACGACGTTATCAAACAGAACATAGACAGTATTTTAAGACTGGAAAAAGAACCGGAACGGGGCAGGGAAACCGAACGCTTACAGTAGAAATATCTATAAAAGCGTGGTAGGATAAAGGTATTCCAATATAGACAGGAGCGTGAAAACATGGCAGACCAAACGATACCCGATTATGAAACCATAAGCGCCGCCGTTACCGGAGAAACATGGGCGGTGGAAAAGGTGCTTATGTGCTACAAGGACGAAATCGACAGGCAGGCAACTGTAAAGAAACGTCAGCCGGACGGAACATTCAAACTGGAAATTGATGAAGATATGCGCCAGTATATCACAATGAAGCTGATAGAAGCCCTCCCCCAGTTTCCCCTTGAAGAAATGGAAAGAGAGGAAAAAAGAAATCGGGACAAAAAATCATAAAAAGGTAGACGGGAAGCTGCTGCGGACAGATAAGCAGTTCCGGCATTTGAAGCAACGGCAGAAAGAAACTATCAGTACATGGCTTTATGAGGAATACCGCCGTCTTTGGATAGAAAAGGGACAGGAGCCGCATAAGTACAACAACCGGGAAATCGTTGCCGCTGTTATGGAACGGATAGAAGCTGCGGGGATATGGCTGCCGGAACAGGAAGTAACAAAATATTTTTACCGCAGGAAAACCCATTACCGGAACCGGATAGAAAAAGAATTACAGCCGAAGCCGGAAATGCAGGATAAAGACAGTCAGACACAAAAAGAACAGGGCGCAGGAAGCCAGTAATGACCTCCCGCACCCTGTTCTTTTATATAGGTACTGATTTTAAAATGTTACGCAGTAGAACCCCCATTTTAAGGGAAAAGGTATTCTGTATCGCCTATGCCAGTTTCACGTCATTTATGCCCTGTAAATCAAGGCTTTTTTTGCCCTTATCGCGTAACCGCCGCACGCCGTTTCCTCATGCGCTCGGCTGCCTGTCTGCGGGTAATCCGCTTCCGGCAGTCCGGGCAGTATTTGACGCTGTTCGATTTTGATACAAAGAACGTGCCGCACTCGGTACAACGCTTTTTGTCCTCTGTCTTGAAAAGCTCTGCATACAGTAGCTTATCAAGAGGAAGTACGGCAATTTGAAACCACTTGCATAAAAGCGAACAGGAAATGAGCTGCGGGCAGACACATTCCTCCCCGTCGTCCAGTAAGATACAGTGTCCGCGCTCGCAGTTGCAGCACTCCTTTTTTACAAGGCTGTTGACTTTTCGGCTCTGTGGCGGCGTAAGCCGCTTACCCCCGGTCATACTTCATCAGCGGCGAAAATGGCAAGCTCCGCATACTCGTTTTCTGTTAGCGGGGAAATTTTCTGTAAGGTGCGTTCTGCAAAGGGGCGCATATCCTCGTCCATGAACGGCAGCGCAGCCGTCATATTTTCCATAAGCTGTGCTTTGCTTCCCTCATGGTAAATACTCAACAGGTTCATTTCTTCAACGGTCAGTCTAATCATGCTCATACCTCCAATTCGTGATGTTTTGATTTTGCTGTCTTTTTCGGGACTTTTGGGGATTTTTCTGTTTGTAACTGCGCCCGGACAGAGGGAGGGGACTGTTTCATCTCTTTCTTCCTCTCGCTTTTATCTATCAGCGCATAAACGCCATGCCTGCCCTCCAACGTAGATAAGGAAAGGCTTTTGTAAGGGAGCATGGAAAGCAGCCGTTCCATATCCTTATCCGTTGCCAGTGGAACAAAGTAGGGAGAAAGTTCTACCGCACAATGGGTCTTTTCGGGGCTGTCCGGTTCTCCAAGCCCTTTTACATTTTCCACAATCCGGCGGGCTTCTGTTTCAATCTGTCTATCATGCAGGGCGGCGATATGTAACTGAAAATCCCTCTGCGTATGCGGTGTTCGTTTTTTCTGCTGTTCCCTCAAAAGGCTTTTTAAGGCTTCCGGGTCGTTTGGCTGTGCTTCAAAACGTATAAACTTTCCAAGTTGCGGGTCAGTGTCCCCGTCAAAATATTGTCCGGCAGGCTTTGTCAGCTCCCCATGCTCATAAATCAGCGTGTAGTTGTCGGCAGGGATTGATTTTTCGATTACTTCCCGGAAATGCTGCAAATAATCCAGTTCATAAAGATTGCCCTTGATTTTTTCCTGCTCTGTGCCTGTCAGTTCCACCGCATAGGCAAGGATAGTATCGCGGGTCTGTTCCCCGTAAAACCGCCATGTATTATGCTGCCTTGTGTCCTTTAGAAAAACGTCCCGTTCCCGGAAGCAGCACGTCCCGGACGGGCGGGAAAACCACAAAAGCCGTTTGTCCTCCGGGATAAGGCTTACCGCCGCTTTCCGCAAAATCTGTTTGTCTATGTCAAAATCGCTCTGATAAAAAGCGGTGTTCTGTTTCATTATGGCTTCAAGGGAAGCAATAACGTCCACATTTTCAAATTTTTGTAACTTCATAGGTCAGCTCCTTTCCAAATCCTGTGTTTTCTGTCTTGCCTGTTTCTTCTGTGCCTGTTCTTTCGCTGCTTTAAGCTGCGCCCGGATAGAGGACTTTTTCTCCGGCTCTGCCTGTTTCTTTTCTGCTTTGAGGGCTTCGGCGTATTCTGCAAGGGAAATCTGTCCTCCGGCTTTTGCTTTTTCTTCCAGTTCCGTAGCGGTCGGGGTGTTGTTTATCTGCCCGTCAATCATGTTGTAATTCTGCTCGGTGGTCTGTTCGGCAGCTTTCAGATAATTTTCCGGCTGCAAAAACTCCGGCACGTCCTTATAACCGAAGCTGTCTACATAGTGGGCGGTGTCCTGTCCGTTCTGATGAAGTACCACCACGTCGGAAACGGAAAGGCTGTGTCCCTTAAAATCTTTCGGGTGGTCGATATTAAAGCGGGTGTAAATATCTTCAAGGGAAGTCCCCGGCGTAAGAGGTGCGGAATAGACAAGTGTATAGTTTTTCGCGTCTACCCGGTGTCCGGCGGCAATCAGACGGTCGTAAGGCTCAAAACGCAAGTCCCTTGTTTCGTCCCCGCCTTTTATCTGATAAATGGAAAAGGTGTCTTTATCCTGTGGGGCTTCCTGCTCCGGCTGCCCTTGTGCGAATTGTTCCTGTGCAGCTACCTTTTGCGCCCGGATATGCGCCCGCTGTAACTCGGTAGGCTTTTCCCCGGTAAGAGGTGCAATCGCCTTGACATAATCAGCCGCATAATAGGCGTTACTGGTAAGCTGCCGCTGCCATACCCCGGCTTTTGGCGACCAACGGAAGCCGTTGCTTTTTAAGGCTTCCCGCGTAGCTTCGTCCGGCTTATCCTCAAAGAAGATTTGCAGACGGTTCGCTTCGGTGTTTGCTTCCACCTTGCCGCCGTCGAATTCCCAACCCACAAAACCGATTTCTTTTTGCTGTGAAAGGGATTTGATACGGTCTTTCACGCGCCGGATTTCCGCGCTGTTGTTGGATAACGCCCAAGTCGCAAAGGGCTTGTCCCCCAAATGCCAACTGCTCGCCATGTCCGCTTTTAATTTTTCAAGCTGTTCCGGCAACAAATGCGGGCAGCCGTCAAGGGTCTTGTGCTTACGGTAATAGGCGTTTACGGCTTTCATGGTTTCCTGTGATTTTTCAAGGCTTTCCAGTTTCTTTTCTAACTTCTGTACTGCCTGTGGGTCGTCTGCACTGATACCGCCCATGCCGGTACTGCGGATTTTATCAAGAAGTCCTTGTATGTCCTGCCATTCCCGGTAATTGCTGTCGCGGGCTGCGTTCTGCTTTTCTTTCTTCCTTGTGGGGAAGTTAGAGCCGCCCGCAATGAGGATAGAGGGAACACGCGCGTCAATCTCATAGCCTTTGTTCATGTTCGCCGCCAGTTTCCGGGCGTAGGTGTCAAGCAGGCTGTCGATTTTCTCATGGTACATCGGGTCTACCCGCTGTTTCTGCCTTTCTGCAAGCTGTACGGCTTCATCTACATAGTGCCTGTATTCAGCCGTCGCGCTGCCTTGCTTATAATCGGAAAAACTGTTTGCGTCCTTTGCACGTTTGGCGGCAGCTTCGTTGATTGTGTAATAAGGTGCGGCGGGTGCAGCTTGTTCCGGCTGTGGTGCTTCGCTGCTTGCGCCTGTATCAGCTTCCGGCTCGGTCTGTGCTTCTTTTTCCTGTACCGGGGCTGTTTCTTCGGGAAGCTCCGGCGCGGCTGCTTCTGCTTCGGGCTGTATGGTAGCTTCCTGTGGGGTCTGTGCCTGTTCGGTGGTCTGTTCCTTATCCTGTGCCTTTTGGATTTCTGCAAAATGTCCGTCTATGGTATCAATCAGACTTGCGGCGGTGCTGCGGATTGTTTCAAGAGAGCCTTTCAGTTCTGCAAGTTCTTTTCCGCTGCTCCACCCGGCGATATATCCAAAGGAATAGTCCGACGTATCAAGCCCGTAGTGTTGGCAAACGGCATAGGCGACGCTTTCTGCCTGTACCTCGCGGGTGCGGCGGTCGGGACGTTCCGGCGCGTCTTTGTCTATGTCATGGAGTGTCGCATGGGCAATTTCATGGATAGCGGTCTTGATATTCTGCAATTCATCCATGCCCTCGTTGATGAGAATACACTTTTCCTCATAATTGCAGCGTCCTTTTATACTGCCGCTTAGTGCTTCAAATCCCATAGCAAAGGGGGAAGTTTTTTCAAGGGCAGCGAAAAAATCCTGATACTGTTCCACGTCGCCCGTAAGCTCCTTTATCCCAAGGTCGGGCAACTCCTTACCCTCGGTCTGCGACACGTCAAAAACAGATACCACACGAAAGGCGGGGATTTGGATTTCCTTTTCCTCGGTAACGGCTTTCCCGTTCTTATCGAAAACAGGCTTTTGCGTGTCCGGGTCGATTTTTTCCACCTGTTTCTTAACGGTAAAGGGCGCGGGCGCAATTATCTTGATAGCTTTTTCCCCCGGCTTTACATGGCGGTCAAATTCCTTTTCCCATTGTTTATAGCCTTTTACAAGGTTGCCGCCCTGCATGGCGATAAGGATTGTATTGTTTAGGCTGTAATCATGGAATTTAGACATAGTACGCAGATAGTCGGCGTAACGGTCGCTTTCATAAATCCCCAAAATGCCCTGTTCCAGTCGGTCGGTAATCTCTTTCATTTTGTTGGCGGGCTTTTCGGAAGATAGGATAATCGGGAGAACCGGGGGCTGCTCTGTGGCAGTGGTCGGTATGGCTGCGGCAGCGTCAAGGTCTGCCTGTTCCTTTTCCTGTACTGGCGGCTGCGGTGTTACCCGATATTCCTCCGGCACGTCCCGTCCGTCATACCACTGTGTAAAGGTGTTGCGGTTGTTGTAGATATATCCCTGCTCGGTAAATCTGCCCCCGTCATTGATAGCAGCGTCCCGCCCGTATTCCTCATAGAGAAAATAGTTTTTTGCTTCTTCCGGCAGCTCCAACTCGTCCAGTTCTTCAATCAGATAATGCCCGTAATCTTCCTCGGTTTTTACGGACGAATAAATCCAGTAACAGTCAAGATTTTGTGCAAGGTTTATAATGTCCTGCAAGTCCCTTGTATGGTCGCCGTATGTGATAGCCGCAGCAAATTTTTCCCGGTCGTCGTCAAACTGCATTTTCAAAAGCTCGCCCAAATAGTTCAGTTCGTCAAGGCTTTCAAGCTCGGTCAATTTCCCTGCCAGTCCCGGAATAGAGGACTGATATTCTGTGATGTGCAGCTCCCCGTAGTTTTTGCCGTCTATCCCGATACGGTCAAAGACTTCTTTCAAATGTTCAGCAGTCGTGGGGAATGATACCCATTCGCCCGCAGGTCTGCCCTCGGTGTACTTTCCAAGATTAGAAAGATACCCGCTTAAAATCGTTTCTTCCATGCGCTCACTCCTTTCTTTCTCAATCATGCGGTGCATAAGCTCGTAGTCCTCCATGCTCATGCTCCCGTCAAATAGATAGGGGTCGGGTTCTTCGCCGCCCCGGTAGGCTTTTTCAGAAAAAGGCAGCCCCGCAGCGTGGGCGGCGGCTCTTGCTTCCTCGATAAGCTCCGGCGGCAGCCTGTCGTCGTGGGCTTCGATAAATTCCCCGATATTGCTATATCCGTTTTCGTAGTGGCGGCGCACCCCGGCGGTCAGTTCGTCAAGGTTCCTGTCCTCGCCAAGATAGCCGGAATAATAGCCGTTTACCACAACGGCGGCAGGGTCAGCCTGTTTGATTTCTTCCATGCGGCTTCTGTCCTCCGGGTAGAGAATATCGCCCATTTCAAGGTGGAAATATTCCGCGTTCCAAGAACGTCCCGTTTTCCAAAACGCCACCCAAGCGATACCGTCCCTTAATTCTTCTTGATAGTCTTTTACGGTGTCCCGTAAATTTGCCATGTGTAACCTCCTTTCCCAAAGGCAGCGCGGACGCTGCGCTTTCCAGTTTCATCATTCAGTACCCCGCGCCCGCGTTTTTGCCAAAGAGTTTAGATATTTTTTCAAGATTTCAGAGGGTTTGGGAAACTTCCCAACAAGCAAAAATCCCCGCCGTTCTCGGTAGAGAAAGCAGGAATTTTACGGAAAAGGGTACTCTTTTCCTATGCTTGCTATTCAGTTATTTTTTCTTCGGAAGCTCCACCCGGTAGTTGACATATTTCCCGCCCGTATCAGCCAATACGATAGTTCCGTCGTAGGTCTTGCCCGTCTTTGGGGAATAGAGCTTTTTCACATTTACCTTGCCGGATTGTAAGAGCGCGGCGGCAATCTTCGGGGTAAAGGTTACTTTTCGTTCTTCAAAGAAACGGTCATTTTTCCACATGGTAAAGATACATTCCTTATTGCTGCAATAGTAATTCTTCTTGCCCTCATAGACAGGAGAACCGCAGCGGGGGCAGCTTCCCAACGCTTCCCGTTCCGGCTTGAACATCTGCGCTTTATCATCAGAAAGAAACGGGTACGTCTTTACCAGTTCCCGCGCCATATTCTCAATACCCTCCATAAATGCGGCGGGGTCTGCCTTGCCTTTTGCAATCTGTGTCAGATTGTTTTCCCATTCTGCGGTAAGCTGCGGGCTTGTCAAGGTGTCCGGCAGGACGCACACAAGGTTGATACCGTCCTTTGTGGGAAGTAGCTGCTTGCCTTTTCGCTCCACAAAACCGCCCTTTACCAGTTTTTCAATGACGGCGGCGCGGGTGGCGGGAGTTCCAAGCCCTTTGCGTTCTGCGTCCGGGTCGGTGTCCTCGCTTCCGGCGTGCTCCATAGCAGAGAGCAGCGACGCTTCGTTGTGAGGTTTTGGCGGTGTTGTGTCATGTTCCGTTACCGTTGCCGCCGGATTTTCAAAGGTCTGTCCCTCGGTAAATGGCGGCAGGGTCTTTTCTGTGTCGCTGTCTGCGTCGTCCGTTTCGGGCTTGTTCTTTAAGGCTGCCCGGTAACGGCGGTCAATCTCTTTCCAACCGTCGTACAGCACTGTTTTTCCCTTTGCGGTAAAGGACTGTCCGGCACATTCAAATGTAGCCGTAACCGCTTCAAAGGTATGTACTGCGGCGGTCGCCATGAGCAGACGCGCCCCGGCAAGGGTAAGGATATTCCTTTCGCTTTCCGGCAGCGCGGCAAGGTCGGTCTTTGCAAGCTCCATAGTCGGGATAATGGCATGGTGGTCTGATACCTTTTTACTGTTCAGCACTTTTGCAAGCTCCGGCGCAAAGTCCATGCCCGCCATAAAAGAAAATTTCCCACAAAGCAGCTTGATAATGCCCGCCGCTGTGTCGCCCATGTCGTCGGTCAGAAATGCGCTGTCGGTTCTCGGATAAGTAAGCAAACGCTTTTCATACAGGGCTTGTGCAAGGTCAAGGGTCTGCTTTGCGGTATATCCGAACAGGCGGTTTGCTTCCCTCTGCAAAGAAGTAAGGTCAAAGAGCTTCGGCGGGGCTGCGGTCTTTTTCTCTTTCACAAGGGAAGTACAGACTGCTTTTGACGCTTCACAAGCAGCTTTCAGCCTGTCAGCTTCGGAACGGTCAGACAGTTTTTCGCTTGCAGCTTCCGCGCCGGATAAGGACAGGCGCACATGATAGTATTTTTCTTTCTTGAACGTGGTAATCGCCGCGTCCCGGTCAACAAGCATTTTTAAGGTCGGGGTCTGTACGCGTCCCACATTCAAGGTATGGTTGTAAAGGACAGAAAAAAGACGGGTGGCGTTGATACCGATTAGCCAGTCAGCCTTTGCCCTGCATAATGCGGAAGCAAAGAGCGCGTCGTATGCTTCGCCGTTCTTCAGATGAGAAAAGCCCTCTTTGATAGCAGCTTCTTCCATTGAGGAAATCCACAAGCGGCGCGTGGGCTTCCTGCACCCGGCAACTTCGTAGACAAAACGGAAAATGAGTTCTCCCTCGCGCCCCGCGTCGCAGGCATTGACGACTTCGGAAACGTCTGCCCGGTGCATAAGTTCCTTTAAGGTCTTGAATTGCTTTTCCTTGTCAGAAGCAACGGTGTACTTCCATTCCTGCGGCAAAATCGGTAAGCTGTCATAGCTCCACTTTTTATACTGCTCCCCGTAGGCGGCAGCTTCGGAAAGCCCTACCAAATGTCCCACGCACCAAGAAACGATATAGCCGCTTCCTGTGAGAAATCCGTCTTTCTTTTCCTTTGCCCCAAGTACGGCAGCGATTGTCTGTGCCACACTGGGCTTTTCTGCGATAACTAAAATCAATGATAATTCCTCCTTTTATCGTTCGGTCTGTCGTTTGTTTTCCAGTTTTCTCATACAGTACCCCACACAAGGGGACTGCCCCTTGTAAGGGCAGCCCGCGCAGCGTGGGGAAGAAAGCTCCGGCGGGGATTTTTCCCGTTTGCCATAGTCCGGCTTCTGTATCATCATCTTTTCAAAGGGATTGTCGGTAAACAGGGTCATACTTCCTCGTCCTCCGTTTCTTCCTCTTTGGAAACTTCCCCGGTATCTGCTTCCGGCTCGTCCTCGTCGTAATCCTCAAAGTCAAAATCTTCAAGGTCGGTGCTTCCTTTCACGTTATGCTTCGGTTTTACAAACTTAAAGTAGTAGAACGCCGCGCCGCCACCAAGCAGCACAAAGAGGACTAAGGCAAGCACCGCGCCGGGATTGCCGTCTTTTTCTTTGGGTTCTTCCGGCTGCTCGGTGGGTGTTGGCGTGGGTTCCTTGCCTGTGCAGCCTGTCAGAGTAGTTGCACATACCGGGCAGGACGTATTTACCTTTCCGACTTCGCATTTTTCCGTACAGTTGCAGACTTCCGGCTTTTTCGTGGCTTCCCCGGTTTCGGTCAGTGCCATAAGGTCGGCTTCGTCCACTTGATTAAGGAAATGTACGGTCTGTTCCCCCTCGGCTGCCCGGTCAATGAGGATATAAAAGTAGTTGCCGCCTTTGGTGGTAACAGTGATAAGCTGCTTATTGCCGCCGAAATCGTCCACCAGTGTTGCGTTGCCCTTTGGGGTAAGGGGCGGCGTTTCCGGTTCTTCCACCACTACATTGCTGTCGTTGGTCGCGTCCTCTGTGGGTGGCTCTGCGGCTGTTCCCTGTGCATAGGCAGGGACAGAAAAACCGCCCATAAGGATAAGGGCGGCACAAAGGGCAGTCATGGTCTGTTTGAGTTTATTTTTCATCTGCATTGTCCTCCTGTTCTTCGTAGTCTGCCGCTTCGGTAGCGGGTGCGGCGTTCATGCCGGGAATACCGCCGCCGGACAGCATAGCATTTAATTCCTGCGGGGTAAGTCGCATAGCGCGTACAAGCTGCACGATTTCAAGGTTTTCCGCTTCGGTTTTCTGCGCTTCCAGTCCTTTTAACTTGTTCTGATACTCTGTGATTTTCTCGCGGGTCTTTGCGATTTCCTTATTGATACGGTCGATTTTGTTGTTTGCCATAAAATAAATTCTCCTTTCTTTTCGGGGCTGCTTACCAGTTCATCAGCCCGTAGCCTTTGATACATTGATAGTTGAGGTCATAGCTTTTAATCTTGCAGGCGTCGCCGGAATTGCCCTCAACGGTATAGACGCGGCTTCCGTCCCTGCCAAGCACAAGCCCCACATGGTCGGCAACGCCGTCTAAATCCCAGTCGAAAAAGATAGCGTCGCCCGGTGCGATATTCTCATAGCCGCGTGCGCCCCATTGTCCCCTTGACTGGAACCAAGGAACGCCCTGCCATTCGCAGCCCGCAAAGCGGGGTTCGCTTTTTCCGGCTTGATTGTAGCACCATGACACAAAGCAGGCGCACCATTCCACGCGGCTGTTAAAGCCGTACCAAGACCAGTAAGGGTAGCCGCCCACGTTTCCGACCTGCTGTTTTGCAAGCTCCATAAGCTCCGGGTTTCCGGGACGTGTGCCGTTTACAAACTCCACGCCGCTTAAATCCTCGGACGGGCTTCCGTCGGGAGAGCCGCCGCCAAAAATCAACGGTTTGTTGCCCTGTGTCTGTAAGTACACCTTGAACATTTCAAACTGCTGTGGGTTCAGCAGTTCTTCCGCAAGGGAAGCAATCGGCTTGTTTGTCAGTTTCACATTTAAGATACGGTATTCGTATTCTTCCTCGTTGCCCTCCTCGTCGGTGGTGGTGCGTATCTCGATTTCTTCCGTCAGCGTCAAGGTGTACTGTAAGCCGAACAGCCGTTTTAGCTCTGCCTGTGCGCTCTGCGGGGTGTAACTCTGCAAAAGGGCAGTCAAGTACGACGCTAATTCGTGGGGGTTATGCCCGATAGTATCAAGGTCATAGCGGTATTCATCATAGCCGCTGTGGGTGCTTTCGATATTGTCAATTTCCTGTTGCAGCTCATTTTCCATTGCAGCATAGCTCTGTTCCGTTGCCACAAGGTCGCTGTCCTCGGACGTGTAGGAAGTCCCTAACACGCTGTTCATGCTGCCGGAAAACATTGCCCCACAAGAGGAAAGCCCTACGGATACCATGATGAACAGAAGCAGCGCGGCGATAGCGATTATCACGCCTGCCGGGTGTCGTCCTGCAAAGGCAGCCGCTTTCTTTGCTGCTGTTTGGGACGCTCCGGCGGCAGCTTTGGCGGTGGCTGCGCCGCTTTTCTTTACGGTTTTTGCATACTGGCGTTTGATTTTCTGTTTCTGCATGAACCGTGAAAAGGGATTGCTTGTAAGCTGCGGGTTCTCCTGCAAGGCTTTGTGATACTGAAAATTGACGTTTGCCTTAAACGCTGCCTGTTCTGCCTTTGCCGCTTCCCGGTAGGGTTTCAGCTTATGGCTGCGGTAGCCCTGTTTTAATTTTCTTGTCCCGTACCTTGCGCCGCGCTCGGCAAGTTCCTCCGATTTGTGCGCGCCCTCCACACCGGAATTATCTTTCTCGACGCTATGGATTTTGTTGTGAACAAAAATACCCGCTTCCTGCGCGGGGTGGGATAACGGGTTACTGTGGGCTTTGCCGCCGGGTATCGGCTTTTCCTGTTCTTCAAAGCGTAAACGGGTCTTTGCCTTTCCGGCGGTTTCCTCAAAGGTGCGCTCTTTTACAAGTTTCTTCTGCTTCGGGAGAGCTGCCTTTGCTGCGTCCAGTTTGTCGGCTGCTTTTTCCGATTTTTTGATGTAGGGTTGCAGTTTTGGCGTTTCCCGTTCCTCGTCGGTAAACTGCAAGCGTGAGGTGGAAGTACGCAAAACAGCCGCTTCCTGTGCTTTCTTGACTGCCTTTTTGCTTGCCTTTCGGGTATGGGCTGCGTCAAGGTGTTCCATGACACGCTCTGCGGTAGCGGTGTCCGGCTGTGAAAAGTCGCTGTCTGCTTCCCGGCTGCTGATACGCTCGGCAGTCTGCTGTGTTTCATTGATTTCCACCGCACCGTCGCGGGTCATTTTCTGCGTGATTTTATCGCGTGGTTTTAACTGTTTCATAGGCTGCTCACTTCCTCCGGCTTCGTCGTCATAATGCGGTAAAGCTCGGTATCTTTCGGGAAATGGTCTACAAAGGGAAGCACCACATTCCCATAAAAGATAAGTCCCTCGCCTGCTTCGGTGTGGGTTACATACTTCATCTGCTGTGGGCTGATATTTAACTGCTTTGCAAGGATAGCCCGGTCGCCCTGTGCCTGATTGAGCATGAGGACAAAATCAGAGTTTTATAGTGATAGGTAAGCCCCTGATATCATCTCAGGCTTTTCCCCCAC